TTTCCGAATTTAAACCTTTAAGTAAAAAATTTATTGTATAAGCTAATTTAAAATAATTATCTAATTGATAGTTAAATTTTTTAGTGCTATCAGAATTTTCTATTAATCTTTTTTCTTCAGAGTTTACAATCTCTTCAATTCCTTTAAATGAATAATCATTCCTAATAGTATTCCAATTATTGAACTGAAACAAATAAAGTAAAGAATGCTTGATTATAGGTTCTCCTTGAATACAGAAGTCTTCTTCTTTATCAGGAAAATACAAGTCTATAGTTGCTTGGTCTATCTTGTTATCTTCTTTAAATGATATTTCATTGATATTAATTTTTCCACTAAATTTTCTAGAGAAACAATCATTAGGAATAAAATGTAAAAATAATTTAATAGAAGACACCCAAGAAAAATTAGTAATTTCAATAAACTGGTCTATTTGAGTATCTTCTATTTCTGGATAATTAGATTCTATATCAGAAGAGATTTTCTTTACTGTATTCAATAATTCTGTTAGTTCTTCTTGGTTCTTATCATAATAGATTTTAAGATTCTCAGAATCATTTAGCATTTGGTAAAGTTCTTCTCTTAATTTGTCTTTTTTCTTAATATTTTCTAATGGCTCCAGATTTTTTAATTTTTCTTCAGTCAGACCAAAACTACCTAAAAATTCTTCTCTAGTTAATGTAATTTCAAATTCATTCATGGCTTGTACAATATTGTTGAATTATTCTTCTTTATTCTGTCTAACAATCTGATTTCTTCTTTAACTATCATCTTGAAATCTTTGACTTCATCTTCAAGAAACTTAGGCAAATCTCTTTTGACTTCTTTAGTCAAATCAAAAGGTGGAATCACAATATGAAAACCTTGATTTGTCTTTACTGTAAAAGAATTTACAAAATAGAAATCTCTCTTCTCTTCTTGTAAATTCTGAGTTATGAACTCTATGAATTTCTTTCTAACAGAATTGATGAAACCATCTTCATAGAAAGCGCCTGGGCTCTCAGGATTGATAGTTTCTAATGCAATGGAAGAATCATCAGGAATTTCAAATCCGTCCTTATAATCAAAATCTATGACCCAGAACATGTTGTCTAACTTGATGTTAGCCTCTTGTTGTCTAGCCGCTATGTAGAAACATTCAGGCAATTGGTTCAATGTATTGTTGTTGATGTTGCTCCACTTGCTTATCAGATAAAGCATGCCATTGACTGTTGCTCTACTATCTTTAATGTTTACGTGAAAGTATGCTCTTGAGTTAGTCTTGTTGCAATATTCAGTAATCTCTCCAGTAGGACTGCATAATCCAGTAAGTTCTTCAGAACTATAGACCGCAAACCACTTCAGAGTCTTATAAGGAGCTTCTAAAGCAGGATTGTCCTTTCTTCTCTGGATAATCTCTATCAAGAAGAAAGGATGCTCATATGATTTGTCGTTTGCTACTCTGTTGAATATTAAAGATGCAAATGACTTGAGATGTGTTAAATTACTTAAAGACTTATTCATAATCTGCTGTGTTGATTTCGTAAAAATCACAATTTAATTTCATATCTCTGCCAATACTCTCAACAACTAAATCATAAGACAATCGACATCTGTCTAGTCCTATGAACCTAGTCTCTATCTCATTTCTGACATTGATGATAGACTTGTAATGATAATGGAAATGACCATAGAACCATTTCTTTATAGGAGTGTTATTGTCAACTAAGAACTTGTAAACATCTGTAATAATGTCTCTTTCTCTTTCACAATCTTTGTAGACTTCTTTATCCCAAATGTAGAATTGTGCAAGACCATGTTTAGATTTAGGTTCGCAAAAATTGGGTGAACTATGTGTAGCAACATAGTCTATGATAGGACTTTCTTCTTCAATGTACTGCTTGAATTCTTCAGACATTTCTAAAGGCATCTCTCCTTCCCACCAACTTGTTCCTTTGACTCTCCAACTCTTGTCTACTGAACGAGCTCCACCAAAACACAAGATATTGCCTTGTTCTGTAAGTATAGTCTGGTAATCTTTGATAATCCAAACATGAGGATAATAGGTCTTTAATTTTGGACAGACTTTGTCAAGGTTATTGAACCATCTAGGGTCATCATGGTTGCCTCTGACAAAAGCAACATAAGAATTCAGTTTAGACAAAGCTATTTCATATTTCTTTAAAGTGTCTAAATAATATTGAGGTTTATTGAAACCAAATGAAATGTCTCCACAAACTATTATAAGAGCATTCTCACCTAGTCTCTTGACATTATTCAAGAAAGTGTTGAACTCTCCATGTATATCTCCACAGAACAAAAGTCTCTGGATTCCTTTTTCTTTCAGATTGACTACAAACTTATTTGGTGACCACATTGTTTAAATTATTCTTTATCAAACTATTATATACAAAAAAGACCTAGCTGATTAAGCTAGGTCCAAAAACTTATTATTATGAAAAGAAAGAGAAAAAATTCTATTTGATTAGCTCCTTAAGGTCTTCAAGAACTTCTACTTTATCAGTAGGAACATTCTTGACAATTTCACCAGTCTCTAACTTGACTGTACATGTCTGAAGGTCTTCATTGATGCTTTGCAAGTCACCAAACATCTCAGTCTCAACTAACTTGACTTTGCCACTAAATGAAGTGCTTTCATTTATTCGACCATTATTATTCCATTCTTTAAAGAATTCATCTGAGAGCTTTATGTTCTTACCATACTTTTGTTTTTCTCCACAGAAGATTCCTTCTACAATTCTAGGAGCTCCTTCAAAAGACTTAATCTTATTGTAATTACAGTTAAAGTTCCCTCTGACTATATCAGGTGAATTCTTTAAAGAAGTAAGTTCATTGAATGAAATATTGAAAGAACCATTAACAGTATGGAACTTATATGGAATGACTTTCAGATGCATAGATGACAAGTCCACTGGTCCATCTACAAAGATTCCATCTTCTGAGATTGTATAGTTTTGAATACCATAGAAATCTAAGAAAGCTTTTATAGCTTCTCTTTGTTTCAAGAACCTCAATTGTTTCTTAAGGCTTTCTTCAGCTGCATTATAGTTGTCATCTTCTAATTTGTCTTCATCATCAAAATTAAAAGCTTCAGTAAGTCTAGAAGATTTAGAATTTATATGGTAAACTTTCTTGCTCATAGTTAATAGAAATTATCAATCTTATCTATTATTCCTAGACTAGTCTTCTGCATCTTTAGCACTCAAGTCTCCTATAGAGAAAGGCTTGCATTCTAATATCTTGACTCTCTTTACTGTAGGAAAGAACAAGACTTCTTCGAACAACCTATGGTATTCCTTAAGTTTAGGATTGAATCCATCATCCATAAGGACCATACCTTCTATAGTAGGAAGCTCTTTGATGTGATTATAGATTGAGTCTATGATAGTCACATTCAAGTTAGAATTGATATAAATGATTCCCTGCAGTCTTTTAGATTTAGCCTGAGTTTCTATCAACTCACTAATGTAATTATTAGCAAAGTAGACATTACTTGGTTTGTTCATGTTCAACTTAAGACCTTCTATAATTGCTTTAATGTCCAAAATATAGAAAGCACTCAAGTTGACAAAAACATTCTTTATTTTTGAAACGGGCTCGACTGTCAGGTAAAATTTCATTTCATTACTGTTGTGTACTAGAGGAATATGCAGCCTTTAAAGATTCTTTAATTGCTTTCTTGATTTCATTGACATCCAACTGGTCAATGATAATATCAAAGAATTTTTCAGAATCAGCTTCATCGTATTCTTCTTGAATCAATGTATATATTGACTTTCCTGGCAACTGTGCTTTTATCTCAAGATTACAGATTCCTTCTTTCTTCTTGCACTTGTCAATAAGAATGAAGACTGGGTCATTCTCACTAAATGTTTTAGTTCCTGAGTCTTCAGGTTCTCCTTGTTCAATAGGTGGATTCTGTTCACTTTTCAAATGGTTGAACAATTCTTCAGTATAACCAACATACTGTTCAGAACCTTTTATAAGGCCAATCTTATCAATCTGGTCCACTTGGACTGACCAAGTTCCACCTTGTATAGGTGAAATGTTGATGAATACTGGTTCTCCTGGATTTGGCTTATTAATAGTAGCATTTCCAGCTGAAAGACTAGAGACAATACCTGGCAAATGTTCTTTAAGGCTTTTGGCTACAGTATCCACATCTTTACGAAGTTGCTCTACCTGTTCTGGTGCAGGTTGAGCTACAGCTATGGTAGGTTTTTGAGGTTCTGACTCAATACCAAACTTACTTAAGTTACTTCTTCTTACAACGCTAGGTGGAATGCCAATCTTTTTTGTAACTTCTTGATGAGGTCCTTTCTCTCCTTTAGGGTCTAAGTATGGGTCTGGTATTTCCCATTCTTGGCCATCTCGGTCTATAGCTTTCTTAGTTTTTGGAATGACTACTTTGTCTTGGAATGTCCAGATATTCTGAGGGTCTGAGACCTCTGCCATAATCTGGTGGTTCTCAAAAGCTTTAGTGTCATTCAATGGAGAGCAAAACTCAACATTGCATTTGGTTCCATCAGCAAAATGGAACAATGTCATGTCTACATCTTCTTCAATTGCTACAAGTTTAGTTACTTGTCCAAGTCTTTCTTTATCTAAATGCTGGAAAAATTTTTCTTCAGTGACCTTCTGCATAATATTTTTAATCAGGTATTGTTACTTTTTTAGTTTTTATAGAATTGATTGTTATTTCTTTTGGATTATTCAAGGATGATTTTGCCTCGATACTCATCATCATATTCTCTTTTCCACTCACACTCTTGGTACTCTTCTTTCTTCGACCACTCCAAAAAATCTTCTCTAAATTTCTCAAGAGTCGTTTCAAAATATCTTTTATAATCTCCATGAAATGACAAGTTAATTGAATTTTCAAAAGAAGCAAAAGTATGATTAGTTCCTTTAACTCTAAAACATACTGAATTGAAAGGGTCATACTGACCTACTCTCAATATAGCATATTCAACTTTTAAAGGACCTTTCCATCCTTTAGGATTAACAATCATTTCTTGTTTAGGTCTTTCTATGAAAGTTTGATTAATCCACACTTTTCTTTTTCTCTTTTTGAATCATTAAAAATTATATGACCTAACAGTGCTTTTGATTTTGATAATCAGGTTTCTTATTTTCTTCTTGCAAGTCTTCTATGCACTTGACAATTTCTTTTCCTTTACTTCCAAAGACTCCAGATACTTTACGCAATCCAAGCAATGAAGCTCCGATACCAAAGAGAAGCATAAGCTTGTCAATAAGAGCCATTATAGTAGTAGCTTCTGGAAGGTTGAACAAGTAAAATATGATAAGGACTATCAAGAACAACATTGAGACTAGACAAGCAAGAACTCCACAGAATCCAGTTGCTGAAGTCTCTCCATTAAATCCTGAAGTGACTAATTCAATCCACTTGAATTTTCTCTTATGAGTTCCATTTTCACATACTGTGCACATAACAAAAATCCAGTTTAATCATCTTAACTATCTATAGGTCAAAATGTTAAACTGGATTTTGAATCAAAACTTAATCTATTATGAAACAATTGTCATCTAATAGAGAGTCCAAACTCTTTCAAGAATTCTTCCTCTGTATAAATCTTAATGCCTAATGCATTAGCCTTATCAACTTTATTCTGTCCTGGTTTAGCACCTATAATCAAGTAGTCAAGTTTCTTGTTGACACCTGAAGCATAGATGCATCCAAGACCTTTATAGAACTTCTCAGTATTCTCTCTGTTAAAATAAGATGAAGTTCCAGTGAACAAGACTGTTTTTCCTACTAACTCTGGGTTCGCCTGGGCTTCTTCTTGGCCGGGTTTCTCTTCTTCTATAGAAACTTTCAGTCCAAACTCTTTTGCATATTCCAGTGAGTCATCTTGACGTAATCCCCAGTAAATTTTCTTAGCAGTGATTTCACCAATTCCTTCTAACTTCTGGAAATCTTCTGTAGAAGCATCCATCAATGTGTCAAGGTCCTTGAAGTGGTTTGCAATCAGTTTAGCTGTGTTCTTTCCAAGAGAATCAATACACAAAGCAAACAACAAAGCTTCAAATGGTCTTTCTTTTGATTTCTCAACTTGTTCAAGAATCTTCTCGATGGTTTTCTTGCCATAACCTTTAGGTAATGAGTTGACAATCTCATCTACAGTAAAGCAATCAGCTAAACCATAAAGGTCTATTGGATTCTCAACAATTCCATGTAAGATAAGGTCATTAGCTACAGCTGGACCAATACCTTCAATATTCATAGCATTCTTAGAACAGAACTGTACAAGACGACCTATTCGTTGAGGTATGCACATTTCTCTTTCAGGACATTTCCAAATAGCTCCTTCTTTGACTAAAGTGGTCCCGCAATCAGGGCAAGTTTTTGGAAAGATTATCTTAGCACCTCTAGTTCCTTGAGCAATGTCAATGTTGATTTTCTCTTGGTCTACACCTATCACTTTAGGAATAATCTCTCCAGACTTCTCAACATAGACATAATCACCATAATGCAGGTCAAACTTGTTGATGAAGTCTTCATTGTTTGCTGTAGCTCTAGAAACAGTAGTTCCAGAAATGAAGATAGGTTCTAGATTAAGAACCGGTGTTATAGCTCCAAAGGTTCCTACAGAAAACTCTACAGACAAGATTCTTGTAGACTGGTTTTCTGGTGTGTACTTTCTAGCTTTGACCCATTTAGGTGCAGTAGTCCCAAGACCAAGTTCTTCTTGAATCTTCTTAGAGTTGACTTTGATGACAGCACCATCACATTCATATTCAAGAATGTTTGCAAGTCTTTCGGTCTCATTGAATTCATTAAGCCAGGCAATAATCTCTTCAACTTTTGAAGAAATGAAATACTGATGTCTGAAGAAACCTAAAGTGTCTAGAGAAAGCAAAGTCAGTGCTTGGTTTCTGAAATCTAAATCATTATTAGGAACTAAGTTGTCAGTATAAGCTGAATAAGCCGCAAAGATAAGCTTACGTTCTTTAGTTATAGCTGGATTCAACTGTTTCAAAGAACCTGAACAAGCATTACGAGGATTGACAAAAGGTTTCTCTCCATTCTTTTTTCTTTTCTTGTTAAGTTCTTTGAAAACCTTTACTGGCATAAGGACTTCACCACGGACTTCAATGTCAAGTGGATAAGGAAGAACTTTAGGAATATTCTCTATTTGATAGACATTTGCAGTCACATCATCACCAGTGATTTGGTCTCCACGGGTAATCCCTTGTTTAAGTCTTCCTTTCTCATAAATCAAAGAGACCGCAAGACCATCATATTTAGGCTCACAAGTGAACTGTACTTTATCTTTGCATTGAGCAATGATTCCATTAAGCCAGTCAATAAGCTCTTCATCTGAATAGACATTTTCAATTGACTGCATAGGAATCTTATGCTTAGCTTTTTTGAATTCTTTCTGAAGGTCTGAGCCTACATTCAAAGTAGGAGAATCAGGAAAGGCATAATGAAGTTCATCTTCCATATCCTTCAATTCTTTAACCTTCATATCATAATCATAATCAGTAATAAGTGGAGACCCATTACGATATGATTTTTCGTATTTGATTACTAATTCTGTAAGACTTCTTAAGTTAGAAAATTCAACTTGATTCATAATAGTAAGTTTTTAAGTTTGATGCAAATATAAGTAAAAAGATTCAACTAGAAAAATCCAGTTGAATCTTTTAACATCTTTTTACATATCATCAGTTCTCCATTGGATTTCAAAGATTCCAGATTCTTCAATCTTAGCAATCTCATCAACTTCAGCATACATTTCCCAATCATCAGGACCAACTTCAACACCGGTACAAGGAATATAATACTTAGTTCCTGGAGTATATTCTTTACTAGGGTCTTTAATGTTCACTTTACAGAACCATCTTCCTGTGTAAACACCATCTTTAGTTTCTCTTAGAGAACCTGACCAGCACATTGGATTCTCTGAACGGTCTTCTTCGGTTCCATCAAATCTTTTAACCAGAACTTCTTTCTTAACGAAGCAATCAATATCATGAATTCCTTCTTTATCTTTGAAGATAGATGAACAACGACAGTTTTGATAGACTGGACCTTTGTCATCATTAAATCCTCCTATTAAATTCCATTCGTTATCAGCAAAAGTAAGTGGAGTCAATGGTTTGAATTGGACTAATCGATTGAACATTGCTAACAAATGACTGATAGAACCACCTGAATGACCTTGAGCTGATATTACAGTCAAAAGCTCTAACAAATCATCTCTGAACATCTTTCGTTCATCTTTTGAATATTCTGTGTAACCTGCAATATCGAGTTCAAACTTAGCCCATTTAATCAGATTAGAATTTTTCTGCCAATACTCTACTGCTTCTGGATTTACTAATTGTGGTGGTTCATTTATTACTCTAGGCTCGCAAGGGTTACATCCAGAATCACAACAAGGCTCACAGCAATTACAAGCTTTTAAAGGTTTTTCTTGTTCCATTTTTCTTTTTCTTTATGTTTAAGACAAAGAGTCAAAACCTACTCTATTATAAAAGCAAGGTTCTCCTTCTTCGTCAGTTAGTTCTAAACTTTCAAGGTCATATTCATTTGTAGATTCATAAACCTTGACTACTCTGCATTTCTCTCCAAATAGGTCCACTACAGAACCTAAAACAAAGACAAGTTTCTTCATGATTTTTTCAATTAGTCTAAAGTCCTGTTTTCAGAATTCCACTTAGCAAATTCCAGACCTTTAGTTTTCTGTTTGAAATATTCTATAATCTCTCTCAACTCAATAAGTCTATTCCTAGCTATCTTAGAATCCCAGCCAACATCAACTCTCAAATCTGGAACGCTTTCATTATAATCATCTATAGCTCCATGACAATGACCATGTAACATGATAGCACCAAAATGCTTCCTATTCCAGGTCAAAAGTGGATAGTGACATAATGAAACCTCATATGATTCTCTTTCTAGAACAAACTTGACATGCTCTAATCTTCCTGCTGATAAGAAAAGACCGCATTCAATAGCTTCTTTATAATCTTTCTCTCTATCATGGTTCCCAAACAAATAAATGATATTATGAGTAGGAAGATTTGAGAAGAAATTTGTTATCCTAGTTCTTTGAGAATTCCATATAGTATCCCCAAGCAAGATAAGAAAGTCTTCAGGCTTTACTTTATCATTAATCTCTTTCATGATAGCATCGTAGTTCTCTTGAACATTTGCATATGGTCTGCTTGCATGCTTGATAGCATTAGCATGAAAAAGATGAAAGTCTGATGAGAACCAGATTTTGCTCTTCTGATAGGTATTGTCTAAATCTATAATGTGGTTAAATTTCACTGTAGTAATTTTTAAGAATAAGAAAGAGAGCTTTGTTGCTCTCTTTCTATTTTACTAAGAAAATACTTTTTCGATTAGACAAGATTCAAAATCTTAGTATAATCATCAACAAAGTCTTGAGCTTTAAAGACAATATAATCAGAAGTGTCAATTCCAAGTTCTTCTTCACCATTCTCTCTTCTGATTGCATTTTTTTCTTCAAGTTCCTGAATCATCTTATCATAATCTTCTAATGAGATGACTTTATCAGCTTTTCTTGCAAAAGCGTTAAGCTTGAGCATAAGTTCAAGGTTCAACTCTGGATTAGTTGCATAGAACTTGCAGTAGTTACCAAGTTGGTTGCTATAAACATTTGCTACCGGAATTCCATTCCAATCAAAGTCAATGACTTTAATCCATTGTTCTTTCAAGTCAATCAAGGCGCAACAAATGTTTTGAGACTTTGATGTAAGCTTGATTTGCTGAACAACTTGTTTTGGTTTCCAAGTTTTATCTTCCTGTGGTTTTTTTCTATAAGTGAAACCAAAGTTAGCTTCCATTGTGTTAAAGTGCTGACCAGAGTATGAGTTAAGATTCAAGAGAACATATCTCCATCCATAAGCAATTGCATCTTTAACTCGTACATCAATATATTCAGCACAATCACCAACTACGTGACGGACATCACCAGAATAAGTTGCATAAGCAGCATTCTTGTTGCAAATGTTCCAACCTACACTTTCAGACTTTTTGTAATCTTCAGAGACAAAATATCCATGAAGGTCTAAGTCAATAGTTCCATGTGGGTCATACCAATGAGCATAGAAACGAACAGTGTCTTCATTGTTAGGTCCTATCTCCTTGAATGGAATTTTATATCCTCTAGGAATAGTAAGTTTTCCTTCATTCAAAGTTCTCATATCAGTTGGAAAGTACATCTGAGCTAAATCAGAATCAAGAACAACTGTCTTGCCAGACCAAGATTCTTTAGTAGCTAAAGTGTTCACCAAAGCTTTCATGATAGCACCTTTGATAGACTTGACTTCAGTTTCAGCCAATGGTGTCAACTCTGGCAATGAAGTTCTTTTTCTAGAACCTGGAGTAGTCACAAATCTAGGCATTGACTTAATTCTCTTGTTAATATGAGTGTAGAACTCAATAAGAGTTTTAGATGCAGCACCTTCAAGAGAACACATTGCATTGATAAGAGCATTTTTAGACTTCAGGTCAGAACGTCTATAGATTGAGTCAAAACGACGAATGAATTCACCAGGTCGTTCAGAAACTTTAGCTATAATATTCCTCATATCGCAGTTCTCTTTCTTTCCTCCAAGCTTTCTGTACAAGTCAAGAACATGAGAATTCCAAGACTTCAGTTCCATCTTGTTATTTCGAAGCTCATCAAAGAACTTGAAAGCATTCTCATATCTAGAAGCATACTGACCTGGGTGTAAAATTTCACCAAGACGAATCCAACGACCTTGATATTTTCTGGCATCAAGAACACAAGCAGTAACACCTTTCAAAGAAACTTTCTTCTCAATCATCTCCAAGAAGTACCGACGTTCTGCTCTAGTCATCTTCTTGAATTTGAATGATTCTCTTTCTGGATTCTCTATCTTCTTATTAGTCCAAACATAAGATGGGTCCTTGACCATCTTCTTAGGAAGGGCAGGCAATGTGATATCACCACCTTGTCTGTAAACAATAGTTCTGAGAATGTCATTAATTGTTGTAGAAGAACTTTCAACAAATTCTGGATATTGGTCCAAGAAGATGCAAAGATTTTCTTTGAATGGAATTGACATAGTCAGAATGTCCAATTCTTCTTTCTTGTTAGCTAAGAACCATTCAATACTTTCCTTATCAAAAGGAGTGATAGAGTTCTTAGAACCACAGATTGAATAGAAAATATTCAAAAAGTCATCATAAGATATTCCTTTAAGTGTCACATATGAAGGACAATCAAAGACGTCTTTGTTCTTCATGTCTTGGTATTTCTTAGGTACACTAGGCATCCAAGTTCCCATTGACATATAGTGAACAATCTGGTCAATCAGAAGTTCAATTTCTGACATGTCTTGAACCTGAGCTGGAAATCCACCATACAAAGGCTTCCAATCGTGGTCAGCACCTAACAGGTCTTGTGCATAACTAAGGACATTGCATGAAATTCTTTTAGCATCTTCTTCTGTAAGAGCAGCAAGAGCATTAAGCTCTATCATGTAACCAAGGTTCATCAGCTCATTTTGAAGAGCTACGACATAAAGTCTTTCTGAAAAGAAATCCAGAATTTCTTCTTTAGGCTTTTTAGAGAAGTCCTTATCAAGATTCTCAACAATGACTGCATTTTTCTTGAATGCAATCAACTCTTTACTCAAAAGTCTTTTTCTCTGTTCCATAACGTTTGTAAATTTTTAAATTACTATTAAAATAACCAAATTCTCTTTTTATATGAAGATTTTACTCATTCAATTCAATAAGTTGAGGAAATAATTTTTCAAAAATATTCTTAAGATTGTAAGCAAACTTGAACTCATCCTTTGAATTCTCAAAGATATAGTCATAAGTGAAGTTATCATAAAAAGATTCAGGAACTCCACCTACAGACTTCTTATTGAAATCACTTTCAATTTTAATAAAGATTGCTCCTTTGTCTTTCAATTCCTCATATTCATTTTGAAACCTGACATCAGTCACTATCAATACATAACCAGGAGAACCTTTCATATTTTTCTGATTATAAAGATTAAATTCCTTTTTAGAGAAAAGATTAGAAATCCAGAAATTGTCGCCAAATGTATTTCTCATGACATAGGTGCCATAGTAAGTTATCAAGTCACGAATCTTCATGAAAACCCTATTAGCACCTAATAATGATTTAACTGTTTGTTCTTCATCAGAACTTGGTCCACCAAATACATTTGTGTGCATTACATTGGCATATAGCTCATCTGAAACTATAATATAATCAGTCCCTTTAGGAATGTCTTCTTCACTTTTATGAAGTTCTAATGTAGACATGTTGATATAAGCATTATCTTTATAATAAGAATCATGAAGCCAATTCAAAGGAACATTGAATGTTACTGAAATAGATTCTTTGAGCTGGTCTGCAAAAGCTAACCTGAAAACATAATTGTCTTCCTCTTTATACTCATCATTGAAGAATTCAGTAAAGAGTTGAAAGTATTTAGGTGATACTGGTTCTAGAGTATTTGAATAATACTGAGCAACTACTTTATTATAGATGAACTTCAAAGCTTTACAGAAAAAGTCTTTGCCAGAACCAGCGGGTCCATATAATGCTATAAGTTTATTTTCCATGAGATTTCTATTTTTAAGTATTTTGCAAAAATAACAAAAAGGTTCCTAAAATAAAAATCTTTAGAAACCTTTTTAACAATTTTTAAATTTAAGAGTGAAAACTCTCTATTTCTTTGAGACGTTTGAAAACATCATCAATTGAATTGACTGTGCAAGTATAAAGATTTCCAATTTCTTCAAACTCTTCAGCTGGTTTGTTGTTCCGAGCATTTCCTATGACAGGAATAATCTCATAAAGATTATTTCCATAATCAAGAATAAAAGCTCCTAAACCATTACTAAAGAACCTTGCAGCTTCTTTAATATGAGAGTTTTCTTTTTGTATAAAAACTAACTGGGTTATATCCATGCTATCTAGCTTTTAAGATTTTGTCTATCCATTCTTGAACAATCTCTTTCTTATTAGATTCATAGTAAGAGATTCCAAGAACATCGCAAATCAAGTTATGATTGTCAAAATCAGAATTGTCCTGAAGTTTTTTGACAATCTGGTCCTTTTCTAATTCAGCTTGAGGTACTTTATGTAGATTTCTAGCTTCATACTCATCAATGATATCTTGGTCTGAAGCTTCTTCTAAGACATCATCAAGAACATCATTAACTTCGACTTCAACATCTGCATAGTCATCTAACTCTTCTACCCAGCAGTTCGCAGTTACTGTACTCATAGTCTTCTTTATTTTTCGGTTCCTACTATGACTTCTTTCTCGTCAATAATATGTTCTGCAATAGTATTGAACAGTTCTTTGTTTCTGCTTGTAGACAAGTTGTCAACAGTAATGAACTGGTCTTTCTTCAAGATATTCTTTACAGCTTCTTGATAGCCAACCTGCTTAGAATAGTTGTCAATTGGGTTATAAATCGAATAGCCAATCAGCATTCGGTACTTACCTTCAATATCAACAGATTTTTGTGTAAGACCTACAACAGTCACCTTATGACAAGCATATTTGGTAGTTCTACGTTCCATGTCAGTAAAAGCAGAAGTCTCTGTGATTACAGCAGGAATCTCTGCTGGTCTATCAGAGCGATATGTATAGACTGCTTCAATTCCATATTCACGAAGCAAGTCTTCAATTTCTTTGTTACGAGCAATTCGGTCTTCTACAACCTTACATTTCAGTGCATCTCTTTTCTCTTTTCTTTTCTTAGAAATTTCAGCACGCTTCAGTTCAATTTCTTTCTCACTCAATTTTTGATTAGTTTCCATATTCTTTTTTCTTTTAAAATTTAAAACACTAAAAATACTCATCACTTTTATTTTACTTTTGTTCTTTAATTCGATTGACTATCTTCTCAATTTCTTCCTCATATTTCTGTTGATTCTCTTTCTCAATCAAAGCATTGATGATAGATTCCATAAAGAAATTATACATGCTTGACAATGATGTATAGACTCTGCTCATACCAAACTTCCACTTTATCTGAGAGAACTTAAACCCAGGATATTGGCAGAAAACATTGAACAATGCATCTAGAACAATGACTACTAAAGGATTCTCAATCTCAAGACCTTGGTCTTCAAAACCTTCTTCTAAGAACTTAGAATATTTCTCATTGAAAGATTCTTCAGTATAGACTGTAGAAACATTGTTATTGTAAATAAGGTCTTCTAAAACTTTTAAATCAACCATAATTAAAACAATTCTTTAATTTCAAACTTGTGGTCATAATTTACGCTTCTCATATCTTGGTACAAAAGTGGGTGGACCAACCTATCATTTATAATCTGAACTGCTTCTTTAGCAGAAAGACCTAACCTATGCAGATTTCTGAGAAGGATACTGTCAGGATTGTTGTTCAAAACATTCTTGAATTCTCTGAGCCAATCATCAATACTACCACATATTGTACAGTTTGCGTTTGAGACTGGTGAGACCATCAAGTTCTTTTCTCTGTTCTTCGTAGTGAATCCACCTTTTGAATTGAAAGAAAGAATTTCATACATTTGGAATATCTGCAAGTCTTCAATGAAGAACTTCTTAGATTTCACATCTATATCTTTAGAACCAAACTTCTCTATCAGAATAGGAGTAGTCAGCTTGTCTACTTTCTTAAGTTTTCCTTCTAATCTGTTAGGTTCTCCAATCTTAGTTAGGATGTTGTCTAACAAGGAATCTAAAGAAGAAGTCCCAAATGAATAAGTGCTAGTATATGTCTTGTTCTCTAAGTAAAGCCAAAAAAGTTCTTGGTTGTACTTTTTTTTAGTCTCTCCAATTCCTAATAAGAAATCAGGAAACTCATTAGAACCAAGGGGCTCACTCTTTATAATGAAGAAGTACTTACGGCCATTCTTCAAGGCTTCTTTATAAGAAGAGTATTCAAGAGCATTCTTTACTTCAAGTTCAAGTGTCTTGCCTGTCAGTTCACAAAAGGAATATAAAGACTCACTCTTTGGAAACAACTTGTTAGTATGCTCTACTGCATGAGCAGTAAATTCTGCATTTTGCAAATGCTCTTTGATGTACTCAATAATTTCTTTAAACTTCTTATTCTCTGTCAGGACATTTTTGTTCATGAACTAATTTTTTGTAATAGGTTAGACTATCTTTTATTTCATTCATTTTATGTTCAGGAACCAAAATGATTTTTTCATTTGGGCTTGCCCACAAAGAATCTTTAGAATAAACTGTATGATAGCCATTATGACGGTCAAGGACATACCTATAAAAACTTTTTTCTTTATAAATCTTATCCACTAACATTTCTGTACTATAAAGCTTTGCTGCTTTTTCATCTTTAACAAGTGTAATGATTATCCATCCAAGCCCATATCCGACCACTCCTACGGTCAGAAACACAATTGCAACAAATACTATTCTCTTCAAATGTTCCTTTATTGTCATGATTCTATAGTTTTTATCTGTTCAAAACCACACTTAGCACTCTCAGTGCCTTCCATTCCTTGGATGTATTTAGGTCTGCAATTCTTCTCAAGCCAATCATACATTCTCTCATAGACTCTAGCTCTGATTTTTAACCAAGAACCATCACATGTCTGGACTCCATCTTCTAGGAAATAGTGTCCATCATCTTCACCAAGAACACTAATCAAAACATGGTATTTTTTCTCATGCATAGGACCAGGAAAATAATAACTTTCACAATAAGCTACAAGACCAAAACACATGTCTAACTCATAGTGTCTCCAGTCTTCAGTATTCTCTCCTAAAGTCAATGTCTTAGGTGCTTCATCAAACTGATTGTATCGACTCAAGTCTTGTTCTACAATTTCTTTTGTTATCTTCATGTTATTTCTTTTTTGTTTTCAAATGTTCTTCTAAATCATAACAATAGGAAGAACTTCCTTTAGCAAGCTTCAGTCTTCCTTCAACAAGAATATACAAGTGTGTCCAAATAAGATGGCCCCTGAAAATATTAGATTCTTTGTCGTATCTCTCATAGAAATTCTTTATGTATTCCATTGATGAGTTGCATGATACTAGATTAGTCAAATCATCTAACTTGACTTTACTGAACTTGATGTCGAGTGGTTCAGCATGGCCATATTTCCATATAGGTTCTTTAGCACTCAAATAAAAGTCATACAAGGCTTTCAAGAACATAGTTTCTAACTCCTCTTTTGGATTTTCTTTATACTGTCTGAATAATCTATCAGCCTGAAAAAACCGCTCTCTAACTGAACTAGAAGTTACCGTAGGTGCTACAACTTCTTCTATGCTTTTAGGAAGCACTTTGAACTCTTTAGGAACAACTTTTCTTTTCTTAGGTTCCTTCTTCTCTTTAGTTTCTTTCTTTACTGCAGTTCTTGCCATATCTTTAAAGTTTTTTCGTCTTTGATAATAGTATCAGTCAACAGCTTTCCACATTCTTCTGTTACAGAAAAAGCATATCCAAGGTCATTAGTCTTGTCATAGACCTCTATAAAATAAAAAGGACCATAATGTGTTTCTACAGATTGAATAGAAATATTCAATAATGCATTGTCAGAATGCTTCATATAAGTCAGAACATAATCTGTGTCTTTGAAACATAACTCCAAGTCATTTTCCCACAAGTGTTCTGCCAAATCTTTCAGGTCTCTGATAAGCAACTTCCCAAAAGATTCATTAAGACAATCTTTCAGAATATCATAGAAATCTTTTGCTAACTTATTGTTAACTTTGATTCCACATTTTAAACTTTCTAAATTAGCACACATATCTTTAAGTTTTGATTTATTGCAAATGTACAACAATATTTTGAAATAGGAAAATGATTAACAAGATTTAACTAAAGAAAAACTCCTCTCCTAAATTCTCGCTAGAACCTAGAAGAGGAGAAAAAATATATTTTGGAACATTGAATATCGTTACTGGCTTTAAAGTACCAGTAGTGAACGGCTGACCGTAACTATCTTTCGCGGACTCATACTTACAGCTTTTTATTTAATGGTGGCAGCTCACCTTTATGACTCATTAGTCCCAAAGATACTTAGCTATTCCAAATGAGCAATGGCAGAACTAAGGCAAAAGTTCTAGAGGAAAGACTTGAACTTTCGTGTGACCAACTACCCTTTCTACAAGGTATAAGCTTGAGGGGATACTCTAGAATTAAAAAAGTAACCCAGTCTGGAGTTAAACCGGAGACTTTTCAGTGAAAATGAAATGACAGTACCACTTATCGACTGGGCCATTAATGATAGATTTCTCTATTTTGTTGGAAATCTGTGGCTTGAACACAGGACCTCTACATTATCAGTGTAGCGCTCTAACCAACTGAGCTAATTCCCAATGTGTACTTATCATGAATACTTAAATCCATTAATGAGTACTGAATTTTCTATGAATCACTTTTCGGAATCTCGCTGACAACTGATTGGATTTCTTTTATCTCTTAGACTTATAGAGACCAAGAGCAGTCCGCTTTACACACCATTAGGTTACCTACTTTCAATTTAAAGTCATTATCAATTTCGTTCTTAGTGCATCACCTAGCGACACGTTAACCCACGTCTGTGATTCTACGCCTTTTTATAGAAAAATTTCTTAGTTTGTAAATTTCTTTTCAAGACTTTTGCTCTACCGCCTGAGCTAACCCCCCAATAAAATATAAAATGTGGAGGGTCTTGGAATCGAACCAAGGACACAAAGTTCCAATTTAGTAGAAGTATGAAAAAGAATACCCAAACTTATTTTTAAGATGATTATTAGAAAGCCTCGAGGAATTTCATTTATCTAAATGTATTAATCCTTTCCTATCTCTTCTATAGAGAATAATCTCTACACCGTCAGTCGATATCCATTTCTGAAAATAATCATCAAAAGTTGAAGATAGAAGATTTGAACTCCTAATTTCAGGACCAAAACCTGACGTGTTGCCAATTACACCAATCTCCAAGGTTCCTCATACCGTATTTGCACTTTCCTCGTTTTTACGTTTTAAGCCTTATCAAAGATAAAGTAGGGTACCGAGATTTCTTAAACAATTGTCATTATATCCAATCATAATCAGTGGAGCTGGTGGAACTCAAATCCACGACCCTCTGCGTGCAAGGCAGATGCTCTAGTCAACTGAGCTACAACCCAGTTATAAAATTCTTTCTAAATTCTGCAATAGGTTTTGCACCTATTAGGATTCCTTTAAACAACCAGCGCTAATTGTGAAAAGAAATTTGTCAGTACTTTCAGAAGATTTATTACCTCGCTAAAGGGAACTCTTATCGAATAATGATTCCGCATTGTCCAGAAGTTAGCTATTCTTCTGTTTTAGAATTCTATCTTTATGTCTGACACCATGTCAATCTTATAAGACACTGAGCATGCGCTTCATAAGACATCCACCTTACTTACTAAGTAAGCCTGCATAAAGGAAGTTTTTCTCTGCTTCCACAAATCTAAAAAGAATTTTTATTTTTAAAAAAATTAGAAATTGAATTAGTATAACCGGGGTAAAGCCAAGTCTCGCCTATAACAGACGAAGAAGTGAAGTAACTAAATTCATATCCAATTTTTAAATCTTTTAAAAATTGATAATCAAAAAGCAAGACCGTTAGAAAGGAGGTGTGTTACTTTTAAAAATGTGATTGAACTAAGTTCATTTAGATGGGTAGGACCATACATAGCTATCACACATAGCTCTTACAGCTTAGTCATGAAGACTTCAACTTTACGCAAAGTCTTGCTTAATGATTATCAATTTTAAAGAGCTTCTAACCGGACTTGAACCGATAACGACCTGATTACAAATCAGGCATTCTACCAATTGAATTATAGAAGCATAAAATTTGGAAAATTGTTTTCTAAAAACCTCAGGAAAAAACCCTAAAGCTGGGATTCGAATCCCAGAATAACCATTTATAGAAGTAAGAAAAACAAATAGCCAAATTATTTTTTAAAAAGTAGCCCAAGGAGAGCTCGAATCTCCACAACCATAAAGGTCAAAACTGTTTAAGAGTTTCTTGTCTACCAATTCCAACATTGGGCCATCCTTAAAAAGTTGCGGGTCCAGGTACTGACCCTGGTTACATCTAAGGTTATGAGCCTCGACTGATACCAATCTACCCGCATGTTGATTTTGTAGGTTATGAAAGACTTGAACTTTCATGAGCATAGCTCACTGGTTTCTTAGACCAGCCTGTCTACCAATTCCAGCAATAACCCATATTTAAAAATACTAGCAAAGTATTCTTGGAAAGATTCTGAATAATATAAGGTAATAGTAGAAGTACCAAAGAAAATAGACTAGTATTGTATTTTAATCAAGTGAAGCAAGGTCTTTTAAAGTGGTTTCGCTTTATTCCTAGGAAAAGCTTTACCCTGCATTCCCACTGTAGCGGCTCGTGATGGTTCTGACCCACCGACCCCAAATTTAACAGATTTGTGCTCTACCAACTGAGCTAACGAGCCAATTTAAGTCTCTTCTGACAGAGTTGAACTGCCGACCCTCTGTGTGTAAAACAGATGCTCTGAACCAACTGAGCTAAGAAGAGTTTTTTGTAGTTCCTACGAGATTTAAACTCGTGACCCACACTTTAGAAGAGTGTTGCTCTATTCATCTGAGCTAAGGAACTAAATAATAGGAAGATAATTTCTAGAGAAGCAATTTATCCCAAAAAATTATATAGTAGAAGTATCTTCTAAAAATAGCCTTCCTAATGCGGTCCATATGGGTAACTATCCCATCTGATTGAACACCGTGACAGGGTGACGTCCACTACATGCAGACCCATGGACCAAATAAGAATAAAGGTAATACGTTTTTCTATCTGCAAAATTACCAGTTTTGTGCGTATACCAATTTCGCCACGAAGAATAAATCCTTCGGAAGGACTCGAACCTTCAAAAATAGAAGTAAGATAAAACAAATAGCCTTTATCCAATTTTTATCAATTCTAGTAAGTTCATCTTTTTATTTTTCCTCTAATTTTTTCTGAACTAATATTGCATTTCTTTTTGATTTGTAATCTTATTGATTTCCTTATTTCTTTTATAATTAGGATTAGATTTACAATGACCAACATGACCACCAATAGAATTTTTATTAAAAAATTCGCCACAATATTTGCATTTAGATAAATTAGAATCCATATCTTATATTAAATTTTATAAGATATTTTATTCTTAGTAAGGTAAACAAAAAATCGAACTCTTAAAGTCGAGGCAGAGAGACTCAAACTCCCGATTTCATGGTCCCAAACCATGCGTCTTAATCAACTCGACCATGCCTCGATTTTTATGTTCCAAAATGTCAAAGAACTAAATTTTGAATTTTTATTAAAAACCACATTATTTATATGTGGCAATATCATTTTGATTAAAAATCTTCAGAAAAATTATTTTTGAATGAATCAAAGTTCTTAAAAAATCAAATTTCATATATTTATATATCAAAAAGATCTTTTGATTAAAATTTCAACACTACAAATATACAAATTATTTTTAAACTAGAAAACTTATTTGTAAGATTTAACAGTTTTTAAATTTTGAGGGCTAGAGTGAATTCGAATCACTGAATCAATGGTTTTGCAGACCACGCCATTAGACCACTCTGGTACTAGCCCAATTAAATTTTTTAGTCATCACGTGGAGAATGATTCCACTTAAGGCTCTAGAATCCTTAAACCTTCCAAAGAGAAAATTTATTACTCGTGTTAGTCTAGTGCACTTCTAAAAACCCTTTCATTACTTTCTCTTTCAAGATATGATGATAAACTTCTTTAAATTATTTTTTAAATATTTTTCTTCCTTTTATATAACCTTGTTGCAAATAAGATTCTAATTCTTCTTTCTTTATAATATCTCATTTGACAAGCTAAAATATAATAAGGATACCAATTCTCTGGTTCTTCATTGACAAAATTCCTTGTTATAGAAATATACCATTCTTGTTTTCTTATTTCATTCTCAAGAGAATTGTCTCTTTCTTGTAAAGAATAATGCCAAAGATATCCATAAAGGTCCTTGATTCTGCTCTTATCCAAATTGTCTCTATCAAACTCTTCATGAAGGTTGTACTTGTACTCGACAGTTCCATTCATAAAGAGTTCTTGTTTGATTATCTGAAGTTTAGAATTATAGCAAACATCTTTAAATCCAGTATTATGAATCCAAGCAGCATCGTAATTGTCATAAGAATCTGGATTCTCTATGAAGTTTTTGATTTCTTCAGCTAAATTCTCATCTAGCTCTTCATCTGCATCAATAGTCATAAGCCATTTATAATCACCAATGACATTAGATAAAGATTCATTTCTAGCTTCATGAAATCTCTTGATTGGAATCTGTTTGCTCTGGACTATAGAGCATCCAAGATTCTTAGCAACTTCAAAAGTCGAATCCGTAGAACCAGTGTCAGTCAGATAGAAGTCAGGGTTTAAACCATGTTTTCTAAAGGACTTAACACACTTAGGTAGATTAAGTTCTTCGTTCTTGACAATCATTGCTACTGCTAAGTTTTTTTTCTCATATTCATAATGGTTTAAAGCTAGTCCTGTATGATTCGAACATACGTGAGGTTTTAACCTGCTGGTTTTGGAGACCAGTACAATCGACCACTCTGCCAAGGACTAATAAAAGAAATTACTAAAAGGTTTTATTTTATCACCTTGTTAACAGGTAAATTCCTAGGTTAGTAATTTCTTAAAAATATTTTTTAGATTATCAAAGAAAGAATAAGGAGGATTGCTGATGCAAAAGTTCCATATTTCAATGCTTTGATATTAGTTTCTACAGCTTTAACTTCTTCTGGACAGTTCTTATCTTCAACTTCAAATTTAAGACCTTTGAATAAAGCAAGACTTATGCATGAAATGATAATAGTTGCTACAAACACCAATGCTGTGCTTATAATTAAAATCGATTTTAATTTTTAGCGGAGATGTAAGGTTCCGACCCTTAAACAAGTTAATGTTCGATTAGCTTAGCAGGCTATCCCTACTCCATTGCAGGTTACTATCTCCAAAATGCGGAAGCCGGAGAGCACGATTCCCATACCACGAAGGTACCACTGGTTTTCAAGACCAGGTCCACACCGACTGTGAATTCAACTTCCAAATTGTGTACCCAACTGAACTCGAATCAGTACAGCTAGATTAAAGGTCTAGAATTCTACCAATTAAATTATAGGTACCTTATGTCTTTTCTAACATATTGATTTCATGGATAATTCTCATTTTAATCTTGAGAATTTCTATATCTAAATCAAGAAGGTTATTAGTATATTTCAAGACTCCAAGTTTAGTCAATATATTAATGACTTCTCTAAGGTCATTTCTGCACTCATTCAATAACTTGTTAATCTCAAGTCTTGATTCTTTTACTGATTTATCCATTTCTTATTCACTAAACAATCTAACAATCAAATCAACTTTTCTCTTATCAAATAAAGATTCAATATCTTTATCTTTTATGTCTTTTTTATAGACTTGATTAATCTTATTATCAGGAATCATTGCAAATGGGTCTAAGAAATACCATTTAGACCTTTTGAAATTCTTCTCATTGAAAGAAGTAAAAGGACAATCAGTAGTGTTGAAACAAAATTCATATTCAGTATCAAAATACTTACAAGGGTCTTCTGGATTGAACTTTACATATTTGAGGTCTTCTCCTTTCTTCATTGTAAGGATATCACCACGGTAAGTTCTTTCTTCAGAGATTCCTTTATATTTGAAATCTGTTTCTATGTCAGTCTTAATGAGCTTAACTGCTAGTTTAATCAGAGAAGCTCTAAAAGTTTTTGAATTCATAGTTTCTTCATTTTAGTTCTGCAAATGTACTAAAAATTTTTTAAAGAAGAAACTCTTAAACACAATTTAACTTTTTTCGAAGACCTAATGGGATTTGAACCCATAACCTCTAAATCCGTAGTTTAGTGCTCTAATCCAATTGAGCTATAGGTCTATTGTTGTTCCAAAATGTCAAAGAACTATTTTTGAGCAATATGAGGTACTCGAAACCTCGCCTTCTGGTTGGAAGCCAGACATGCTAACCACTAACACCAATATTGCAAGTTGTGGAACTGGGAAGTATCGAAATTCCGACCCTTGGTTCTTCAGACCAATGCTCTACCACTGAGCTACAGTTCCATATGTCATAAACAAAAAAATCGTTTGAATTTTTTAATTTCAAACGATTCATGGGAGAATTATATAGAGTTTAAGAGTGCACTTATCCTTCGGTTTCACCTTCCACTACTCGTTTGAATTTTTGTCTACTAGATTTAAAGCTGCCACGATATTGCATAAAACTACCTTCCCAATCACAGAGACTAGACACATACGCAAATGTTGCTCCGTAAATACACGAAATAACATAATCATTTGTATGTAAAGATAAATTTTGCATTTCTTGGTTTTTTAAATCTTCAATAGTATATATCTGTATTTTTCTAAAAAGTTTTAGCAAAAAGTGAAATTTAACAAATTTTAACAATTTAGCACCTAAATTGTTCCATTGAAGGTAATGAACAGTTGCAGAATCCACTTGCATTAGGATTGTTCTTTGGATTATTCGAACAATGTTCACAACACTTAGGTCCTCTATACTGAGCATGATATGGAACACTTGTAGGATTGAATTCATTTGGATTGAACTCTTTAGTCTCTAAAAGTTTTCTTTGAGCTGGAGTCATTTCAGGAACTCCAAAGTCATTGATGAATACATTAGTAGAAGTAGTGGTTGAATACATGATAATTAATTTTAAGGTTTTTCTTCAATTTGGTTTGGTATGTCATCATTAGGAATCTCGTCTTCAGGTTCGTTAGCCATCTCTTTTTCTCTAAGATTGTTATCAAGTTCTTCTGAAGCATCATAGTCAAGATTCTTAATGAAGTCTAGGATATTAGCATCTGGATTTCCTGTCACTTCAGGATTCTTGTACAAAAACTCTACAAACTCATAATATGTCAAGAAGAATAATTTGACTATAGGATATTGAGGTGCTTGGTCTAGATAAATTCTAAGTTTGTATATGTTATTATGTATGTCATCATCGTCCTCATAGAAAGGATTCATCTGGATGTACATAATCAAGTCAGAGTCAAGAACATTGTTCTTGCCAATCTTGATATAGTTTCTTTCATTTCCAAAAAGTCTCATAGTGCTATTTTAAAAAGTTAATATGGAGATTTCTTTCTCATCCTATCAATGTATTCAGCAGCTTTTTGAGCTCCAGTTTTAGGTTTGTAATGATATTCTACAGTTGGACTGCTGATATTTACAGGTGTCTTTTTTGATTTAGGTTCTTCAAGTAAAGTCTCCTCATAGTAGAACCAAAGATTATCTTTAGGAACAAAATCTTCAGGTCCTAATTTTAAGACTGAAAATATTGTTGGACGATGCACTCCATTACATAATTCTCTAGTGTTATGAATCATATTTTGTAACCTATTGAAATCAGGCATATTTTTCATTTTAATGTAAGTAGGTCTTGAAGCATGACAAGATGCTATCAGAACAAGAAAAACAGGCCAATCTTTCATTGTTGCATTACCATCATATTTAGATATATGACTTATACGAATTGTTTCTTTTCCTTCCATATCAAGATTTCTTTTTGACAGATTCAAAATATTCTAGAACCTTGTTGAAAGGACTGTTGCTAGCACCACAACAAGGAAAATATGAAGCGAACTCTAAGAACTTATCTTTAGTCATTTGCTTGCAGATAGGCAATTGGTCTAATGTCTTTATAGAAACATTAATCATATAAGGTTCTGGATTGTTCTCATTAAAAGGACCTAAAAGCAAGTCTATAGAAAAATCCATAGAGACAATATTCTCTTTGTTAATCAACATCATATGGTCTGGACCATATTCATTAGATATGTTGATAGGAATATAAGTAAATTCTATATTGTTAGCCATATCAAATAAGATTTAAAAGTTTAAGTTGTTCTCTCATAGAATCCCAATTCACTACTCTCATGACTCTGTTCCTAGGAGCATCAAAGAAAGCATCATATTGAATTCCAAGTGAACGGTCATCAATATACAAGTCACAATAGATTTTTCTTGCTTGTTCATCACCTTCAAATTCAGAATTCTCATTGATACCAAACAATTCAATATCATTTTGCTTGAACCAGTCAACTGCTTTGTCAAGAGCTTCACCTGAACGAACAGTCCAAAGAATAAGCTTATGACCATTAGCTATAAGTTCCTTCAAGATAGGTTCTGCACCTAATGATAAGCCAACTTCAGGAAACAAGTCACTTACAACAGTGTTATCAAAGTCAATGCCAATGTAAGCATAATCTCTGTTCTCAATCTCTAAATTTCTTCTTTTTAATGTCATAGTTAAAATAATTTTATTCCATTAAGTTGTTCTGCATACTTGTCAATGTCCTTGAAGATGTCAGCAGCTTTAGCTTTCTTCTTCTCAATAACGGCAAAGAACTTGCTTCCTGCTAATAAGTCAATCATCTTGATAGTAGCTAGATTTGAACCATTATATGGTTCTCCAATCATCATGATTATGTCTAGTAAATAATCTTTTATATCAGACGGAAATAATTCAGAGTTGAGCTCAACAAGTTTTCTTTGGCGTTCTAACCTAGCTGGAATGTTCACATCATTCAATTCCTTCTTCAGGGATTGTTCTAGGCTTCCCTTTAGCAACATTTCCTTCTTAAGCAAATCTTCCACATCCTGAATACATAAAGTCTCACAGAGCGTCTTAAACTTCTTCTCTGTGATTTTCTTTTTCTTGCCATTAGGTCCATAGAACTCATAGAAACTAGGAACGTTATCACCAGCATCACCACAGAAGATTTTTCCAAGGACAACTTCATTTGGGTCTATCTCTACAATCTCTATCTTCTTATCTCTGTTCAAAGCATTTTTGACATACTCTTTACCTGAGTTGAGGTTAGAAAAGAAGATGTCTACTTTATCTTTCTGAGCAAACCAAGTAGAACATTCATGATTCATGTAGAGTTTCTTCTTTCCACCTTTTCCTGAACCAATAGGATTGAAGACACAACAGAACTGTTCAGTAGAAACATTGAAATCAACAAGCTGTCTGATATCAGCATCAGAAGAGACAATCACAATATTGTACTCAGGATACTTAGTAAAAATAGCTTCTTTAGAAAGAGCCATAAGGTCATCAGCTTCAGCTCTGTTATGATAAGCAAAATCAAAGCCTTTAGATATCATTACATCTTTGAACTCATTAAGACCTTTGTAGATATTGTCCCAATTGATTTTCTTATCTTTCTCTCTCTGACCTTTATAACCAACTTCTTCAGAAGCAAGAAGGTCCTTACGCCAAGGGTCACTAGCATCAACAGCAAATATGACTTTGTTAGGAACAAATGTCCTAAGTATTATAGAAATATCAGTAGCCATCTTAGCTATAAAAGAGTTTATTTCCTCTTGTGTGTCATAACCTGAGGCATGACCAAATATTTGTGAAGTAAACAAAGAGCGAAAGCTCATGTTACTCCAATCAAAAACAAGTAAATTTTTCTTCATTGTCTTTTAAAAACAAACGTTCAATAATTATATGATGTTACAAGAAAACTATTGAGTTAGAATTCAAATGGATAAAACAACTTTCATCAACTTGCCAATCAAAATATGTTATAGAAGGCTCAATATTAGAAAGTTCAGTTCGACGACTATAAGGTAGTATCTGGATTCTTTGTTGAGGACTACTAAGAGTTTCTGTAATCTTTGTATAAAGAACCCAAGAAGAATAGACTTCCATGATTCCACATTCTATTTCTTTTATAGTCTTGTTTCTTACTATATCAAGAAACTGGTGCAAGTCAAATATAGTATTCTTAAGAACCATCCTCTTGATTCCAGCATCACTTATGAAATTCTTCATATTGACTTTACAGTTCCTAAATTCTACTTTGTTATACTTACAATTAGGCAATGAAAGATTTTGAAGTATTTGGTCATAAAATATTAAGCAGTCTATTGGATAATTCTGAGGATTCTCTATAACAAGAGTTTGAAGACAATAATTATTCTTAAAGAAGAAATTTCCGCCTTCATAAACTTGCTTGATGTAGATTTCTCTTAAAGCTGGATTGTTAATGATTCTGGTTTGGCAAAGCTCTAATAGACTAGTCTTGAATCCAATTGATATAAGATTCAGATTCCGTTCGAACTGATAGTAATAATACTCTTTAGGATAGTTCTTCGTATTGATGATATTGAAGTTTCCTTCAGTAATAACTTGATTCCCTTTAGGAACAAACTTATATTTCAAAGAGCCAGAATCATCAATAAAAAAGTCTTTGATGTAAATAGTATGGATTCCACTTAACTTGTTAGGAAGAATATGCATTCCTATATGGTTAGTGTCATCAACTTCAATATCTGAATTAGGATACAGTTCTTTCAACTCTTTGATTGCAGGAGCATTCAAAGTTTCTAATTTAGCTCTTAAGACTTGTCTTTCAAAATCCTGGTCTATATAGTCCTCATCAAAGTTCATAGTTCCTTCTATTTACGTTTTGGATTCCTTACACAAAATTTCTTTATATTAGCTCCATACTCTTTTAAAAATTCTTCTCCAGTATAAAACCTTCCACCCATATCAACACTGGAACATTTCTTTATTAGCTCTATGAATTGGTTGGCATCTGAAAACTTGTAATTTAGAAAACTATACTGTTGCAAATGAAGCCTGTCAACTTTAAGCAATGAATCTAACAGAGGCCTTATAGTCTTGATATTAATATTCTTCAGATACATCTTACTAATATACTGGATATTGCTTTCAACTATAGAGAGTTCATTGGTGTGTTCTAATGTAAGCGCTTCCATTACACGGTTGTCTGTATTCAAATAAAGTTTTCTCAAGTCCTTACATTTGCTTACTAAGCATTCCGAGATTCCTCTGAAAGAAATTCCTTCTGTAGTCTTTATTCTTTTTGAAATCAAAAAAAGCTTGCATACTTCAATCTCATTGTCAATCTTCTTAAGGTTATAAGTTCCTTTGATATTCAGACTAGTCACTCTATTTGGCAAGTTCTTAAGAGACTTGATTTTATTGTTGCAAGTTATCATGATTAAGCTTCCATCTGGAATCAGTTTGAACTTGAAATTTCCTTTCTCATCTATAAGCTCTTCTATAATCTCTATACTTGGCAATGGACCTAACTTGAATCTATCATAATAACCAATCTCACCTTGAGCATTGCATCTTACTCCTTCTAAATAATGTCTAATGTTTGAATGGAAGATAGTTCCATCTATATCCCTTTCTTTAGCTTCATAACAAGAAATGAATTCTTTTCTCAATATAGAATCATATTTGGATTGAGCTATTGAATCTTCAACACTCTTATCAATATCGGTATCTTCAAAAACTAGAGCCATACTATTTCATTTTTAAGTTCAACACTGCAAAAATAGAAATTTCTGGCTTATCAGAAAAACAAATTGGAAAAAACTTTCTTTAAAAATTGTTAAACCCAAATCCGCTCGAACTGAATTTCGGTTCTTGTTCCTTCTAGGTTTCATTCCAGTATATAATGCTCGATAGTCAAAATGACATGTTGACAATCCTCATCCAGCACCCCACGCCCCATTTAAGAATAAAATTAGATTCCTAAAGAAAAATTCTTAAAAAATAAAAATTTCTTTCCTTAATCCTAAAGTTCCGGAAATCCACAATTTCTTATATGGGCTTTCCCAAAATCGATTAAGCATTTGATTAAAAAACTATGTAATTTATACTCGTTATAAATAACACTCTGAGTTAAGTATGTACCATTCAATTAATTATAAGGAAAAAATTAAATGTTAAATTTTGTTAAATAAGCTTTAAAAGTTTGAATTTTTTGTAAAGATTTTTGAATTTAATCGTTTTTCAACAATAAACATATAATAAAGAATGGACTTTTCTCAGCGGAATTTCCATTAAAATTATCAAAAACAAAATGATATGAAAATAATAAACTTACTTAGCAATATGACATTTAAAGATTGGATTATAGTACTTTTAGTAATTTTTGGAATTTGGACTTACTTCTCTATGAAGAAGTATGAAGACCAAGCCTCTCGAACTTTAGTAGTTTTCAATGACACTATCTCTGCCTACAAGAACAAGCTTGGAGAAGAATATCAAGCTAAGCAACTCTATATACAAGAAGTCTCTGACCTTAAAGCATACAACAAATCTCTATATGATGAAGTAAAGAGCCTCAAAGAGAATCCTATAGTAGTTGTGAAGACTGAAATCAAGTATGTTAAAGACACTACTAAGCTAGACAACAGTATAGAGAAGATAGATTCTGCTTACTATGATGTGAAGTGGAACTTAGCTGAGACATATTCTCCTAAGAACTACTTCAATATTTCAGGAGTCTCTAGAATAAAGTCAGATTTTTCTGAATCTAACTCTTGGCTCAATAACTTGACTATAGGCTCAGACCTTACTTTGGATATTGTTGAGAGCAAAGACAAGACACATTTTCAAATCTTGACTAAGTCTGGGAATCCTAACCTGAAGTTCACTGAGATAGAAGGAGCTTTCATAAATCCTAACAAGTCTAAAGTAATCAAAGGAGCTATGAAACAAAAGAACTTCGGAATAGGAGTCTATGGTGGCTATGGTATCAATGCAGTTCCTAATGATAAAGTCAACATTGGATTCCAAATTGGTGTAGGTGTAGTCTGGAGTCCTTCATTTTTAAGGTTTTAACCTTGGCCAAATACATAGAAAGTAAGATTTTAATAAGAAATCCAGATGGCAGTTTTAACAAAGTTTTTGCAAATAGATGGAAAATTACTTTTAGAGTATCAAGCAAACAAATCTCTTGAACTTGAGGAATCTGGTTATGTTCCTCTCTATTATCATCAACCTTATGTCGTAAAAGACCTTAGAGGCAACATCATGTTCCTTGACAATCCAGAGACAGCTGATATCAAGAAAGAATATAAGTCTGACTTGCATTTCCAAGCTTTTACTGACAAGTATGGTGTCAATTACTTCTATCCAGGATTCACAGATTTTACGCAGGGTCGCGGCAATGTGCAGGCCTTGGTAGATTATGGCAAGATAGGCTCGATTGAAGGAGGGCCGTTCTATACTGGTGACCTCCCTTATGACACTGTCAGAATCCATATACTTACTGGATATGTCTTCAATGATGTTGAAGGTTTCAACCTTAGAATAAAAGCTCGTCAGAGAACATTCAACAAGTCAACGGATGCTTCAGTAGTCAACATCAACAATACTGAAGCTATCATTTCTTCATTCACTTTCCATAAAGGAACTATGGGAAAGATAGTAGAGTTCAATCCTAATCCAATCTACATGACTGAGAGGTTCTATGACCGATATATAGAGTTCAAGATTCCTTCAATCTATACATTAGCTATCAACAATCCTAATAAGAAGAATCCATTAGTCACTTCTACCTTCAATCCAGGTGCTGCTGAGATTGAAATCAACAAGGACTTGTATAGCTTGATGGACCTTTCTCAAGACTCTGATGTCATATTTGAGTTTGCTAACATTGGTGATGATTCATTCAAAGCAAAGACTTTGTTGAACACTGGTTCTAATGAAGGAGAATTCCATCTTGGTTCTATAGTCAGAGCAACCTTGCCTTTCTCTAGTAATAGTGATTACTTCAATGTTGTTCTTGAAGAGCTTGAAGATTCTGGCATGCTAAAATATGGCGCTGTCTGGGGTTCACCAAACTCTAAGTTCATCTCTTATATAAACAACTCTATCATGAACAACATAGAGTCTGGTGCTATACCAATGTACAATTCAGGTTTCAAAGATGAGAATGATGGTTGGGAAAGCTTCTCTGAGATATATGGAACTGAAGCTAGACGTTGGGTTATTGTCCATGACTTGTTCATCAACTACAAGTACTACCAGATAGAGTCTTCTCAGACAGATTCTCTTATTTCTAAAGAAGAAAGGTTCAACTTTACAGAGACATTCAACTCTTTAGGTGGCCAAGAGTCAAACGGTGGCTATAGCTATTTGTTCAGACCAGTTGTACAACACATGCAAAATTATGAGTGTAAAGAAGTGGATATTCTATATACTGCTAAGTTGTTGAACAGAATGAATGGAGCTTGTATAATCCGTTCAGGTTCTATGAGTATATTTGATGCTGAAGCCAAGTTTGGAGAGAATGCTTATAGACTTAATGTAGACAACATCGCTAATTGGACTATCTTCAATAAGAACAATGTGATGTCACCTACTATAAATGCAGGAGCAAGTGGTAATGTAATTACTAAATACATAAGAGAGTTCTATGACACAACAAGCATCCATATGCAAGATAGTGCTGAAGGAACTTATTACAACACTAACGAAGTCCAAATCATAATCTATCAAGCAGCGCATAACTATAAGTTTGAGTTTGTAGTCACAGACCCTAAGACAGGTACAGTCAGATATATGGACTTGAGTGGACCTTATACTTATATACTGAGAGCTAAAGATGTGAATGGAAACAACATAGACATAACACCTACTCAAAGTTCTAATATGAACAAGACTGCAGGACAACTTGAGTTCAAGATATCAGAAGCAGCTGCTATGAAGATGCTTGAGGTTCCTGAAGAGAACAGAAGGTTCTATGTCCTTTGCAAGAATGTAGATGGTAGTAACACAAGCATGTTTGCTGGTAACTATGTTGCTGGTTAATCAAGACAAAAATAGTTTCATATAATAAAAAAGATTAAAAAGAAAAACGTTTAGAAATTGATATATGCCTATTAAAAACCAAAGTTTAGAGGCAACTCTAGAACAGTTTGTTGCAGGAAAAGAAAATACTCAACAACCTAAAGAAATTAAAGCTGAGGTCATGCCTGGTGTTGAGAACCTTACTTTTCATGATGAAAATGAGAATTCTCAACAAATCAAACAAACTCCAGTTGAGCAAGCTCCGCAGAAAAAGAAGAATGTCATGGCTGAACTTGAACAAGCTCAGGTGGAGAAGATACAAGAGATTAAAGAATACCAGAAGGCTAATTCTTTAGGTTTTGTACAAGTTCCTGTTGCAGACCTTCCTACAAAAGGATTGTTTTATCCAGAAGGAACTAAAGTTTATATTCGTGCAGCTTCAGGTGGTGAAATCAGACACTGGTCTATGACTAATGAAGAAGAGCTTACTGAAATTGATGATGCACTCAACTACATGCTTGAGCGTTGTATGAACATGTCATTCCCAGACAAAGCTGCTTCATGGAAAGACCTTAAAGACATAGACCGTCTTTATATTATTCTTGCTATCAGAGACTTCACATTCACTAAAGGCAACAATGAGCTTAAGATTAAGATTGATGAAACCCATGAAGAAGTTGTGACTAAAGACTCTATAGACTTTGTCAACTTCCCAGAAAAGCTCATGAGCCATTATGATGAGCAAATTAGATGTTTTGTCTTCAAGATTCCTGAATCAGGAAAACATCTGAACATTTACATGCCTTCGGTTGGAGTTTCTTCATGGCTTAAGAACTATGTCCAGAAGAAAGCTCGTAAGCAAGAAGGTTTTGATAAAGACTTCATTACCATAGCTCCTATGCTTATCAAAGACTATAGGAACTTGAATGATAAGACTTATGAAGAGTTCATTGCTCAATGTTATGACTTTGGTGTTTATGAATATTCTTTGTTAGCTAAAATCAAAGAAATCTTCAATGATAGCTTAGACCCTAAATTCAGATACAAAGATGAGGACGGTGCGGACAAGACGTCGCCATTGAACTTTCTCGGTGGAATTAAAGGATTCTTCTTATTGGACGTGGACCATCTCATCTGATAAGCTTCATCTTCTTTTCAAGATTCCTTATGAAGAATGGATTAACATTGTCTATATTTTTAGTAAGGAACTTCATCAGAATTACGAGATGATATGTTCAATGCCATTTTTTGAGATTTTGATGCTGTTAGAAAGATTCAAAGAAGATGTTGAGAAAGAAAATCAGAATTCCCAGAAGCAATCTGAAGAGTCAAATGCACAGATGAGTTCTATAAAATCATCAATGCCTAGAGTATCAGACTTCAAGATGCCTAGTATGCAAATGCCTTCAATACCTAAATTCTAAAATAAAAAAGCCAGAACTTTCACAAGCTCTGGCTTTTTTGTAATCAGTAAATTGGAAATATGTAAAATTAATAAAGAATTATATAAATTTTTTGAAAATCATTTATACCAGACAATATATCAAAAGAATTCATATAATCTTTCTTTTGAGCAAAAGTTTTAGAAGATATTGTAGAAGTCGATGAAGATTCTTTATATAGAGTAAACCATATAAAATTATGAGATATTGATTTTATATTTTTAATATTAGTTACTACTCCAATATATTCAGATTGAACATCTCCTAATTTGGAAGCACTTATAATTACATATTGATTGTCATTATAGTTAAATCCTACACTTCCGTCAACTGATGATAGATTAGCAATTGTAACAGTGTTTTTATTTTTTTGTTCTATTAAAATAGGATAATTGAATGCTGTTATTAGAGTTTCTGCATTAGCATCTATTAAATCAAGAACATTTTGTATAGTTGCTGCTTTTTTAGGTGGTAAATTTAATCCATCTTTAACATTATTGATTAAATCTAGAGTTTCTTGTACTGTTGCTATTTTGTCATTCTCTGTCATAATATCCATGTTATCGAAATACCTGGGATAAATATCCCAGGTAACCGAAGTGACTTTTTGTACTTACTAATTCTTATCTTTTTCTAATCGAATTCTCTCCTATCCATATAACTTACTGATGTTTAACTTTCAACAAAAAAGAAAAAGTTTATGAGTGAAATTAAATTTGGTCCTGTCTCTAGAACTGATAGAATTCATTGGGAAGAAGCAAACACTGAAGCTTTGCCAAAAACTATAGTTGATGACCCTATAATTGAAGTTCCTATTTGGGTTCTCGAAGAAGTTCAAGATACATTGAGGCAAACACAAAACTATCGAGATGAAGTCAGAACTGACAAAGAAACTTCTTTAGACAGAACTATTGAGAGAACTAAAAATTTAGTAGACAATCTTTTAAAAATATCATTGTGATGAATAAGAAATTGCAATGGCTCATAGCCTTACTTCTTTTGTTGAATTTAGTTCAGTGTACTCGGTCTTGCAATAGTTCAAGATTACAGAAGAATACTGAAATTGTTTTGGTACAGAAAGACTCAATCATCCAATCTCAAAAAGATTATATTGTCAAACTCAAGTCTGATTCTGCACTTATGGATTCTAAAATCTCTAATCTGACTACTTTAGTAGAACTATCTAAAGGAAACTTAGAGAAGTTTACTGAAGCTGCTAAGTCTTGGAAGTCTCAGACAACTATAAAACTAGTTCAAGATGAGAAAGAACAATAAAAGTTACCTATACAATGCATTCATAATTGGATTCATAATCCTTTATGCTGTGACGGCATTCATCTCATTTTTCCACTGCATTCAATTTTGCCTAGTAGGAAATGTGATGTGGATGGCAGTTTTGCTTTCAGGTGCTTTTGAAGTTGGACAGTCCTTATGTCTAGCTTCTATTCTCTTGACTGACAACAAGAAGACTACAGTTCCTTGGATTCTCATGTCATTGCTTACTATGGTCCAAGTATCTGGTAATGTCTTCTCGGTCTATAAGTATATGGTTGAGTCTGGGTCTAATTTTTACATCTATATACAGAAGTCTCTTCTATTCTGGATAGAAGGAATTTCTCCTGACATGATATTAGTTGTGATTTCATGGATACTTGGTGCTCTTCTTCCTATTGTAGCACTTCTCATGACTAATATGATTGCCAACAATTTGAAATTAAGAAACAAAGTTAAGAAAGAAGAACAAGAGTTACTAGAGGAAGAAGTGACTAAGAAATATAATCAAGAACCTTTAGATGCATCTTTAGGTCTTGACCTTGATAAAGAACTAGAACCTATAAAGATTAAACAACGTGGAAGAAAGCAAAAAGAAAGATACTCTCGTCATATTGACTAGATGCTCTAGACCAACTTATATAAAGAAGGTTGCTGAAAGTGTGGTTAACTTGTGGCAACAGATAGAATCTCAAATGGATGAGAACATCATCAAGATTTATCATGTCATCATTTTTGACAAGTACAAGCTTACTAAAGAACAAATGCGTTCTATAGTTGATGAGGTCAAGGAACTTTATTATTGGGAGATGGGAATCTCTCTTATGATAGAATATAGAGGGAAGAAAAATGACACTAAGTATGGAACTACTATGCTTGTTGAGAGTGTCAACAACTTGATGTCTAGGTTCTCTGAAGACTTCGACCCATGGGTCTATATCCTAGATGATGATAATGTAATACATCCTAACTTTGCTCAAGTCTTGTTCAACCATATGAATGAAAATGGATGTGTCATTTTTGGACAAGACAGGCATATGTTGAGGTTAAGTGGAGAAGATAAGCATGAAGATTGCATATTGTCATTTGACAATCTTTTTAAAGATGTTGATGGGTATATAACTGAAAACATGAATCAGATGCCTATACACAATCATCCAGATAGTGCACAGTTCTTATTCAGATATTCGACATTAATGGATATTGGCAATTATGCTGATGTAAATTATTGTGTAGATTTTCAGACTATTATGAAAATGTTTTTAAAGCAGAAAGAAAAAATTATATTTGATTCTATAATTGCAAGCTATTACAATGCATTAGAATCTGATTTAGTAATCAATTGATAATGAATAAGTTAAAGAGAGAATCAAGAAATTGGTTCTCTTTTGGCGCTTACATAAATATGGAGACCATCATATCCATACAAGATGAGTGACGTTTACAACATAAGAAAAGGTTATTTCAATCCATATCAAAATATTCAAAGTGGTTCTTTCCAGACCAGATTAGACGAACCGACTTACTTAGGTTTTGCACTTGACTTTGGTGCTTTCTTAAGGTCTTATCTGCCAGGAAACTGGACTTCTGATTCTTTTGTCTCTACTAATTATGATGAGTTGCCACAGGCCTTGTTCTGTCCACCTTCTAATTATGATGAGGATTGGAATGCTAGAACTTCTTATTGTGCTTACTCTTATCTGATGGACCGTAATGAGAACTTGAGAGCAGCAATGCTTATTGAGTTCTTAGCAGGATGGGATGAACTTCAAAGAGAATACCAGTACTATTTCCAAGAGATTTCAGGTCTTAGTACTCTTCTTAAGCCTAATCCTAAGGATGGTATTCGTGTCAAAGATGGAAAGATTAAAATCAAATGCATTGAAGGTATTGACCTTAAAGTCAAGTATCTTCTGAATCTTTACAGAAAGATTGCATGGGATGACACTTATCAACGCTGGGTTCTTCCAGACATCTATCGTTATTTCAAGTTCTACATCTACATTTCTGAAGTCAGAACATTCCATGAATCTAATTTAGGTGAGCAGAACCAAGTCTCTAATTCAGTAACTTCTAAATTAGGTCAGAAACTTACTGGAGCTTTGTCTGACAAGCTTTTAGGTGGTGCTATTCCAGGTCTTTCAGCAGGCTCAGCCGAAGAAATGATTCTTTCTGTAGCTAATGGCCTTGTTCCGACTATAAAGATAGAATGTTCAATGTGTGAGTTCGTTCTTGACTCTTGGCTTGAAGATGGGTATTCTATCAACAATAACAAAGCTGAAGAGACTACATTTGAAATCTCTGTCAAGAACATCAATGTTGATTCCTATTACCATCTTGAAGGATTTGACCGGATGATTTCGGACATGTACGACCGAGTCCTTTCTAAGAGAATTGCAGAAGAGTTCTTAGATGGAAATCCTGAAGTTCCTTATGACTCTTATGCTAATCGTTCTATGATGCTGCCTGAAGCAGACAAAGTTCATTCTTATGACCCTAATGCTCAATCTGGGTCTTCTAGGACTTGGATTAACAACATGATTAACTGGGGCAAGGCATTTGTCACTAACTTGGTCAAAGACAAGATTAATGACCTTAAGACAATGAACATTGTTGGTTCACTCAGTCTTACAGGAATCATCAATGCTATTCAGTCTAAAGACTTAGTTACTGTTTTTGGTGCAGTCCGTTCAGCTTTCCAGAAGAATACAGGCATAGTTGGCTATAGTGAACTTACTGGAAAAGACCTTATGACTAACTTAGTCAAAGGGATTGCAAGCTCAACAGCAACATCACCTGAACAAGAAGCTTTAGTAGAAGCTGCTAAAGACATGCTCAAAGACCCATACCAAATAGAGATTTCTTCTCAACTTTCAGATGAAGAGATATTGCAAAGGTTAGCTAATTACCAGCTTAAAGACACTTATGACAAGTCTACTGGAAATGACAGAAGCCATGCTACTGAGTTAGATGGTGGTCCTGATGGAAACCTTGTTCCTAACAATTCAGATGCAGAAGCACCTGACATGAACTTAGTTCCTAACAAGTATGAAGGTGACAGGTCTGAAGCTACTGAATTAGATGGTGGTCCTGATGGCAACCTGACACCAAATGCTCATAACCCAGAAAAACCAGATATGGATATGACACCTAACAAGTATGAAGGTGACAGAAGCCTTTCTACTGACTTAGATGGTGGACCTGAAGGAGAACTTACTCCAAATATCCATGACCCAGAACATGCAGACATGGATATGACCGAGAACACTACTGATATTGACAGAAGTGAAGCAACAAATTTAGATGGTGGACCTACAGGTGACTTGACACCTAACATTCATGACCCAGAACATCCTGATATGGATTTAGTTCCTAACAAGTATGATGGAGACCGCTCTGAATCTACTGACTTAGATGGTGGACCTGATGGTTCTCTTACTGAGAACATCCATAATCCTGGACATCCAGACATGGACCTCATAGAAAATGGATATGAAGGTGACAGAAGCGAGGCTACAGATTTAGATGGTGGACCAGATGGAAACTTGATTGACAATAGGACTGATATAGACCGTTCTGAAGCTACCGATTTAGATGGTGGACCTACAGGTGACTCGACACCTAACATCCATGACCCAGAACATCCAGACATGGACCTTACAGAGAATACTTCAGACTTGGACCGTAGTACAGCTACTGACCTTGATGGTGGTCCTTACGGTTCTCTTACCGACAATATCCATAATCCAGCTCATGAAGATATGGCCCTTACTGAAAACAAAGTTCCAGCACAAGTTCCTTTGTTTGATTTAGTTGAGAACAAACCTGAAGCTCATGTCATTGACATGTCATTGACCGAAAACAAGAATGATATTGAAAGTCCTGATATAGTTTCTTTGACTCCTAATAGCGGCAGGGTTAATAAGATAGAGAAACAATTAGAGAAATTTGAAAGTCAAGCAGGAACGCCTAAAATTGACAAGTTAGAACCCACTGTCAAAGAACAAGCAATTCCATCAATATCTACAACTTTGACTGAGAACAAGATTAAAGAAGATACTTCAATTGAATCGTCAACCATGACGTCTAATATAGTAGATATATTGAATGACACTTTAAGTTTAGGAACTTTGACACCCAACAAACCTAAAGTTCAAGAAGAGAACACTATGAAGTTAGTAGAGAACAAACCAGTTGTAGAGAAACCTACAATGCAACTTGTTTCTAATCGATATGAAGGAGATAGAAGTCTAGCTACTGACTTAGATGGTGGACAACAAATCAAATAAGAGAAGGAGAAATTAAGATATGGCTATTCGGTCTAAAGAGACACTTAGTGAAGAGTTTATCGGAACTATCACCAACAATAGTGACCCAGACAAATGTGGTCGTTGCAAGGTTCGTGTCTTCAACATTATGGATGAAATTCCAGATGACATGTTACCTTGGGCTACACCTATAGGTCAGAACATGGTATTTGCTACTAAAGGAGCTGGAGCTATATCAATACCTAAAGTAGGACATATAGTCAGAGTTAGATTTGTAAATGGTAATATCTACTGTCCTGAATATTGGGCCATACAGCATCTTGATACAGATTTGATTAATGAGATTAAAGATGATTATTTAGGAACCCATGTTCTTTTATATGATTCTTCTCAAGAGCTTTCAGTAATATTTCAACCTAACTCTGGTATTAGAATTTACTATAGAGGAAGTAGATTCCAGATTACGCCAGACAACATGATAACTATATGTCATGCTGAAAATACTAGTGTGATACAACTTCAAGGTTCTGTTATCAACATCTTTGCTGATAATGAAGTCAATGTTGTAGGAAACAACACTGTAAACTTGAAAGGAAAGGTTGTCAATATCAATGGAACTGAAAGTGTCAACATAAAAGGCTCGAATCCTGGTGAGAAGGTCCTTAATGGTTTAGCTACTATGACTTTATTAGAAAGTCTTGCAACTATTATAGACCAGAAAATCTCTGTATCCCCGGGACTTGCGTCAGGTTTGGTCAATGCTGCTAAACCTAGTTGTATTAACCAAAACCTGAATCTAGTTTAAAATTATGGCAACTTTAGATGGAACTAACAATTCAACTTATATAAAGACGCCTGCAGAGAAAGGTAAAATGGACTTTACCAAGACTGCAGGTATAGATTTTCCTATTATCAAAATCAACTCTTATATCTTAGGTTATGCAGAAATAAACGAGTTCTCTATAGAAATAGAAGATTTCTTACCACACCTTTCTCTTGAAATTGAGACACCTATAGACACTTTGTCTGGTGTCAACATGCCTAAAGATGGAGACCTTGTCTCAGTCTTTCTTAGGACAACTAATGATGACCTCAAGCCTATCAGAGCTGACTTCATTATCATGCAGATTGCAGTCTCAGAAGTTGATTTTACTAAAAGGAGCCAGAGAAGATACAACCATTATTCTATACAAGGAGACCTATATGTTCCTAAGATGACTTCTGAAGTAGACCAGTTTGCCTTTTGTGGAACCGGCAAAGAAGCTGTCATGGACTTCTGTGAAAGATATAAGTTAGGTTTTGCTTATACAGACCCTGACAATACAGATGACAAGCAAATCTGGCTTTGCTATTCTAACACACCAGAAGACTACATCAAATCTGTAGTTAGGCACATATGGAAAGACGAAACTTCATTCTTTGACTGTTGGATAGACCAGTACTATAACCTTAACTTTGTAAACATCAATGACATATTAGGCCGTAAGCTTGAAGATGACGGAACTATGGACATAGGTCATATGGTCACCTCATTCACTTCTACTTGGTTAGATGGAACTCTTATGTCTAACAATGACAAAGATGATAAGAAGAAATGCCCTAAGTTATTCACTAATGCCACAGCTATTGAGAACTCTGTCTGGTACATAAAGTCATGGAAACCTTACAATCGCTCTTCTCAAGTCACTCTTAATGAAGGAACTATAATAGAAGCTGAATTCTTTTTAGCTAACCAATATCTGTTTGACAACAATGAGAAACAAGATGTCTCAGTCCTTTGTGAACCTGCTTACAACCCTGACAAGCTTACCTCTCATATCTTGTTAAGAGGACGTACAGGTCTTTCAATGGAATCTGCTAAACAATCTAACAATGGAGATTTTGTAGACATCTACAGAAAGACTCCTTGGATGGGAGTTCAATATGTCATGTCAGATTCAGACAAGAAGTCAGCTGACTTGAACAACATGAAATGGAGTGGGAACCTTCATAAGAACTATTACAGAGCTGAAGCTCACAATAGGATAAACCTTAAAGAACTTGACAAGATGTGGGTTGAGCTCAAGTTTGAAGGACTTAATTTAGGTATAGCTAGAGGTGAGAAGATTCCAGTAGTCATATTTGAGCAGAATGGTATCTTAGCAGAAAAGAACAAATCAGGAACCTCATTCCAAGGGACTATCACAGACCAAGATGTTATGATGATGTACTCAGGATGGTTCATGATAGATTCAGTAAGATATGAATATGTTCCTAATGAAGACCCGGCTCTTTCTAATTTTATTACTGTAGTTACTGTGACTAGAAGAGAATGGAATACTCCAGAATATGTAGAACCTATAGCGGTGACAGACCAAGCTAAAAAGAATCAACAGATGAGCAAAACCGAACAAGAATATATTAAGGAAGCTGAGAAAGCTCCTGAATTAGAATATAGTGAAACTGACTTGAACAACCCAAGTACAGCAAAAATCAAAGAGCTCAAGTCTAAAGGCAAGTTAGCAGAAGCTAATAAGCTTTCTAAACAATGGGAAGACATGAGAGACTTGCTTAAGAGAGCAGGTATTACTAATTATACTGTAACTAGTATGTACAGACCTAATAATTCAATAGGAAAGACCGGAAGTAAATCTAACCACACAGTAGAGAACTTTGCTATGGATATTGTTCCTTCTAATGGAGATTGGGATGGATTGATACAACAGTTGGTCAACAGCCCTGAAATTAGAGAATATCTTAAGGCTCGTAACTTTGGTATCATGGATGAGAGAGACCCAAGATGGAACAAATATTTTGTAGGTTCTGGGAAAGGTGCACTTCACGTAGGATGTGATAGTGGAGCATTAACTTGTTGGAACGAATGGCAAAAGAAATATAATATATCTTAAGCAAAATGATAGGTCCCATTTAGGTTCTTTAATAAATAATATGAAACAAAATTTTTATTAATATGAATCAAACGAGACCTATCAAATGTCCAAAATTATTTATTTCTAATTATTTAGAATCTCCTTATTTAAGTAATGAGGCTAATTCTAAAAATAAACATTTTTACTGTTATGTTTATAAGATAACAAATTTAAAAGAAGGATTATTTTATTTTGGTGCTCATAAGACTATCAAATTAAATGATGGTTACGCGAGCTCCTCAGTTAATGTAAGAAAAGATATTAATAAACTTGGTCCTGAAAATTTCAAGAAAGAAGTTGTTAAATTTTTTAATACTTCTGAAGAAATGTTTAGGTATGAAGAAAAAATGATTAGAAAGGTATTAGGACATCCTAATTGTTATAATCGTGGAGTTACTCCAGAATATAAAATTAAAAATTGTGTTTTAGTAAAAGATTCAGAAGAAAACTTTTATTATGTTAAAGTAGATGACCCAAGAATTGGTAAAACTTTATTTTATTCTGGAATTGGCAAAGTTTCTGTAATGGATAAAGATGGAAATACTTTTCAAACTTCTATAGACGACCCAAGATATTTAAGTGGAGAATTAGTTGCACCAAATAAAGGACAAGTCACAGTTAAAACTAAAGATGGTTGGATTAATATTTCTCAAGAAGAATATCGGAAAAATAAAGATAAGTATATAACACCATCCAATAATAGAATTATTGTAAAGCATAAAGGTCAAGACAATGAAAAAGGGTTTGCAATTCCTTTAGAAGAATATAAGAAAAAACCAGATTTATATGAAAGCGCAAATAAAGGATGGATTTTAGTAAGAGATAAAAAAGATGGTACTATTAAATCAGTTAAAAAAGAAGATATGACTGATGATATGGAACCATTTTCTAAAGGAATGGTAACAGTAAAAGATAAAGATGGTAATAAATTTTATGTAGATGTAGATGACCCAAGATATGTTTCTGGAGAATTAAGATTCTTTAGAGAAGGAAAGAAATGGATGCATAAAGGAAATAAAAAAATTCAAGTAGACCCAGATAAAGTAGATAAAAAACTTAAAGAAGGATGGAAACTTGGGTCTATGGAAAATGGATATTATTGGGTTACCAAAGATGGAATCAATAAAAAAATAGAAAAACCTCTATTAGAAGAATATTTAAAAGCTGGTTGGAGAAAAGGTGCTACTCAAATTAAAAAGAGGTGGGTTACTAAAGATAATATTTCTAAATCAGTTTTAGAATCTGAATATGAAAATTATTTAAAAGATGGATGGAAACCTGGAATGAAAACCAATCTTAGATGGATGGTTTCTCCAGATGGAATAAGAAAAATGATTAAACCAGAAGATATTGATTCTTATTTAGATAAAGGATGGATTTTAACTCCACAAGGTAAAAAGAAAAATAAAAATTAATATGAGTTTAGCAGAAATATCACATAAGCTACAAGGACCTTACAATCCAAAAGATTTTAATCTTGTTGGAAAAAGAACTAAGAAAGAAGACCTTTACAAATTTGTAAAGATCTACAAGTCTTTAGTATATTCAGGCAAACACAACCAAGGTTTTGTAAACTTCTATGATATTAAAAAAGAGTTTAGAAAAGGTCATGAAACTTTTCAAGATTTGATTCAATCTGTGATTTACTCTAGGAGAGCTTTAGGTCTTAAAGGTTTCAATGTAAGTAACATTGTTTGGTTGATTGATAGAAGACCTAGATTTAAAGTTTACACTTTTTTGTCTCACTATGAGATTGCGCTTAAAATCAGATTAGAATGACTGTAGCAAAATTCTTAGAATCTCAATAAATAAGAACGATTTAGAGAAAATAGAGAATGAAACTTTTCGAAGGCTTTAATTTTGATGATGAATTTGATTTTGATAAAGAATTTTCTGACGATTTGAGACTTATTAAGAACAAAGCTCTTATCAGAAAAGAAGTAGAACCTATGATAGAAGCAGAGAAAGATTTCTTTGAACGTAATTAATTTGAATTTTACTGATGAGTTTCTGAATCAAATATTGATATCTTTGTTAGAGTATACTTCAATCAGGCCTTCTCTCTATGAAATCAAACAAGACAAATCCAATCTGGGAATGAGAATTGTTAGGCTTTATTCAACTAAGGATAAAAGACCTATCTTAGCTTGGATGAGGTATGATGCATATAGACATGACTTTACTGAAATTTTAGCCCATATCTTTGACAATTATTTCAAGTTTGATGACTTGAATATTGAAGATATCAAGCAAGCTATAGTTGGTCTTGTTAGAGAAAAGTATCCTAACTATTGAGGAAGGTCAGAAACCATATCATCAACTACAATCTTTGGTTTGATAGCTTGAATGATTTTAGGTGGTAATGAAGCACTAGTTGAATAAGGACCATTGAAAGTATAAGTCTTCTGATTAGAACTAGAATTTCCTTCAGTACCATTAGTATTGTTCATTGTATTAGCAATCACATCATTAGGTTTCTCTTCAGGTTTTACATCTTCAGGAACATTAGGTTCTTCCATTTCTGATGTAGGTGTTTCTGCAAAGTACCAGTCAGCCTCCCAAGTTCTTCTCTTTGTCAATCCAGCAAGAACTTTTCCACCAGCTTTGTTCCACATCATGAAAGCTTCTCTAATACTTTTATCATTCTTGTTAGCTTTGACTCTCTTAGCTAATGTGCTCTTACCAAGGTTACCATTACCACAATTATAAGCAAAGTCAACTAATGCATCAAACTGGTGTTGGTTCAACCCACTAAAGTTAGCATTGACATAGTTCTCAAATGCAGGCAAGTCCTGGTTCATGAGGACTTGAGTAGCTTTCTCTTCAGACCATACATCATCAGGATTTACATCAGCTCCATAATGTCCATAACCTATGGTCCAATAAGTTTCAGAAGAAACTGCTTTGTAAGCTTTACTTCTGAAACCTTCAAATTCTTTTAACTTGTTTAATGCTTGCTGACTGAATTTCATATTTAATCTATTGTAAATGACTCAATTAAATTACCATTGAAAAATTTGAACTTGTCTGTAACTTCAACAAAAGCTTGTTCTAGAATTTTATTAATCTCTTTAGAATCTAAAGATTTTCCTAATTTATAAATAATTGATATAATGATTTCTTTAATGAATACATCAATACAAGGATTTCCATCTTGTTCTACTGAATGATTCTTTCCATTAATCTTGAATAAAGCTATTATAGTTCCGTCAAAGTTATTTTTATATAATTTAGGTAATGACCAACCATTTTTACCAAGAACATTAAAAGATTTGTATAGAGGAATAAACATAGCTCTTAAGATATCAGAATATTTTTCTGGTATAGAACCATTCTTCTTTAATTTTATCTCAGTAACTATAAGACCGTCTTTATCTGCATATTCTTCAACAATCTTATTCAAGCCTATTTTGATACTCTCTTCAAATTTTTTATTGAATGATATTTGCTTAAGCCTTTCTTTAAACTCTTTGTCTATAGAATCATCTTTCTTTTCATCAAAATCAAAAGACTCATATAATGGTTGCTTGTACTTCTTAATTCTCATTTTACAAAATAGTATTATATCCTTTTAAAATATCTGACAGTGTAGTTCCTGAACTAAGACAGTTATTAGTAATACATGAATTGTCACCACAGTTTATAGCTTGACAGAGATTGTTAGATGGACTATCATTTCCAGACCCAGCTCCAGAATTGCTGCCTGTTCCACCGGTTCCACCACCTGAAGGATTATTGCCATCAGTACCTGTTCCGCTTCCTGAGCCATTTCCTGAATCTCCAGGACCAGCTATGCTACCATTACCATTGTTCAACAAACCTAATGCACTATTCACTAACTGTTCTATCTTAGCATCAATGTTTGCTGTTGGGATATCTGAAGCTGACAACAATCCTGAGTTCTGTCCAAAGTAAACACGACCATTTCTGACAACAACTGCCGCAGCATCTGTATCGACTTCATAAGTTGGTAATCCTCTCTTTGTAGAAGTGTCTCCAATGTTACTGGTGTCAAATGCTAAATTAGCATTAGCTTTAGGAAACTTCTTTTCAGATATGTACTTGTAAGCATTCTTTATAGCTAAAGTCCTGTTCAATCCAAATTGATTCATTGATGTTGATTCAGAATCAAAATTCTTCATCTGAGCATCAGCTTGAGCAGGATTTGGAACCATCAGAATATCATCCTTATCTAAACTAAACGGATTTGATATTCCATTATATAATAGGATGTACTCAGTCTTTTCTGTAGTTCCATAATATCTCAGACTGACTAAGTCAGGACGACATACAAAGTTCTCGGTAACTTTATAAACATTATAGTTCTCAATTTGATTTGACTTGAAGTCAAACACTGAAGGAAATAAGTCAATCAAACGATTTCCTTCCCAATCTACAATCTCTTTTCTGCTATCTAAAGTATGCTGAAACATGTTATCCTAATGTCAATCATAAATATTTATTGAGTCTAGGTCAATCATATGAAATTTTGAAACTATAATCTATGTTGAATTTTAAAAAAATAGAGTTAGATGATAGTCAATAAACAATTAATAGATTGTGTCTTAGATACAGGGGAACCTTCAAAGATGTTTGTAGTTTCATACATTGATAAAGAAGGTGACCTTAAACAGCTTACTTACAAACTTCCCTTAGACCAGCTTTTCAATTGGGAATATGCTCGTTCTAGAAATGACAATGCTGACCCAATATGGAAATCATGGGATAACAAGCTTATCAAGAAAGTTCCAACTACAAACCTTTCAGACTACCGTCTTGCTGAACTTCTTTGTTCATTTGGTGATTATGTTGCTCCACTTTATGAGAACAACTTTCCAAAACAAGTCATATGCGATATTGAGGTCAATGTCACTGACTCTGGTTTTCCTGAGGCAACTACAGCAGAGAACCCAGTCAATACTATAGCAATATGTGAAGATTATGAAGTGACTGTTCTTGCTAGAAAAGACTTGACTCAAGCTCAAATCAAATCTATCCAAAAGAAACTTTCAGACTATACAAAGAAGTATGGCAACTATCATTTCAACTTCATTTATTTTGCTAATGAAGCCGACATGCTTTTGTACTTCTTCAAGTTCATCAAAGACAAACCTGCTGTAACAGGCTGGAACTTCCTTGGATATGACTGGATGTATCTTTATAACAGATGTGATATTTTTGATATTGATATCAGTTTCATAAGCCCGACTGGAAAATTCTATAATTTTGGTGTTGACAACAAGTCTGGGAAGATTAATGTGAAATTGCCTTATCATAAGTTAGTCTATGACTACTTGATGGTTTATAAGAAATGGGACTATGCAGTAAAGTATAAAGAGAACAATACTTTGGATTATGTAGCTGAACAAGTTTTAGGTATTAAGAAAGTAGACCATAAGCTTGGGTTCAAAGAGTTCTACGAAAAAGAATATGAAGATTATGTTTTTTATAATGCTATTGATGTTGTCCTAGTTAATGAGATTCATAATACTTTAAAGACTGCTAACATCTTTACATCAATGGCAAACATTGTCAAATGTAATGCAATGGAAGCTTTCTCAACTATCAAGCCTATTGAAACCGCAATGGTATCTTTCTTATATGATGAGAACAAAGTAATTCCAACTGTTAGGAATAAGAAACCTGCTGAAGATGCTGATTATGAAGGAGCCTTCGTATGGCCAACAGTCCCAAACGCATACCAGTATGTTCTAGGATTCGATTTTGCGAGTTTGTATCCTAGTATCATCCGTCAATTTAATATTAGTTCTGATACATTTAAGTTTAAAAACCTACATCATAAACGAGCTAATAATGAAATAAAAACTTCTTCTGGAGCGGTCTTTACTAAAGAATTCAGAGGTCTTCTTCCTCGTTTCCTTGATTATTACTTTGAGAAAAGAAAAGAAGCAAAAGGTAATAGAAAAAGAGTTGATACTGAAAAAGAATATCTTAATAAGATTCTAGAAGTCAGAAAAGCTGGTATTTCTAAAGAAAATTTTAAAGAAGACTAATCGTATTTTAATCGGATATAATAGATAGTTATATAAATCATAATTAAATATTATACCTGATTATCATGCGTAATAAAAATTTAGAAAAGGAAATATTAAGTTATTTAGCACCAGAAGGAAAGCTTATAGCTCAGAGATGTTTAGTAAGAGTTCTTCAGAAAAGAGGTTGGTATGACTATTTGAAAAGTTTGTATACCGACCTTTCTTTTCCTGAAGGACATTACCAGTTTATAAGAGAGATTCTCTATAGACTACTTAATGGTATTGATGAAAGACCAAAGTGCAAAATCTGTGGAGCTCCACTAGTGTTCAATACTGTATTCCCAAATTATTGTTCTAGGAAATGTTCTAATGCTGACCCAGAAGTTTTAGAAAAGAATAGAGAAGCTGTTAGAAGAGTTCAAAGAAAAAATTATGAGACTAGGGGGGAAGAAATTCTAGCAAAAAGAAAAGCTACAATAAAAGAACGATATGGAGTTGAAACAAATACTCCTTATGGGATTCCAGAAGTCCAAGAAAAAATAAAAAAAGTTATTAAAGAAAAATTTGGAGTTGATACTGTTTTAAAACTAGAAAGTACTAGAGAAAAAAGAATAGAAACTTCTAGAAGAAAATCAGAACTTTTACAAAAAGAAAGAGGATTTGATATTGAATATTTACCGAATGGCAATATTTTGGTTAAGAATGGATGTGAAATCCATGGTGATATTGAAGTAACAACTGGATTCTTTAATAATAGAACAAAACCAGAAAGAATATTATTTGCTCCATTATGTCCAAAATGTAATCCAGAAAGACCAAATGGTTCTTATATAGAAACTTTTATAGAAAATCTATTAAAAGAAAATAATGTTGAATATATTCTTCATGACCATAAGATATTAGAAGGCAAAGAACTCGATTTCTATATTCCATCAAAAAATATTGCTATTGAATGCAATGGAGTCTTTTGGCATTCAGAAACTTTTCTTTCTGATAAGAATTATCATCAAACTAAATCAATCTTAGCTCAAAAGAAAGGAATTCAGATATTGCATATTTGGGAAGATGATTTTAATTATAATAGAGAAATAATAGTTTCTATGATTAAATCAAAATTAGGTCTTCTCAAAAATAAAATTTATGCAAGAGATTGTGAAATTCAAGAAGTATCATCTAAAATATCCAGAAATTTTTTAGAGAAAAATCATATTCAAGGACCAATCAATTCTAGTTTAAGATATGGTTTGTATCATCAAAATGAATTAGTAGCATTAATGACTTTTGGTCAACTTAGAAAATGTTTGGGAAGTGAATCTAAAGAAGGTGTATATGAACTTTATCGATATGCTACTAAATTATATACAAAAGTTATCGGCGGAGCTTCTAAATTATTAAAGCATTTTGAAAAATCAAATCCAGATTATAAAGAAATTATTTCATATGCTAAATTTGATTATAGTCATGGTAATCTTTATTATAAATTGGGATTTGAATTTGAAAAATTATCTGGACCAAATTATTTTTGGGTAATCAAATATAAAAGAGAAAATAGATTCAAATATCGAAAGAATGTAATTTCTACTGAAGAAACCGCTGATAAAACTGAAGTACAAATTATGCATAATAAAAACTATTTTAGATGTTATGATAGTGGAAGCTTAAAATTTGTAAAAAAGAATCCAAATCAAATTTAAAAAATATTAAAAAGATGAATAGAATTTTCTTGTTTATCTTTTTATTTTTATATTTGCTTCATCATTTAAAAACAAAAGACTATGGAACAATTTGAACCAATTACTACTAGAAAAATAGGTTCTGAAGATAATTCAGATTATACTAGAAATAGTGTCATTGACAATCATCGAATCTTCATTGAGTATCAAGTCAAATTCTACTCTAGAGATTTAGGTCTAGTTTATAAGCTAAGACCTTATGGTGAAGAAACTACTTATTATAAGGAGAAATTTAAATTTGAAGTTCCGTCTAATACAAATGTAGAGTTCCAGCAATTTTCAAACATTATTTTTGGGTTGTCTTTAAAGGAGTTTTCTAAAGATGGTGCTCTTTCTAAAGTATCACACGGATTTGTCGATTTTCAAAAATTGTTAAGAAAGGATGTTCTTATCAAGTCAATAGTCCCAACTGGACAATATGAGTTAGTAACTACTGAAAAAGGTGAAATAGTAAAAAAGAAATAAGATGAACATTGCAGAACTTTTAGAATTTGTTAATCTTCTTAAAAAGAAGCTTAACTATGCTGGCTCTAATATATGTTCAAGAGTTACTGGCAACGGAGTTTTGATAGACTATGAAGGCCAAATTATTCCTATAGACATTTTTATAGGTTATTATTCTATTGCAATTTGTTTTGATATAGATGATGAGACAGAAGGAATTGTTAATGAGATGGCTAAGTGGGTTATTACAATTAATTCAGACCTTTTTGCTGGAAAGTCAAAAGAATATAAAGAGAATTTTGTAACTAAACTTGTAAATGAAATTAGAACTGTAGTTTCAAGAGGAGATTGGTAAGATGAAAGTTGTAAAATCACATGTCAAAAATGCAGAGCAGATTTACTTTTTAGAGAATCATTGTGACCGAGAAGCTGTCTATATCAAAGACCTTCTCAAAGAAGTTGGTATCACTCAGAAAGAGTTTAAAGAACTAGACCACAGTTATTTGATTGATAGCATTTGTGTTCCTCTAAAGAGAGATGCAGAAACTTTTAAAGAAGAAACTAAAGAATTCTTAAAAGAACTAGTTACATACACTAGAGTTCATCCAATAGATTCATTCTGGGATTTAAAAAAACCTAGACCAGAACTGTTTGAATCTTATGTAAAAATCTTTAGTGATTTGTCTTACTTGAATGTCTTTACTTCGGAGTGGAAGATTCTTTCTAATGAATTATTTGGAAGGCTATAGAACTTTAAAAATTGTTAAAAAGTGAGCTAAGATTTTTCTAGTTCGCTTTTTTGATTTATTTTTGCACTGTTAAACAATTAATTATTAATCAAAAAACAAAAGATTATGAAGAAGTGGTATTTTAAATTCTGTTTTGTTCTGGTGACATTGTTCACTATTGGAACGTCTGTTAAGGCTCAGTACACTCAAGAGTTTATTGATGAGTTCTTGAAAATGGCTGAAAGCATTGACAAGTATGAAACTCTCTATTACACTTATCAAGAAGGAAAGGTTTTCTTCAGAGGTTGGATGAACACAAAAACTCACCAGATTCAAGGACCTGCTCGTCAGACTGACAATTCAATCAGTTTGCAGAAAACTGGATTTATGGCAAATGGAAAGATGTATGGTCTCTGTAAGTATGAAGACTTTGATCGAGAAACTCGAGGCATGTACAATAGAAACAAGCTTAATGGATATTTTAAGAATCGAGAAAAACAAAAAGGATACGATTATGTTTGCAAAGATGTGAATGGCAGATTGTGGGGATTCTTCAAGGCAGCTGCATTCAAAGATAAAGTTGAAGTCCACCCTACAGGATTTTTCAGAGGTGACAAGTCATTCATATCATATAAAGATTCTATTCAAAAAATTTATGACAACTATGATAAGAGCAACTATATCATAATTAAAGACAAACCTTTAGATGAAGGATTGTACACCGGTGGAAAGACTCCAGAACCCACTAAATATACTGAACATGGACCGGTCCTTTTTGTTAGAGAAAACCATTATAAACCGGCATTTGAATCTTACTTCATCACATCAGCACCTAACAGAATGCAAACGGAATATTCAGGTGTAACTTATGACAGTAAGTACAAGCATTTGACAAGAAGACCTGATGGAATCTATATTGGAAAATATATTGAACAGAATTTTAGTGATGTTGAAGAATCATACTATGATGACAAGCATGGGAATGACATTTTCTATTCTGACTTTACTAATGCTCATCAATATTCATTCTTCTATTCTGAAGACTACAAAGAAGAACACAAACACGGTTATGAGATTATGCAGGAAACTGACTATGACACTACTATAACTTTAGTCAAGTGGGAATATGGTGATATGAAAGAGTTTTGGCGAGTCAACATGAGTGAAGGAGAATACTGGCATTTCAAAGTCGATTACTATGGCCTGTCATTCAATAGAGATTTCAAAGGTTGGAATGGTGTAGGTGTTTATGTTTGTTGGACACAAGCCTATGAAAAGGCTAAGTTGGGTGTTTATATTCGAGATGGCAAATATGTGGTCCAAAAAGGATTCAATCCAACTATTCCTGGAGATAAGGTCTATGAACAAGCTAAAGAAAAAGTAGTAAGATTACCTAATCACGTCAAGTTCTAATGATAATATTTAACGGTTCATTATTGATACTTTTGGGAATCACTGGTCTGTACAAAACTTATTTTTCTAAATCAAAAGACAAGCTGATTTGTACAGACCAGCTTAAATTTGTATCATTATTCATAATTTTAGCCGGTCTGTTTTTAATCATGATGTCTACTTTAAAATAAAAGTAAAATGAAAGATTTTCTAGGTCAAGAAATAAAAGTAGGTGACAAGATAGTTGTTTTAGAAAGTAAGAAGACTTCTTCTTGGTATGAATCTGGTGAGGTCATTGGTCTTACTGATAAGATGGTCAAGGTCAGATATCCCAATCCAAGATACCTTTATAAGAATGAAACCATCAAATGCTCAGACAAACTTATAGTAGTCAACAATATAGTTTCTAAAGTTGAAGAAGAAAAACTTCAGGAAGCTATAGACAATCATCCAGTCAAACTGACAATGTTAGTCTATGATTCTTATTTTGAATCAGAAATTGTTCATCCTGGTGGCAAGTACTTTTCTCTTTATGATGAAAAACTAAAACAAATCAGAGTTTCTGTAGATTTGAGTGTTCATCCAGGTCAGATTTTGAATTGGAAACCAGGAACTAAAGGATTTAATTTATTCTTAAAAGTTGTTGATACCGGACTTTATACTTTATACAATTCTAAAGGAGAATGTATTTCAGAAATAAATGGATATGTTCCTAACAAGCTTATTCCAGAAAAGGATGGTTATGGTGACTATATTGACTTGCATATCAATGATAGTGGTCTTATAACTAACTGGTATGAAAATCCATCATTTGAAGAGTTTACTTTTAAAACTAAATAAGTATGACTGGCTTGATTTTAATTTTTATTCTTATTGCATTGTTCATGATATCTACTCATAGGTTAATGGATGATAAGTTATTAGAGAATGCTAATAGGTACAACAAGTACAAAATCTATTCTTATCAAGGATACAGAGATGTGTTTACTCGATACTTTGTCAAGAGAGTAGTTTGTTATGCTTGGTGGTTAATACCAATTTATGTGACTCTTAATGAAAAAGAGAGTGGTTGTTCTATGTTAGATGAGAAATATAATATTCGGTTCTTTGATTCTATAGAAGAAACTGAACAGACTATGAAAGAATTATACGAAACAAGAGGAACGAAACCTAAAATCAAAAGAGTAAAATGAATCCAGGATTTTTAGCTTTTATTATTGTTATTGCAGTTCTATGGGCATCATCTTTTGCCAGTACTTATGAAAGCAATACTAAGAACTGCTATAACAAGTACAAAATCTACATGAAGATTGAAAATGATACCTACGTATCTTATTACGCTAAAGTAGTAACTTGGTATTTGTTTTGGATAATTCCAATGTATGAGACTTTGAAAGAACATCATTTTAATAATTCTTATTGGGTTGAAGAAACTATGTACTGGGATACTGAAGAAGCTTGTAAGAAGTTTTTAGAAGTTAAGTACAATTGTGACAAGAAAGAACCTAAGACAGTAAAGCATTTGAAAGTTTATAGTAAGAAATAAAGCTGGTTAATTAATCATTTTTAAAGTCTTTTAATATAATAAATATTAAAAGACTTTTTTGCAAATGGACAATAACATAGCTATTACTGATGATTATATTTTAAAACTTTTGATAAAAGAAAATGGTAATCTGAATACATGTAGAATAAAAATACCATGGCTTAAGAAACATGGAATTTATGATTATTTAATTAATAGGTTTCCAGGTATATCTGATATACAAAAAATAGTTTATTGGATTAATAATAAAATGGAATCAAATCCAATTTGTTCTATATGTGGAAAAGAAAATATTAGATTCAAATCTTTTTCTGCTGGATACTATTCAACATGCTCTCAAAAATGTACTAAAGAATTAGATATCGAAACTTCACAATTAAAAAATCTTACTGATGAAGATATTTTAAAAATTGCTTATGACAAATATGGAAGGATAAGTCCAGAACATGTTAAAGAAAGATGGTTAAAATTACATGGATATTACGATTATATAATGTCTAGATATGATGATTCTGAAAGTATCTGTGAAACTTTCTATAGGATTATTCATAAAATTGAAATTAGACCTACTTGTAAAGAATGTGGTAATGCTGTAAATTTTATTGGGAAAGATATTGGATATAGACAGTTTTGTTGCAATGATTGCGCCAATAAAAATGAAGGAACTAATATTAAGAAAAAGGACAAAGGAATTAAAAGCCTAATAGAATCTTATAAAAAGAGATTCAATCTGGACATTGAAGTTCCTAGTGGAGAATTAAGAGAAAAGGTTTTTGTTTTAAATTATTGTCCAAATCATCCTAGAATAGAATTAACTTGGCTTCAATTAGGAAATAGATTAAAGCAACATAGAAATTTGTGTATTAATTGTTCTCCAGAAAGAAACAGTGAAACTTCTATCGAAACAAGAATAAAAAATATTTTAGATGAATTTGGAATCAATTATATCCAACATAATAGAAATATATTAAAACCAAGAGAATTAGATTTTTATTTTGAAATCGACAATATTAAATATGGGATAGAGTGTAATGGAGTATATTGGCATCAAGGTTTACATGGAAAAGCTTTGCATTTAGAAAAAAGAAAATTAGCTGAAAAAAATAATATAAGGCTTTTATCTTTATGGGAAGATGATATAAAATATTCATTAGAAAAAATTAGATGGTTCTTACAAACTAAATGTCAAAAAAATAAAAAAATTTATGCAAGACTTTGTCAAATAAAGGAGGTATCTTCTAAAGAATCCAAAGAATTTTTAAATAATTATCATCTTCAAAATAATTGTAATGCTCCTATAAGATTAGGATTATATTATAAAGATGAATTAGTTCAATTGATGACTTTTGGAAAATTACGAAAGAACCTTGGTTCGAAATCAAAAGAAGGAGTTTTTGAATTATATAGGTTGTGTTCTAAAGGAGGATATTCTATAATTGGTGGACCATCAAAAATCTTATCATATTTTAAAAAACATTATTCATGGAATTCTTTAATCACTTATTGTCATTGTGATATAAGTAATGGTGACATTTATGAAAAATTAGGTTTTTCTTTTGTCAAAGACTGTGGACAAGGATATACATATGCTCATTATAAAACTGATTATAAAAGAATCAATAGATTCAATTTAAGAAAAAGTATAATAGATGATGGCAGTGGTCGAACAGCAAATGAAATATTAGAAGACCAAAAATATTTTAAATGTTATGATTCCGGAGTAAAAAAATATGAATTAAAAAATAATTAAGGCAATGGCAGAATTTTATAATATAGACCCTTGGGAATGTTCTCTTGAAGAATTAGAAAAAAATGTTAATTCTCTTCAAGCATTAAGTGAGTTTTGGGACTCGATGCAGTTGGGTTCAAAGTTAATTTTGAATAGTAGTTACGGGGCTTGTGCGTCTAAATGGTTCTTTATGCATAATGTTGATGTTGCTGAAGCCATTACTTTGCAAGGTCAAGACCTTAATCATTATAGTGAAGATACTATTAACAAGTATATCAATGAACAGTTTGTTAAAGACGTTGCTCAAGGAAAATTTGATGAGTATAATGCTTCGGTTGAAAAATGTAAATTCATAAAGGCTACGGCTTCACATGGTTTGCCTACTGCAGCAGTTGGTGGTGATACTGATTCTATTTATGTTACTTTTGACCCAATCATCAAGCATATTAATGTTCCTAAAGATAAAGCAGTTCATTTTTGTGTAGATGTTACTAATAAAGGTCTTGGACCTTATCTTGATTCTTCTTATAATGAATATGCTAAGAGATATAACTGTGACAAGAACTACCAAGCATTCGAGCTTGAAAAGATAGCTAGAACTTGTCTTTACTATGCTAAGAAGAAATATTCGATGGAAGTCTGTTGGGAAGAACCTAACATCTTCTTGACTCCAATGTCTCATGTAATCTACAAAGGTCTTGAAGTTGTTCAAGGTTCAACTCCAAAATATGCTCGGGAATGCCAGATAGACTTCATCAAGTTTGTCCATAAGTGTTTTTATGAGACTGAGAAGAAACCATCATATTCAGATTGCATAGCTAAACTTAAAGAATATAAAACAAAGTTCATGTTACAAGACCCTAATGATATATGTAAAGGTCAGAACATTGGTGACTATGAGAAGTTTATTGTGAATGACAAACCACAGAATGGAGCATTTGAATATAAGCTTCATTGTCCAATCCATGTGAAAGCCGCAGGTCTTGGAAACTATATGTTGTTCAAGAACAAGAAGTTCTTGTCTAAGTACTCAATATTGAAGACAAGTTCGAAGTGCAAATTCTATTATACAACAGACCCAGTGGTTGAAGTCTTTGGTTTTGAACCTGGTAAATTTCCAGCGGAATACGCTCCGGGCGTCGACTACGAAATACAATTCCAGAAAGTAATTCTAGACCCACTCAATAGGTTAATTTCCGATGTTCTTGGTTATCAACCGTTGAATCCAGCTTTGACTTTCACTAATGCATTGTTTTAAAGAATGTTAAAGATTTCAAAATATAGTGGATGAATTTTTCTAGTTCATCTACTTTTTGTATATTTGCCGTAGGTAAGATAATAAGAAACTTAAAAATTGGAATTATGAGAAAGATTGGATTTGCTAACAAGATGTTTACTTTATGGGAAGTGACAGTTCTTCCTCAATATACTCAGTTTGGAACTGCAACAGTTCATACTAGTGATTTAGTTCACAATGGATATTTACAAAACATATGCATCTCTGAGTCAAAATGTAGAGAGCTTTACCCTGACTTTGACAAAATGTTTGATGAGACTTTAAGAGGAAAGTCTCAATCGTTTGATGTCTCTACTAATGATACTGAAGCTGATTGGTGCGGTAATGGTTACAGTATGGTCAGAACATTTATCAGAGGCAAGTATGAAGGTTTGAGTATTGATGAGGTTTTTAATATTGACCCTTCTTATCTAGTATGGTTCAGAGATTTCATGAATGTTGCAGGGAATCGATACAATGAGATTCTGAAAGTGAATATTGAGAAATTTGAGTCTTTGAAAGTATGGGAAGAGAAAAAGTTCAATGAGAATCTTTTAGCTTTGAACAAGGCTTTTGAACGTTGCAATACAGAAGATGAGTTTGAAATCAGCTTCATAGCAGAGAACAATCCAAGGTCACCTGAAGATTGTGATAGTTTTTATATGACAAAGGTTGAAACTTCAACTGGTGAAATCATGAATTGGAAAGACCCAAATTGCTTGATGCACAAGAAGTTCTTTGAGTTTGACTACTCTCAACTTTCTTTAAGAGATTGTTATGAAGATATGAACATCTATTACCTGAAGTTGAATGGTAAGAACAAGCTTGTCAAGAATCGTGAAGTGACTTTGAGAGTCAAGAAGACTTCTGAGAGAGTTGAAGAACGCCAGCTCAGTGAGTACTTTAAAGTGATTGAAGTATTGAATATCAAATCAGTTAAAAAATAAGAGGTTATGTGTCAGTACAATATTCCTGGAGATATAGATGAGTTGTTTGCAAATGGCAACAGAAATTATTCAATAATAGATTATTCTATAGAGGGAATGGACAATGAAGAATCTATGGATTTCTTTTTAGACTTTATTGGTGTTCCTCAAAAGAATATTGTTTTAGATGATGGGACACAAGTCTATCTGGTTTATGAAGATTATGATTATGAACTTAAGATTGATGCTGGCGGACTTGGAGATTTCTTCTCACATTCATTTGAAGTAACAATTTGCAAACCAGAAGAACAAGAACAGTAACATATGAATATCAGAAACTTAAGTAAAGCTCTAGATATTGCTGACAGAATAGCAGCAATTGATTCCCTTATAAAGGCTATCAATGAAGATGGCAATCTGAAAATCATCAATGCTAACAATGATTATGACAGACTTGATAAAGAGTTCAACCAAGACCTTAGAAAACTTTTAGTAAAACAAAGAGACAAGTTAATAGTAGAGTACAAACGTTTAGATAAAGAAGAATAATGGAGAATTTAAGAAAAATACCTATAAAGATAGGAATTATTGATAATGATTTTTATCAAGGAACTTTAAGAGCTCAGATTGAAGAACTTCAGAAGAACAGAGAAGTTGATATTGAATTAGTTGATGCTGAAGAACTTAAGAATGAAGAACTTGAAGAAGCTCCAGTCATCTTAAGCAAGACTTATGAGAACCGACCAATTTGGTTAGAACCCGTGAAACCTTGTAAAGGCAAGAACAGTAAATGCGATGTCTGCTATGAAAAGCAGATTGCTAAGAGGAGAAAGAAAAATAAGAACAAGAAAACACATATGAGAAAATAATCATGCTAGTTCCATTTACAGTAATAGCAAGTGTGACAATTATCTTGATAGTGATATGGGTACAATATATGGATAATCTTCCTAAAAATTTTGATGAAGATTATTGCAAATACAATCACTATAGAATCTATCAAGTAGATGAGATAGACCGTTCTTATTATATAGTGAAAGTCATTAAATATAAGCTTTTAGGAATTTTTCCCATGTGGCAAATGATTTATGACATGGTTGACAGACAAACTGGATGTTATATCATTAAAAGATTTTCTACTATAGAGAACTCTAAAAAATGCAGTGATAACTTTTATGCTAAATATCTTGCTACAATGCCAGATAAACTTGTATCTAAGAAAACATTAGTCATTGAAAAATAGAAAGACATGAATATTCAAGTACCATATAAAAATCAGATTAGTGGTTTTCTCATTGTCAAAGATGGGATTAAGACCATTAAAGAATGTCTAAATGCTTTGGCACAAATTGCATCTGAGATTGTAGTTGTTGACACAGGTTCTACTGATGGAACTTTAGAGTTTTTGAGAAGTTATCCACAAGAGAACTTCAAAATATTTACATATAAGTGGCATGATGATTTTGCCACAGCTAGGAACTTTGCACTCAAACACTGTTCTTGTGCTTGGGTCTTCTTTGTAGATGCTGATGAGATTCTTACACCTGAAGGAATTGCTTGCATTAAAGACCTTCAAGAACATGACTTCTATGATAAAGTTGCTTACTGGATAGAGAATACAGAAGAGTTTTATTATGCACCTAGATTAGAGTTGTTCAGTACTGATTTAGGTCTTCAGTTCAAAGGTCGTGTTCATGAATATCTAGATGGCTCTGAATTACCTCAAGACAAGATAGGTATTGTCTCTACTGGAATAAAACATCTGAAGACGGTTGAAGAAGTTCATGAAAGAGCAATTAAGTACTTCAATATAGCAGAACAAGCTTTAAAAGCTAATGAGCTGAATACTGTCAGAGATTTTTACTTTTATGGAATGTCTGCTCAGATGGCCGGAAAACACGATTTAGCCTGGGCTGCGTTTGACATTGCCATCAGAATGCATAAGCTAAGACCAGCTTGGCTTATATCAGATGTCGTCAATTGTTATGACTCTATAGCAATGTATTATCAGAATAATGGAAAGTTACAACAAGCTATAGAGACTTGGCTAACTTCTATAGAATTGTTCCCAAGATATGACATCTTCTATTTTGTAGCTGAATGTTGTGTCCAGCTTTACCAATACAGAAATGCTTCTTATTATCTTAGCAGAGCTAAAGAGCTTATGGAAATCCAGAAGAACCCTTGTGAGAAGTTCTTTGTCTCTAAACTTCTTGAGACAAAGTTCATACCTGAACTAGAAGAAAAAATCAAAAAAGAAATAGTATGAAAAATCTAGAAGTCCACTTGAACTGGAAATGGTTCTTGAATTACTTTGATATCCTCAAGAGTATCTACCACACTGGTTACTTTCTTATCAGACACCAAGAAATAGTTTGTTGGAAACCAACGTTTGCTGAAGCCTTTCAAGAAGGCATGAAAAAGAAATGGCCTCAAGGAACTTTCTCTGTACAAGGTTTTGAAGACGTTGACCCAGGAATCACTATAAGCATTCCTAGAGTAAGATTTTAAACTAGGAATAGATTTACTCAATCGAAATCAAAAGCTTCTATAGAACGTTTAAAATTGATTTTAGAAGATGCCAAGAAAGCCAAAAGAAGAATCTGAAAAGAAAGTCAAAGAGAAAAAACCTAAAGTAGTCAAAGAGAAAAAAGAAAAGTCTGATGAAATAGGTCTGTTTGACATTATCAATTATATTTTCTGTAATCCATCTAAGCTTAGAGAAGTTCCAAAGAGTCTTTTAGATAGAAACTTCTTCATGATTAACCGAATGCTTGGTATAGGGTTTCCTATGCAAGCAAATGCTTTCCAATTGAATTGTATCAACAATGTTGAAATCATCTATTGTTGGTCTGATTTCATGAGAGCAAAAGGTTATACACGAGTTCCAGGATTCATATTTACTAAAGGAGTTCAAAGAACAAAAGCTGAGACCGAATCTAAGAAGAAAGTTCCTGAATCAGTAATCAAAGAATATGCTAAGACATATAAACTAAGCTTGAAGGATATTCATAGTGCACTTAAGATGTTTCCTGAACAGATGGAATCTGATTTGCTTAAGTTCAAGAATAAGATTGAAGGCAACAACTTTGTAAAAGAAACAAAAAAGAAAAAATAAGATGAGGAAAACTGTAAAAGACTCAGAAGTTGAAGTTCAAGAAGTTGGAACTAAAATCAAATGGTTCAAAGCACCAGAGATTCATGAACTTCAGAATGCAATTGAGAAAGGAAAAATCAAGATAAAGAAACATGTTGATATTCGAAAGATGAGTATCATACGTGTAGACCATGTGACAATCAACATCCAGATTGATGATGTCATCTACAAGTTAGAAGACAATACTAACAACAACTACATTGCTGAATGGAAGAAAGGTCCTGGTCACTTTATCAGAAAAGACATCCGTAAAGGAAATGTTGTCTTAAGTGGAAAAGAGATAGGCCCTTATGTCGAAATCTGTTATGCAAGTAAAGATGGTTTCTTGAAGAAAGCTCTTATACGTGTAGCTTATGAGCTGACTGATTCAGAGCTTACAGAAGAAGGTCTTGTTGAAGAGATTAAGAAATGGGATTCTTACAATATCCTTCATGGAAAGATTCAAGGTCTTTATTATACAATCATCAAGATTGTGGGTGCTAATGAAGACTACTCTAAAAAAGAAATTCTGACAAAAGACCTTGAAAATCTTGAAGAACTTGCTGCTACTACAGACTTTGTTGAATATCAGGCTGAAGACTCTACAGTCGAAGAAAGCTCTAATCCTTTATTCTAATGGAAGTTACAAAAGAAGTTTACCAAATAACATGCAACAAAGAACAACTTAAGATTATATCTCAAGCTATTGAATGTTGGAGCCGAAGATTGAGCGGACAACTTGATTCTTTTGGTGACAAAGTCATAGAGAACTTGTTATGGAATCTTTTGGATAAAGTTCCTAGAGACAAAGATGGTAAGTTCTCTGATGAAGAGTTTAACAAGTATCTAGAGAATAAAGAGCTTGTCAATGAACATCTTAAGGCTATCAAGAACATTCTGTTTCCAGAATTTGCTAGATATCCGGGAGCTTCGTATGGATATAACAATACTCCAGATATAGGAAACTCTTATCAGATTTACAGGACTATTGAATATGTTCTAGCTAAAGAAAGAGAAGCTGAAGCTAAGGCCACGGGTAAAGAACATGGATATGATTGTTATTTAAGTCCAGCATTGCCAAGTGGAAATTTGGGTACAATTAAAGTAGAAAAGATAGAACCATGAAAGACTGTTTTAAAATCAACAAAGTAGGAACTTTAGTTTTTGTAAGTTATAAAGATGAAGTCATTTTCAATATTGGGGAGATTTCTTCAATAGAACCTCATTATCCTGGAGAAGAAGGAACAACTCATGCTGTACATTTGATAATGAATAACCAAAGTACAATGCGGTTGTTAGACATCAAATTAGAAGACATGCAAGAACTTTTTGAAGAGATTGACAAAGTCCTTTTACAAAAGAACTCTCAAGCTTTATTCGAGATGTTTAAAGTGGATGATGAAGAAAGTGTTTCCATGCCTTCTAAGTATAAAACAGTAAATGTTCCTTTGTAAAAGAAAATACATAAGGAGAAACAATCCTTTTTTACTTAAATGAGAAAGAATGTTAATGAAGATGAAATCTCCTTCAATATAGGTCTAAAAAACATGAGACAATCTGACAATGGCAACCTTAGAGGAACTATGATTCAGTTCTTCAATTTCATAGAAGGTGTCAAGACACGTTACAAGAACTTGCACTGGGCTGAAACAGTAAAGTCAAGACATGAGACTATAGATGATTTTCTTAACGAAATCTCAAGTTTTGAAGATGAGTTAGCAGAATCATATCAAGGTTCTACAAGTCAGTTCAATCCTACTGATATAGTTGGTATCAATCTTCCTATAGAATGTCCTGTAAATTTAGCAACGGTTCTTAAAGAAAGAGTTATGCTGCTCAGAGATATTCTAGACAAGGACCCTGAATATGTTGGAGAGGTTTCACTCATTGATGATTTTCTTATTAAGATAAAGAAATTCGGTAGTTACCTGATGAGAATGGAGTAAAATACCATTCTCATCATTAGTCATAACAAAATAAAATGATAAAGGATATAGAAGAACTTAAAGAACTAGGTTTTGAGAAAGCTTGTTCTTTTTTAAGAACATGTCGTGTCTATGAAAAAATTGACATGTTTTATTTTAAAGTCAAGATAGTTTCTAAAAATTCAGTAGAGTTCTACAAGTCTAATGGAAAGTTAATCAAACCAGAAGACATTATTCTTTCTAAGATGTGGAGAGAACCTATTGAAGACCTTTCTAAAGTCATACTGACTGCAGAGAACCTTCAAGATTTTGTAGGATATACATTTGGATTCTTTTTCTTACCTTGTGAGAAACCTCTTAAAGTTTCTTATTCAATTGCATACAACAATGGATTCAAGTATTTCTTGAATGATGTCTTCTTCGACAACAAGAAACTTGATTTTGTCAAAGATGAAAGGTTCTTGACATTAGACTTCAATGAATTGTTCAGTTCATATCTAGTCTCTACTAAAGGTTCTGAACTGTACTTAGACAAGTTTTCTGCTGATGTCTTTGAATTCAATGAAAACTATCTAGAAGAGATTATCAACAATGCTCCTGACAGGACTTACAAAGACATGACTGAATTCTTGATTTGGAACTTCTCTTATAAAGATGTTCCTTTGATTGAAGAAGACATTGTTGCTGATGAGAAACCTGAAGGATATATCTTCAAGAATGGTAATGACATTTATCAGATAATCTTCAAAGAATCTGAAGTCAAGTTCTCTGAACAGTCTAAGCTTGGTATGGAGCTTACTATCCTCAACTTCTGTAAATGGATTAAGACTATAGACTATGGTGACTTGATTACAGCTTCTTATGTAGAGAGTGTTTGCAACCTCTTCGAAAAGTATTTGAAATATGGAAACATAGACGAGAAGTACTATCATATCACTCCAGAAGAATTAGAAGCACCTACATTTGGTTATTATGCAGGAACTTGTTATGAGTTTATTCCAAACAAGTTTGTGAGAGAAGTTTGTATGAGCAACAAGCTTTATGAGAACATTTTCAAGATTCTTCTGAATGGATTGAGAAGACAGAAGTTGAAGAACAGTTATCAGCTTATTAATATAGAAGCTCAAGCAATCTGGAATTCTCTTGTCAAGACTATCCAGATTTCCACAATGGGTGACTATAGTAGCTTGATAAGTCTCAATAAATACTAGTGAGAATTAACCTTTAATATTTCAGAGGAGTTCATACTACACTAGTTCGCGACGATGTTTAGTTCCTGCTTCTCTTAAAGAATAGGTTTAAGGCTAGGATACGGTGTTCTTTTTTGATTGCAAAACCGGATTCCTAGCCTTCTCAGTCTTTAATAAAAAGCAAAATTCCAGCATACATATTCGTATGAAATCGAACATACTTTACATACATGGTTTTGCAAGTTCTCCTAACTCAAGAACAGTCAGACTTTTAGAACTTGCTTTATCTGAATACAATATCATAGCGCCTGAAGTATCTAGCGACGTCCAGGATTCAATAAACTACATCAATAAAGTAATTAATAACAAAGAGATAGACCTTATCATAGGGACGTCCCTAGGTGGTTTCTATGCTTTGTCATGTAATAACATAGGAATACCAGTTGTTGTAGTCAATCCTGCAGTGAATCCAACTCAAGACTTAAGACAGTTCTTAGGAGAGAACAAGTACTTGAATCCAAGAAAAGACAAGGCGGTTTCATTTGAGTTTAAAGAATATGACTTGAATAAGTTCGGAAGATATGAAGCTAAGTTAGATGATAAGATAGAGCTTAACAAGAATCTTATCTGGGCGATTCTTTCAAACAGAGATGAGACTATCAAGAAATCTAATGATGAGTTCTTTAAAGAGAGATTGAAAGAAGGTCATATCATCATTACTGATGAGATTGGACATAGGCTTGAAGATGATTATATACTTCACGACCTTAGGGATTTGATAATTAACATTTTAGAGAATGATGAATATAGGAATCCAGAACTAGAGCAAGATATTGTCTATGAATCACTTAATGAGATGGAAGCTGGGCCTTTATTTGAAAGCTTTAAGACTCTATGGCCTGATGATGAAGAGATGAAGCTCAAGTACATTAATGAAATTTGGGATGACTTACAAAGAGCTTATTCTTACATAGGTGGCTTTGCCACCGCTAAGACTAAAGAAGAGTTGTTGAGAAAAGCAGATATCTGGAAATTATGCTTCAAGAATGGTAAATTAGTTGCTTTTAGTTTATATAAAGACACTAAGTTTGGTAGAAAGTCTATATGTGGTGCAACTGACAATACCGAACTAGGCAAAGTCTGATTCCAAAAAATCATCGAAGAAGACATCAGAGAAAAGAACCGTGCAGTCTATACTGAAGTTTCTGGGAAGATGGAACATTATTTTAGAAAATATAATGCTCCTCTTATCTCTTATGAGCTTGTCAAGCATATTCTTTTAGGTAAAGACATTGACCAAGAGATTGATATTGAAGATGAGAAGAATCAACTCTATGATTTTGATAAAGACTATCACTATTACAGAGTTCTGAAAGACGGAAACCGCCATAGAAAAATCATGGTAGGAAATTTAAAGGGATTTAATCAAATCCCTTTAGAGTTCTATAAACATTGATAATTTTTAATTTAGTAGCCTATGAACCAATTCTTACAAAATGTTATTTTCTTTTACATATTAAAGAATCCAGCCCTAGCAATGAAATGCAGAGGAGAATTCTTTGATGCAACATACTTGAAAATTCTTTTTGATATTCTAAAACCATTTGCTCTTCAATATAAAGAATGTCCAACATTCATACAAGCAGTCGACCTAGTCAAGTCTGAAGGAAAAGACAATGTAGTTCCAGTTGATGCTATTGAAATGATTTATCAACATTTAGACAAGCTTTCTCAATATGAAAAAGATTGGCTCGAGTCAAATGTCAAAGCTTGGTTGACATGGTCTAATACAATGAGAGGTCTTAGGACAACAATTGGTTATGTCAAGACTATCTCACCTGATATCACTATAGAGAATTATCAAGAGATTAATGAGAAGATTAAGACTATCTTCAATAGTGAGACTCAGATGACTTTTGATGATGATGAAGGTTCAGACTTCTTCAATCCAGAAGAACATCAAGTAAAAAATCTTAAAAGGACTAGTACTGGATATCCATTCTTAGACTTGTGTTCTAAAGGAGGTTATTGGAAAGGTTCTTTATGGTGTTTAGCTGGAGCACCTAAAGTTGGTAAGTCGATATGGCTTCAGAACTTATGTGCTAAGAGTGTAAGTGCTGGACATGACTCGGCTTATATCTCACTAGAACTTCAAGTTGAAATGATTAACCAACGTATTGGTGCTAACTTGTTCAATATCTCTACATATGATTATGATAAAGTTGTAGCTGATACTGAAGCATTCAAACAAAAAATAAAAGCTTATTTTGATTCATTGCTTATAACACCTGGAAAGTTATGGGTCAAAGAGTTTCCAACTTCATCTGCTAGTGTGTTTGATTTGGAAGCTGCTTTATTAAAGAAAGAAGAACAACTTAGCTTGCCCGGAAAACCATTTAAGTTCAAGAATATCTTTGTTGACTATATCAATATTCTTAAGAACTATAGGAATCCAAATTCTGAAAACACTTATCTGAAAATCAAACAGCTAGCAGAAGACTTGAGAGCTATGGCTCAAAGAAACAATTGGTGTGTAATAACAGCAACACAAACAAATAGAGCACAAGCTGGAGCTGTTGACATGGGTTATTCTAGTATTGGAGAGTCATATGGGCTTATAGCTACCGTCGACATGTTGTTCGGTATCATTCGAGATGTTGCAATGCAAGCTAATGGTGAATATTACTTGAAGATTATTGCAAACCGTGCAACAGACCATATGGAAGAACGTAAGAAGTTCTTGCTAGAGAAATCATATTTGAGAATTGAAGAGGACAAGTCAAGTCCAATCATCAATGATGCAGAGATTGTAGACGAATTAGCAAAAGGAACTTGGAACAAGCCTAAAACTCCAGGAGTAGTTATAGATGCTAAGTCTGGAAACAACAATGGCAATATGCCTCAGTTGAATGTTCCACCACAAAGCTTAAGTCAAGCAGACTTGCTAGCTACTGAACTAGTCAATAAGAATCTGTTCAATTTATAAAGAAATGAGGACCTAAGTCCTCATTTCTGTTTTTAATCACTTGACAAAATTCCCATATAATTTTTAACAATTACCTTACAAACAATGGAAAACTGAAATAAGAATTTAATTTTTATTTCAAGTCTCCAAATCAAATATCCTCATGGCAGAAAAATTAGACAAAATGCCTACCCGTAAGATTCTGAACAACTCTTACAATCAAGGTGGGAATGACCAAGTATTTACCTCTTCAATCAAAATTGACCCAGCTGTCTCTGACAGGTATGATGAATCTACAACAGAAGACCCGGCTTTACTTATAGAAAGAAAAGAAACTCAAGAAGAGATTTTCCAAATATTCATTTCTTCTCCTTATGCAAAGAAATATCCTATAGAGAACCTCAAGAAGATAGAGAAGAATGATATTACTAAAGTGTTCTATTATGTCAAAGAAGAACTAGATAAAATCAGAAAGCTTTCCGCCTATGAACTTGTTTTAGCAATCAATGAGTTCTTTGACTTCAATTATAATGTGATTTGGCATGATGTTCTTTCTGTAGAGCTTAAAGGTGAAATATTAGAAGACCTTTATAAGAATCACGGAATGAAATCTAAAATGCAAGTTTCTAAAAAACTTTTCTAAATGACTGAGAAAACTAATTTTGATTTTATTGCACTAGACCTTACTGATGCCTTTGTCATATCAGACATTCACTTAGGCGTCAGAAACAACTCTTTGTCTTGGCAAGAGAATATCAAAGACTATTTTGACAGTTTCTTCATACCATTGATTAAGAAAAACAAGACTAAAGATTCTTTTGTCCTTATATTAGGTGATGTCTTTGATGACCGTAAGTCTATATCAATTGACACTCTCAACTTGACCATAGACATATTAGACAAAGTATCTGAAGTCCTTCCAGTCTATATCATTATAGGAAACCATGACATGTTCAAGCGTTATGACAACAACATCAACTCACTTAAGGTTTTTGAAAGACATAAGTACGTCCATGTTATAAAGACTCCTACAGTAATATGTTCAGCTATAGACCTAGAACATGACTTGATGAACTATGCTTTGTTGTTGCCTCATCAAGGTGATGTCCAAAAAGAATCTAAAATAATCCAAGACTTCTTAGATGATTATGGCTCTTCAGACAAAGAAAGCCCTAACCTGATATTCACTCATACTGACATTGCGGGTCTTAAGTATGACAACAACAAGAACATTAATACTGGAGTAGTCCTCAAGAAGAATGCTAATGTCAAGATATATTCAGGTCATATCCATAAAAGGCAAGAGACTTCTAAAGTGACTTATGTGGGTTCACCTTATCACTTGAGAAGAAGCGACATAGGCAATGACAAAGGCGTATATAGGATAAACTTCTTAAAACCTAAAGACAAACCTAAATTCTTCAAGAACAATTACAGTCCTATATTCCAAAGATGTTTCTATGATGCTATCATAGACTTGACTATCAAGGACCTTAAGAAGATTCTCAAGAACAACTATACAGACATCATAATCAATGAGAGTGATTTGAGGACTTTGAACGTCAATGACTTGTTTGTATCTCTGAATAGTTGTGAAGCAAAAAGAATAGAAATTATAGTCAATAAGAATCTTGAAAGTTCTTTAGAGAACAATGATGAGAACTACCAAGAAATTTCTTTGAATGAACTAATCGAAAACAATATTGACAGTATGAATATAAGTCCTGGAACAAAAAAGAAAATAAAAGACTTGTTCAATTATTATAACACTTTAGCAAATCAAGAATTCAATGAAGAGTAAAAAAGAAACTAAAATAAAAAAGAAGGAATCAGAAATAAAAGTGATTCCTTCTTCTCTTAAAGCTTCAGTTAAAAAGAAGATACCAACTAAAGGAGTAGACCCAAAGTATCTTGGTATTCCTAATATCAATTTCTCTTTGACTGATAAAAATGACAAGAGAGAACCTCAGTTTGCTTATGAGAGAAAGACTAAAGGTTATGACAGGTCAGAACTTTGGTCTTTAGATTCAACAATAGCTAGGTTCATTGCTCCGAGACTTAGAGATTTTGCCGAAGACCATTGTGGATATCCAGCTTGCTTTGTCAATGATAAAGAATGGAGTGAGATATTAGACAAGATGGCTACAGCATTTGAACTCTTGTCTAGTGAGGAGTTTCTTTTTCATTCTAAAGAACAAGATGCTCAAGTTGAAGAAGGACTCGACTTGTTCAGAAAATGGTTTCACTCACTTTGGGATTAAAATAATATGCAGATACTTCATTTAGAATTCAAGAATATAAGTTCATTTGGAGAGAAACTTCAAGTGATAGAATATCCATCAAATGGTAACCTAGTAATGATTAAGGGCGACTCTGGTGTTGGAAAATCAACTTACTTGAATATCACTAAGCTTTTGCTCTTCGGTAAAGCAGACGGCATCTCTAAGAATGCTATCGCTAATCGAGTGAACAAGAATGGATATATCAAAGGGATTGTCAAAGAAGGAGATAAGACTTATATCATAGAAAGAGGATTCCAGCCTACTTATCTGAACATTTTCAAAGAAGATGGAACTAATCTAGATATGGTTGGTATTAAAGATGCTCAATCTTTTATTGACAATGAGATTGTCAAAATGTCATATACTCTATTCTCTAATATTGTCTCTTTGTCACTTATCAATTTCAAGTCATTTTTAAAGATGAGCCCTTATGACCGTAGAGAAATTATAGACAGAGTCTTTTCACTTGAAATCATAAATCATATTTTTGAACTTATCAAAAAAGACATTAAAGAGATTTCGAGCAATATTAATATAGACAATGCTAACATATTCTCTTTGAATGCAACAGTTGAGCAAGGAAAACAAGAGTTAGAGAACATCAAGCAGAATAATGATAGTTCTATCTCAAGCAGTATCCAGAACAATATCAACACTATAGAGAACCATAACCAGACTCTTGTCAAGATTTCTGAAAAGTACCAGGAAATCCAGAAAGTGCTGTCTTCATATGAAAGCATGAAGCAAATACTTAATACTGAACTGATTAAGAAGAATACTGAGTATAAGGCTATTCTGAAGAACCTTAAATTGTTTGAACAGGACAAATGCCCTACTTGTGGTTCTTCTCTTCATTCACAAGACTTTGATGAAATCAGAAACAAGTTAGAGTCTGACAAGAAGATAGCTGAAGAGTACATGTCAAGAATCCAAGTCAAGATTCAAGAAATAGAGACAGCTAAAAGTCCTTACTTAGAGGCTAACCAGAAATTGTCTAGTGCTAGCAATAATTTAAACCAAGAGATATTGAAGCTAACTGCTGACAACAACTCTCTGAAAAATCTTATCAAGAACAGTGCTGAATTCCAGAGTATCCAGAATATCATCAACAATACTCAAGAGAACATAGCAAGCACTAAGAAAAGAATCAATGAGAATACTGAGAAAATCAATAACCTTGAAATCTTGCAGTCATTGTTCTCTATAGATGGTGTCAAGAAACAAATAATTGACAATTACTTGCCTAGATTGAATGCTGAAATTAAAGACACTTTAATCAGGCTGAACTTTCCTTACACTCTGACATTTGACAATAGTTTCAACTCTCATATTACAGACCTTGGAAATGAAATCAATACAGAGACCTTGAGTATGGGAGAACACAAGAGAGTTGACTTAGCTGTTCTTTGTTCTATATTCAAGCTAATCAAAAGGAAATATCCATCTATAAACATTTTTACATTGGATGAAGTCTTGTCTTCTATAGACCCTACTAACAGTGCTGAGATACTCAAGTTCTTGAAAGAGTTTTCTGAAGAGATGAAAGTTAACATATATGTTATCAGTCATGTCAGTATGAGTGAAGATTTGTTTGATGATTGTATAGAGATTTTTAAAGAATTGAGATTTTCAGATATTAGACACTTTAACACAGAAAAATAAAATGATAGGATTTTTAAGTACAATTTTAGTTTTCATAGTGCTAGATTATCTAGCAGAAACATTCCTAAAGAATAAAGGAATCGACAATTATTTCAGGTGGCATGGTTCTTGGTATGACATTGGAAATACAACAAGAGGTTATCAAATCTCTTTTAGAACAGAAAATGAAGATTTTGAGAGACCTAGATATATCTTCAGTTTAGATATTTTCAGGATTCACTTTACATTCTTTGGTTCTTTTGGAAGGAAAGAAAAGTTCAAACATGAAAGTCATTACTGTTTTGGGTTCTATAGTGTAGATGGAGAATTTCCGAGTCAGATAATATATGCTTATGGAAAAGAAATCTATGCTTATCATTTCAAAAATTTGCCTTGGGCTTATGATTTTGTAGATACTAAGTACTTCAATGATTCTATCAAAGCTTGGTTTTCTTCTAAAGAAGTTGAAGATGAGTACAATCTTATTAATAATAAAGACTATGTTATTATAGATAGGACTTATCAGTCATATATCACTAAGTCTGGAAAAGTACAGAAGACAGATGTCAAAGGTCTTCTAGAAAGAAGAAGATGGAGAAGAAAGATTTACAAATGGTTTAGAATTCCTATGTATCTGACCAGAACTTCATTAGACTTGCATTTCAATCCTAGTATAGGTGATAAGAGAGATACATGGAAAGGTGGAGTATGTTCATGCAGTATAAATGTTCCTAATTACAAACTTGAATATCCTCTCTATGATGAAGATGGATTTCAAGAGTATCTCAATGATATGAGAGTTATCAAGAACAAGTTTGAACACTTTATGATAAATGAAAAGAAGTACTAAAATAGTAAAGACTTACTGCTTTCACAAGTGGTAGGTCTTTATGGTAAATATAAGGTAAATGGAAAAATTAATCAATAGTACCTTCCCATGGTTCAACAAATCTAGGTTCAATAGTAAAAATTATCCCTTGACCATTATTATGAGTTCCATAAATAGATTCAAGACCAACTGACGCTGGGATATTATACATTTCATGGGCGCTTCTAGATAATTTAAAAATCATATAATTATCATACAATAATGGTTCCACTTGACTTGAAGTTCCATATGAAGATTCGTTTTCATCGTATAATTGTATATAAAGACTATAACTATCAAATTCTACATATAAATCATAATATATTGTAACTTGACAAGTCCAATTATCATATTTAAAATCTTCTATCCAAACAGAAACTTCTATATCCGAGGAAGTTAAAATATTAAAAATGACTTTAAGGACTTAAAAACATAAATACTTAAGTTAAATCATGTTAAAGTCATGGCTGGACCTAATCGAACTTCTAAACTTCTTGATATTATCTGCGAGAAAGCCGCAATGCTAAATGCTTTCAATTCCTGGAAAATCATAAATCTAAGTCCAAACATTGCTGAACTTAAGTTTGATATTACTGAAGCTGAGATAGGTCCTGCTATAAGTGACAAACTTAAGATTTCAGATTTTAAAGTCAAGTTCTTATATAACCATGACCAAAAGAAACCTTTGTTTGATGTATACCAATTAGAAAAAGATTCTAATGGTAAGTATAAGAATTTCACTATAGGTTGTTGGATAACATCTAGAGATTTCGAGGATAATGAAGAGATGAAAGTCTATTTGAGAATCATGCTAGAACACATTTTGAAATATGAAACAAAATCGAAAGAAAAAGGATGAAACCTTGTCGATAGTCAAGGCCTCACGAAAGAAATCAAGAGAAGAAGAGATTGCTCTTCATGGTAAACAGATTTGCTTCAGGACTTTAGTAGAGAAGAATCCTAAAGCTTATAACAGAAATCGAGAGAAAAGAAAATCATACGATAATTCTTTCTCTCGATTTCTGTTTCTATAAATATCTAGATAATTTTTAGAGATATTCCATGAGAACTGATATATTCGAAGCATTTGATTTTGAAGAAGATAACTATGATATTGAATTCAAGAAACAATTAGCTAAACAAAAGGCTAAGCACTTGTTCGAAGAGGCTAATGAGAAAGAAACAAGAATAATACTTTCAAGAAAGGCTGGATTAAATAAAAACTATGAAATTCTTATGTTAGCTTTTGATTTGGCTAACAAACTTGGTCTTCATGTAGAAACTCAAGGAATTTACTATTATGTCTATAAAGAGGGTTATAAAAATAAACCGGCTGAATATCTTTCAGGTTATGAATGTAAAAACAAAGGAATTCTAAGAAAAATTTATCAATACTATTTAGAATTATTGAATGAAGGTGTTGGTCTTAATGAGGGTTTTGATTTTGAAGGAGAAGATATAGACAATGACTTTTCAAAAAGTATTTCTAACCTAAAGACTGATATAGTCCTTAAGAATTTATATTTAGATTTCTTGTTAGTATTTACTGAAAGACTTAATATTGAAGAAGCTGGAGACAAAATATATGATATGACTAATCAGTCTACAATCATCAATTTTTATATAGCATCAAATTATAATTTGATTATTCAATATGATTATGATAAGTATAAAAAATTTCCAGTAGAAGTCAAAAATGAAAAAATATCTCGTGAGGCTTTAACTAAATTAGTTGGTATTATTTTTAAAGAAGAAGATATTGTCAAATTCATAAAAGAAAATTTTGAATCTTGGGTCTTCAATGACAATTGTGATGATGCATACTTAAAGCCTGTTTTACCAAGACTTAATGAATTCAGAAAGAAATTCAACAAAGTTTTCTATAGCCTTGACCTTAATGAAGCTTTCTCTTTTGACAATGAAGATGATGACAAGATAGACCAAGACCTTTCCAAGAATATAGCTCAAATCAAATATAAGATTGAGCTTAAGAATTTCCTTTTTGAGTTCTTATGTATTTTTGATGGATATAAAAACACTAAAGACTCTAATGAAAACCCATATCGGAAAAAGATACTCAAGCCTTCAGAATATAGAAATGATATAGTTTTTGACTATATTCGTTTAGCTACTTCTGGTAATATATATATTCTTCGAAATTATGAAGAAGCTAGTTTGTTTGATAGGTCTGATTATCATGTAGTTTTTAATACTACTTTCAGATGCAAGCATCTTAAATCATTAACTGCATCATTTGCTATCTTTGTTGATGAGATATTCAAAAATTCAGATGCTAAAGAATTTGTAATGCAACATGCTAAAGGTTGGTTCTTTAATGAAAAATCAGACAAGTTGTACCAATCACAAGTCCTTAAGAAACTAGAGAAGTTCAGAGACAAGGTCAGAAAATACTTGAAACTTAATTCAGCAGAGATTATGAAGTTATATGAAGGCTTTGAATTCTCTGATGAAGAAGCTGATTATGATGAAGATATCAAGAGAAACATTCAAGACATAAAGAAAGAATCAGCTCTCAAGAAAGGATTTGAATTCTTGAAAAAGAAGAATGCTAGTTATGGTTACGGTGGAATTACTAAAGGTATTGGTCTGATGGACCTTGAAATGTTTGCTAACACTATATTCAATCCATTTGGTTATGTAGCTACTTTAGATGTGGATACAGAAGAGTCTGAAGAAACAGGAACTTCTTATCCGATATTCCAGTTCTTACTTTATGCTGGAACTGAACCTGAAGATATAATCAAGTTAGGAACTACAACCATGGTTCAGAATAATGGAATTGAGAATGTTCTTATGAAGTTCCAAGAATTGTTTGGAGACATCATAAAACCTATTGACCAGTGGTTCAAAGAATATGATTTGCAATACTAAAAACTTGAAAAGCAATTAATTTTAAAAATCAATTGCTTTTTTATTTCTTAGGAATGTTTTGATTCCTTCTATATGAATATTCAGGACATCAGCAAATCCGCTCTCTGACGTCAAATAATCCACGTCCTGATGGTTGTCTTGGAAGAAGTTCTCGGTCAGCACAGCAGGACATTTGCTTTTTGTCAAAATAGTGAAATTCTCTTCCCAATCAGGTTTCTTATCACCATTGAACTTACGAAGGACTTTAGGACCTACAATATTCTCTGCAGCCACGTAAAGGTCTTTTGCAATAATATCTGACTCAGTAGTTCCTTTTGATGTATAGCAAGACCAACCTCTTGCACTCATCCAAGTAGAACCATTACCAGCAGCATTGTTGTGAACACTAATCAAGAAGACTATCTTGTCTTTGTTAGAATCATAAATCTCATTGACTCTTCTGACCCGTTCAGACAAAGAGATGTCTTTCTCTTCTGGAACTAGAATGACTGAAGGAATACCAAGAGTTGATAGGCCTTCAGAAATAGCTTGGACCATTTCACGACAGAACTTATACTCTCTGAACTTTCCATCAGGTGAACGTTTACCTGGTGTATTTTCACCATGTCCATTGTCTAGAATTATGAGAATGTTGTCGTAAGTCTTTTGAGGAGTAGAAGATTCCATTTCAGAGATAGTTTCTTTGTTGATTTCAGTAAATGGGTATCCAAGCTCAGGATTATAGCATTTGTCTCTGAAAAGAGAAGTTTCAAAAATAGTTTTCATGAGAAAAGGTACTTTGAAATTTCACTATCTATGTGATAAAAGTCACATTTAGTACCTGGGATATTTATCCCAGGTAATTCGAAATATGTAAAAGATGTCAGGTAAGATAGCCATAGAGCTTGAAGCCTATAATATAGGAAAGCAAGGCTCAATAGGCTCTAATAAAAAATGTGCAACTAAAACCAGAGCTCAAGCTCTTGGTTGCAAGATAATAGGAACTTATTCTTCTAACCAACTAGTTCCTGTAAATAACCTTGAAGCAAATGAGTCATACAACTACTATCTCACTTTCAAGAATGCTTCAGGCCAATCAAACTATTTCTCTGCTCCAGCAATGGAGAATCGTTATAAGAACTTCACTATTGAATCATATAAGAAGAAAGTAGTTAATGGTGTTGAAGACTCTACTAAGATAGAGGTTCCGTTCTCTGCATCTATTCCTTCAGGAGATTCTTTTGTTTATTATGATTTTGAAGGTTCTTCTACTTCATGGTACATCCACTTCACTATGAACCTAGAATATCCAGTGGCATCTAAGAGTACTGTTTTAGTACTGGCTCAAAGTGAAACTGGCGGCAAGAGCATCAATGTGACTTTATTCCAAGAACCCGCAATAGTTTCATATAATTCTAATACATTTGATGTTGCGTCAAACTCAACATCATTTGGACGAGAAGGAGGTTCATTCAATCTTTCGGTCACATCTACTGTAAATGTCTACATCAATACAAAAGGTCCCGCTGTAGAGACAAACAAAGAACATCCTGTTATTATAACTGGTTATGATGGCATGCTTAGAGAAAGCTTATACTCGTTTACTATTCCACAAAATACTGGGGCCGCTAAAAATTGGAATGTTACTGTTATTCAAGATGATACTCATGCAAATAAAACTATTCGAGTTTCTCAAGCAGCCGGTTCTAGCTCGACTACATATAAGTTCAATATTCAATCTGATTTAACCAACCACAATAGTGCATGGTGGAATAAAATCTATCCAAATGAAATATCATTTGGTAAGGCATATGTTTTGATGTGTTATAATGCTCAACAAGCTGGAACTGGGTATGAAGTTCCTTATAACAATAATGAAGACTTGACTAATTCTTATTGGATGAAACTTGACAAGGCTTCTCAAAGTTCTCAATACCTGACTTCAGGAGCCTTCACTTATTATTCAACTGGTGGAGTGTTTAGAGACTTACAATCAAGTAACATACATACTGTACCATATAATGGCAAAGTTCATTGTTATGCTTATATCAATGAAACCGGTGGTAATGTCAGTTATATGGGACAACTAATATATATCAAATACTTAGGATATTTTAATTTGAATATGACTGGTTCAATTACTATTGATAATTTGTATAAAAATTGGTGATTTCCATTTACCTATACTATATTTACCAAAAGACCTACCACTTATGAAAGCAGTAGGTCTTTTTTATTTTTAGTAACTGATACAATATTAGTATAAGTTCCTAAAGAGAATCCTACGCATAAATAAACCAGATTTTAAAGTAAATCAAATTAAGAATGGCTTACCAAAAAGTTTCCCTTCTTGATAGTGTTAACAACAACATTAGTCCTTTCGTAGATATAGAAGGTGTCTATATGTCTGCGGATTATGCTACTAAAAAGCCAGCAAGCATTATCACTAAGGTCGATATATCTGTAGGAGATGCAATTGTATCACCTTCAGTTGAAGTAATAACAGGGTTTGACACAGACCCAAATGACAAACATACATTAAAAGCAATCAAGCAAAGTATTAGTACATCAAGCATTCCAGGTGGTGATGTCTCTGGAGCTGCATCTAATACTTTCTTAAGATATGATGGTAACAAGACCTACTCTTGGGTTCCTCAATCTTCTTTGATAGGTGGAAGAGGTTTCCAAGGTTATCAAGGTCCTCAAGGATATCAAGGTCCAACTGGTCCTATTGGTCCATTAGGTCCTACAGGTTCTGTTGGTGCTACTGGTATACAAGGTCCTAGAGGTTTCCAAGGATATCAAGGTCCTGCTACTGGTATTGTAGGTGCACAAGGTCCAACTGGACCTCAAGGTCCTAGAGGTTTCCAAGGTTATCAAGGTTATCAAGGGCCTAAAGGAACTGATGGAACAAACGGTTCTCAAGGTCCTAGAGGTTTCCAAGGTTATCAAGGTTATCAAGGTCCGGCAACAGGTGTGACTGGTCCGACAGGTCCTCGTGGATACCAAGGTTATCAAGGTCCGGCAACAGGTGTGACTGGTCCTAGTGGTGCACCAGGTCCAACTGGACCTCAAGGTCCTAGAGGTTTCCAAGGTTATCAAGGTTATCAAGGTCCTAAAGGTACTGATGGAACTATTGGTAAAGATGGTCCGACAGGTCCTCAAGGTTCAACAGGTCCTAGAGGATTCCAAGGATATCAAGGCCCTACTGGAACACCATTCTTTACTGAAGGATACCAAGGTTCTACTGAGACTCAAGGTGACATAGGTACTGACTACACAGTTTATGCTCCAGCATTCTATGAAGCTTCTGATGCTAGAATGAAGACCGAGATTGAAGAAGTTCCTTATGAGATTGTTGAGAAGATTATCAATGCATCACCTGCTCTTCTTAAGAAGTTCAGATGGATTGATTCAGGAAACTACTCATATGGTATGATTGCTCAAGAGCTTGAAGAGATTGCACCTGAGTTAGTAAGCACTTCAGACCAAGACATCAAGAAAGTGAACTATGATGCTGCACTCTCTATGATATGTGGAGCTTTGTTGTACAAGATTAAAGAGTTTGAAGGAAGACTCAAGAATCTTGAAAGACACTAAAATCATTCTTAATTCTTTATAAAAGAGCGACTTGAAAAGGTCGCTCTTTTTGTTTTCCTTCATAAATAGGACTGAACAAATCAGTACTTCTAAAATGCCTTTACTTAAGAATACTAAATCATTTAGGAACAGTTCTAAACATTGGAGAGACAATTATACTAACTTAGGGTATAATTATCATGGGAATATTCTTAAGAATGTCTTGTCTCCTGAATTATTCTCTAATCCTGTACAAGACACTAACTTAAGGCAGATAGAAAGACTTATAGAGTTTTTGATTGACCAAGTCAAGAGAATAAAGCTCCAGTATTCTATAACTCATGAGAAAGATGCTTATGACCTTATCAACTAATTTTTGAGAGTAACCTATTATGATTAATTTAAGCAAATTAAGATTTTTCAAAAGCAATGGACTTCCACTTACAATCCAGACTACGCCACTTCTGACTTTTAGAGTAAAGACTTCAGAAAAAGGTCTTGGTGCCGGTGCTGAAGGTTCTGCTCTCATAAACAGAGATGGATTGCTTTCTTCATTAGAGATGACTTCTAATGGAAAGAACTATATACTCTCTACTCAGGCTATAGAAAGAGAAGATGGATATTTTGAAGACTCATTAGGCCCGGTAAGTGAGCTTGACTTTTACTATAGTGGAACTTTCATCAAGAAGATTGACATAGCAAACTTCAAAGTTCTTTATAAGAAGAACACTTACAATCTTGGGTATAAAGAAAAGACTTATTATTGTGTAGCTAAAATAGAGATAGATGAAGATTCTTTAGATAACCTCTATCTCAATCCAATTTATTATCCTGGAGTTTCAATAACAGGAAACATTGACTTAGAGCCAGTATCTACAAATCTGGTTTCTTGTGAAAGCATCTTCATCCTTGAAAAAACTGACGAGAAAGAAGCGAAGACTAACAAGTTTATTCATAAGAGACCTAGCTCAAATGTCAAGAACCAAAGAATTGCTTTCTCTCTCAATAACAGGCTTATCAGGTTTGTGACTTCTGATTATGTTCAAGAAGCATTGATTTGGAAGAACAAACAAATATTCTCTTTAGAATGTGATGAGAAGAAAGAGACTGAACCTATTCAGTTCACTGTAGGTTTCTTAGGTGATATTGAAGGTGTCTATGAAGAATTCATACAAGTCTATCTTGTTGACCAAATCACTGACGAAGATGGAGCCATCAGAGATGACTATACTAATATTGGAATGATTCATGTTGGTGCTGAAGCTATAGATGAAGATGAGCGTTACAGGACTCTCTTTACCAACTTTGGAATCCCAGACCCTATAAAGTATCCTACTCTCTTTAAGGAAATAAATCCTAAAGAAGAAGGAATCAACTGGCCTTTAGTGAATCAAAAGAGCAAAGAGCTTTTCTTGACATATACTGAGATATTTCCTTATGTTGGAACTTATAAAGCATTAATCAATGCTGTCAAGTTCTTAGGGTATACAGACATCATATTCAAAGAATGGTTCAAGTATGTAGGTCAAGATAATCAGAACTCGAAGTACATGGCTTACCAGTCAATGGACATCTCACTTGGAGAGACATTGAGTTCTAAGCTTCAGAAGATAAACTTACAGAACACTGAAAGTGAGACTGATGTTTGGAACACTTGGTTTGATTACAAGAAGCTTAACAAGCTTTCTATGTGTTATCAAATCAATAAAGAGACTGGTGATAATGAAGTCATAAAAGGAGTTTCTAAATCGGGTTCTTCTGCTAATGAGTTCATATTTGAAGTTCCTGGAACTGTCAACACTTATGAGTATTCAAATGAAGAAGTCCTTATTAAGCTCTTTGCTCTTAAAGACTGGTTAGAGAGATATATCATAGGTGTAAACTGCAAGATTACTGACATAACTGGTGAAGGTGTCTATTTTGAAAGGTTCAAGAACCCGGCTTATGCTACTCAGTATTACACAGCTGACTATATAAAGAACATTCCTCTCAATCCAATACCAGCGATATCTAGTGATGATGACTTCACTATGTTAGACAGTTCTGCTGTTGTGAAGTGCACTATGAGAGAGTTCACTGACTTGACTGTTGGTGATTTTGAACAAGTCTCATTCAGTCAGTTCTTGAACAATGCATATAGTGCAGAACCTTCTGCAATGGGTATTGATTCTACTGGGGAAAGGAATATCATACCAAAAGGCCTTATAGACCCTTTAGATGACACTTATATCCTTGACAAGTTTGATGTGAACAATGAGCTTCATATTCCAATTGGAGCTCCATTCAATGCACCATTGCTAGCTAATGAGCTTCAGTATTCTTTAGACATCAAGACTAGTTCAGGAACTATAGTCAACTCTATAAAGAGAACTATGGATGGAAGTCTCAATCCTATTTGGATTAGAGACAATGAAATCTATGTCTATCATGATGATGTTCCAAGATGTGAGTTTGAGAAATGCCCTACAATCCAGATTGCTGATGGTGTCTTCAGGAAGAAGTATGGAAATATAAACCAGTCGGTAGTCTACAGAGTAAATAGTGCATTTGACACCGAAGCTCAAGCTTACAGATACATGATGTACAAAGACACATCAGCTAACAACTACTACTTGATAGATGACAAGAAATATTCTAGGACTAAGCTAGTGTCTTATGATTACATCACTTTAGTTCCTAGAGAGAATGCTTCTTTCAAGTATGAGATTTCTCCTAAGTATGAAGTTCCTTTGTTCTATATAAAGAACTATGATGTTGTCATTTACAATACAGAAACTTATGGTGAGAATGGTGACAGGATTCTAGATGCTTCCTCTAGTTGTTATTTAGGCGACAGTGAGTTCATATTAGACATTTATAATGGAACTATCACCTGTGATGAAGGCGAAAACCTGGAAGCCTATATCAACTTTTCTGATGAGCATGTTGACATCAGTTCTGGAAACACCGAGCAAGAAGTAGTAGCTGAGTACAATTACTACAGTCAGAAGTTCAATCCTTGGGTCTTCAATGTAGACAAGTTCATGAATGGTCATGGCAAGCTTATTCTTTCAATGACCAGTGACATAACTGCTCTCAAGAATTCTGCTTCTAACAGGATATTCAATGCTCAGATGGTCATTGACTCTTCAAGAGACGCAAGTCTAGATTACATAAGAATCAAGAACAGCAGCAATCCTGGTTGGGACCCAGCTAAAGACAAAGATTACCAATATGTGATTGCTGATGCCAGTGCTAAGAAGGTTTATGTCAAGGACAACATCTCTGCAAACTTTGAACATCTCAAGAACCTCAGAGTAGGACAATACGAGAAAGCTAAGTTAGACTTGACTAAAGAATGCTATACTATAAACCAATTCATTGATGTCTCAGTCAACCATATAGGAAAATATGACATGAGCGTTAAAGGATGGGACCAGTTTGGCAACATCTATGCTAACAAGTCTGAAAAGGAATGTCATGTCTATGCAGATGCACCTAACATATTTGTCTCTACTCCTTATTCAAGGTCTAACAATGACAAAGAGTTCTATGCTTTCAACAAGAATGGAAAGCTAGTTGATATATCTACATGGGAGAATGCTAATGGTGAGAAAATATACTCAGAAGAATATAAGAGTTTCTTAAATAACCAAGAGCCTAGGTTCTTGCCTAACACTAGGATATACGGTATTGATTCAAGTGGTTTAGATTTGTTCACATATCCTACTAACTCTTACGTCATTGACACTCCTAAGAAAGATGACTATTTGCTTTTAGAAAACCTGACAGAAAGAGTTGTGAGCATTGACTTTGACTATAAGATTAATGTGGTCGGTGATAGTTATGAAAGAGAAAGGACAGGACTCAAGCTCTATATCCTTGATGAGAATGTAGATGCTAACAATGTCTTTGTTGTTGATGCTTCTATCAATCTTTACTTCTATGACCCAATCAAGATGTCTTTGCACTATGAGAATAAAGAAGATGAAGACTCTCAAGGCATTGCAGGAAAATATACAGTGACAGGTTTCTTCAAAGCCGTTCAAGACAATGATGAAGCAAACAACAACTACATCCAATGTGTTGAGTTTGGAACTCGAAGCCAGTTCAAAGAACTTAATGATGAGCTTGTTGAGAAAGTGAATTCAGGAAAGATAAAGTGCTTTGCTTCTAATGTCTCTGAATATTTGATAGATGCTGATTCTATAGAGAATGATTATGATAATAATGAAAGCACATTCAAGCTTTCTAACACTATGCTCAAGAACAACTTTGTCTTCAAGAAAGAACAAGTCATCAAGATAATCTTCGGAAAGGATGCAGAACTTGGAAACAATAACCTTGAAGACTATATTGCAAGTGCTTCTTATAGGATAAAGAATGTTGATGTTGTGAACGTTGCTCCATTAGATGAGTTTGGAGAACCTAGTGGTTATATCTACAAACAAGTGTATACTGTAGAAGGCATCATAAACAAAGAGCTTATAACTACAGGTTGGTTCACTTATTCTAAAGGTGGGAACCAAGAGACTTATAATGACAAGATTACAGTAAGAGCAACATATGCTAACTCATTATACAACCAATATATCTTAGAAGCCAGAGAGAATACAATAGAGAGCAAAGGTTATGGAACTGTCAGATTTAAAAATGACTGGTTGATTGCTGACTACATTGACTCTACATATTCATTCAACATATGCAAGTTCATTCCTGTAGATGCTTATAATGACTGGCTTTCAGAAACTAAGTTGTTGTATGCAGATTTGTATGAGTATGATATTCCAGCTTCATTAATGCAAGGAAACCAGTATAGAGTGACATCTAGATATAAAGAGAAGAAAGCGCTCAAAGAATACAAGTCTATCTGGAGTCTTTATACTAACACTACACAAAAAATGAACAGATTGAGATGGCAAGTCATCAATCCATTCATTTATGCTAGAGCTACTCAGAAAGGTGAATACAAGTTCAAACTTGAAGCTGTAGACATCTATGGAAACCTTGTCATTAATGAAGGTGAAGCAGTAATGTTCGCTAAGTCTTATTGATTGTTATAAGCTGTAGCTAAAGCCTTTTCTCTTCGCTTTTTAGCTACAGCTTTTCTATATTCTTGCTTTCCTTTCAGGCAATTAGAGTCTTTGCAATATTCTCTATAAAGGTCAATAAGTCTAGGATGTTTTTCTGCAAATTCGATTGCATCTTCTATTCCTTTGAAAGTCTTACCAAATGAGTATAGACTTATAGTCCTAAGACCATCATGATAATAATGTCCAAGAACTAATCTAGAGCCATTATGGAATGACCACCAAGGTTTGTCAATAGACCACCATAGTGTGATATAACCAGGTTCTTCAACCCACAAGTCATAGTCAGTGTCAATAGAATACTTCAATTTAGAAGTAAGAGTACCTACAGGAAAGAAATAGTTTTTAATCTTCTTGAATATCTTTTTCATCTCTTTGTCTTTTGTAATTACGTGGAACTAAATCTAAGTCTGCGATAAGAAAATGGTCTTTCATCTTCTTCTTGAATTTTTCTGAGTAGTTATCAGGATTATGTGTCTTGAAAAGATGATAGAAAGAGACATATCCTTCATACTGAGTTAGAAACTCTTCAGAAAGGTCTTCATGTTTTTCAGAAAGTTCATTCCAAGACTCATACGAAGTTCCTAACTTCTTGTTTACTATATCTAGAAGGTTAAGTTCTGAAGGTCTCCAGTCTGAACGGTATTTCAAGACCCAAGCAGAATCAAGACCAGGAATATATTCTGGTTTCTTCTCTTCCTCTACTAGAATGACAGGTTCATCATCAACTTCTTCCTCTTCTATGATTGGAATTTCTTCAACTACTTTCTTTATTCGTTTCTTCTTGACAAACAAAGCATTGTAATCCCAGTTGACTTCTTCTAAAGCTTTCTGGCATTCTTTGATACTTCTATCTTCCCAATTAGGTTGCTGCTTGAGTTTAGAAAGAAGCTTTCTTTTAGTAGCTAAATCAGGTTCCTCAGAATTAATCCTAGGCTCTTCTGCTTTTGGTTTTTCTTGTTTCTGATTAATCTTATCAGAGTTTTCTTTTGTCTTTCTAGGACGTTTAGAATTGACCTTTTCTTTTTCTATAGTTTCTGATTTTTTCTTCATATCTGCAAATTTACAAAAAAAGCTCTAACAAGAAAAATTCTGCTAGAGCTTTTAACACTTATTAATATGAAACAAAAACTTACTTCTTTTCTTCAGGAATACCTATGCAGGTATAGTCAACTTTCGTGATTCCTTTAATGGACCATTCATAGATAGTTCCTTCCATTTCTTTTGTAGCTTGTGCTTCAGCATCCGTAGGATTGACAGCATCATAAAGATGAGTTTCACGAAGTTTCTTTACTTTTCCTTTGTCGTTCTCTGCTTCAATAACAATCTTAACGGCCCAAAAGCCAAATTTCGGTGTAATTACCATAATTCTTTTCTCTTTTAAATTAAATGTTAAACTTATTTTTAGTCTTTCTTGACCTCATAAAATGAATCTGCTAAAATCTTAGAGTGTTTGAACTCAAGAACATCTTTAGAATTCAAATTTTCAAGAATTTGGTCTGGTGTGTCCGGACTTCCACTTTCGGTTCCTTCAGGTCCTTGGAATCCTTGTGGACCTCTTTCACCAGGTTCTCCTGGGTCTCCATCTCTACCAACGATTCCTTGAAAACCTCTAGGACCTGGAACAGTAGAATCTATACCTTTAGGTCCAGGTTCTCCTTTATCTCCTTTAGGACCTTGAATTCCATCTTTTCCTTGAGGACCTTCAGGACCTGGTTTTCTATAAAAGAAAGCTACAGCTAAGGCTGCAATTGAAAAAACTAACGCAATAATTTCCATGGTTTGATATGATATTTTTCTGTAAGTATTTATAAAATAAGAACTTAAACGATTAAACCTGATTTAGTTTCTTCTCTTTTCTTTCCTTCTAGAAGGTTCTTCATGTTAGGGTCATTCTTGATAGAAGGAGCAAGTTCTCCACACCTAGCACAAACAAAGACCTCAATAGGCATCATGACAGAGTCTTGTCCCATTCCAAGCATGAAACCAGGAACTTCTTTCAATATAACAGCATGTTGGAAGACTTTATGTCCGCATTCACACTGTACTGTAGGTGCATCAATAATATCCTTTCTGGATACATTTAATTGCATTTGCTGTTGGTTATTTGGTATTGGCATACTCTATTTCAATTTGTTTAATTCTTCTTGATAAGTCTCAATAGGAAGGTTTCCTACTTTACGAGCAACTTCTTTTCCATTTTTGATAAAGATAACTGTAGGAACATTTCTGATATTGAATCTAGAAACAAGGTCATCATCTTCATCTACATTCACTTTAGAGAAAAGAACTTCAGGATTCTTGTCAGCTAAAGCTTCGATAGTAGGACCTAAAGCTTTACAAGGTCCACACCATGGAGCCCAAAAGTCAATGACTACTGTATCAGTATTCTGAATTATCTCTTCATAATTTTGAAAATTCAAATCAGTTAGCATATTCTGTATTTCTATAAGTTTTTAAATCTTGTTGGTATTTTTCTGTATTACAGTATCCACAACACTTGAATTCAGGACAGAACCCTCTGTAAACACATTCACGTCCTAACTTAAGTTTTTCTCCAAGTATTGGGTCTACTTTTTCAATTTCATCTAGAACTTTAGACCAAGCTTCTCTTGTTTCTTTAGAAGCATTATTGCAAACTCTTTTTCTTGAAATATTGATAAGAGCTTGAACATTGGCTTCCATATCCATGTCATTAAGAGAACCTTGAGGTAACTCATCTCTAGGGACATCCAATTCTCTTCTATCTCCTCTTTGAGAATGTATAAACTTCTCACATCCTTCATGATGTCTTGACATATGCGAAGTAATCCAGGTCCTAATATTCTTCCAAGTCCATGAATACCATACAGTTCTAATAGGACTATGTTCTGCAAGAATTGCTTGAGCTTCCCAATGTTTAGAAGGATTCTTATCAAGTTTAGGTTTTCCTATTGTTCTTCTGGCGGCATTAAGAGCTCTTTTCCAAGGAGTTACTTGTTCTAGTTCTACTGATAATTCTTTATTGTATTGAGTCATTTTTATTAGAGAATAAAGGAAAGTCCTCAGATTCAAGAAGAGGACTTTCCTTATATGTTCTATCCGTTGAAATGATTAACCAGTTGGTCAAGTTTTTCTTCAGATACTTTATGAATTCCATGTTCTTTGTTATACTTCAACTCAAGTTTCTTCTTCTCTTCTTCCTCTTGAGTTTCACGTATCTTAGAGATTTCTTCACGGTTCTCAGGCTCAATGTCACTGAAGACAATTCTGTCACCTACAACTTCATGAATCCATACACTGATTGGTGAACCTACTTGAGTTTCAAGAGCCTTGAAGTCCGCATAAGTCTTATCTGACATCAATGTCTTGTGCATCAATCCAGTATACTTGTTGCCATCAGCTTCAATCTCAATGAAGATACCAAAGTATTTCTTGCCACCATAAGGTGAATCTTTTGCACCAACACCAGTGATGGTTCCATTCCATGGATTTGTAGTGTCAAGTTTAGCAAGCTGAGCAGGCAAAATGAATCTCAAGTACTTCTTACGTGACACAATGAAACCACTCTTCTTAGAGTATGAGTCAATCATGACTTCTAATGTAGTTCCTACAATTGTTTCTGGGTCTGTATCGCATTCAATTCCTGAGAGTGAGTAAGGCATGAAAGCTCTTACACCTTGAAGTTCAAGTGTGAAACCACCTCTATGACAAGCATTGACCTTTCCATAATAAGCTTTAGTTGGTTTCTCAATCTGTTCTTGATACTCTTTGTAAAGCTTGTATGTGTGTCCATCAATCATAGAACCTTTGCCATTCTTATTGACTTTGACCATAAGGTCCATGTCAATGAACTGCTTGTTCGTGTCCGGATTGTTAATCCAGTGAATGAAGGAATTCTTGTCACCACCATAAAGTTCAAAGAACTTGTTTTCTTTGTTGAGGTTCACAACAGTTGCATTACCACCTGCTGTAGAGACTAACATCTCATCATTGTTGAGGATTTCCATTGCAACAACTTTAGAGGCTCCATTGAGAGAGAAGTCTTTGATTTCTACATTCTCTGAATTCTTATCTCCATTCAGTTTCTTGTAGACAGATCTTGCATATTTCTCATGACAATAAATCTTGTCACCTTTCTTTGTCTTGATTGATTTGTTCTCTACAAGGTTTGAACCATTGAAACCATTTTCATATACACTCCAATCAAAATCCTTGAGAGGAGTTACGTGGGCATAAACGCTATTAATCATGTTATATTTTTGTCTCTTATTCGTTTACTATTGAAATTACAGTTTTTGATGTTCCAGACACAGTGTCTAGCAAGATACGAGTTGGATTCATTGTAGACATTAAGAGTTCAACTTCTTCAGGAACACCTTTCATAGAAAGAATCAATTTCTCTCTGAAGATAGAAGCACTAAATGACTGGAACTTTCCTGTTGGAACATAAGAACCAAGCTCATAATCATACAAAGTGTTCTTGTCTCGAGCATAGATTGCCGCACCATCTTCAGTCTCTTTAGAGTAAAGAATCATAATGTCTTTCTTAGAATCTGCTGCAAAGATTCCTGAGATAGCAATAAGGTTCTTGATTTGGTCTGGTGTCACAGTAATCTTGACAGCATCATTAGCAACATGGATTGACTTGTTGAAAATCTCATCACTAAGATAAGTGAACTCTGCTGGAGAACATTCATTGACTGTCATCTTCAGTGATTTTGAAACAAATCTAATTGCATCTGAAACAAATTCTCCATGAGCTGGTGGACCTGGTTCATTCAATGTTTCATAATCAATCTGGATTGTAAAGTCAGTTGTTGAGAATGTTTCACAAACTGTAATGAATTTTGGTAACATCAAGAAGATACCTAACTTAAGCCGAACTGCAGGAATATCAGAACCTTCAACAATTGCTAAGTTAGCATCAGCAAATGAGATTTCAGAATACCTGACAAGTCCTTTGTCTACAGTAAAAGCTTTAGAGACAAACTTCTCTTGTTCAGCATCAACTTCAATAAGTAAGGAAGGAGACATAGTGGCAAAGTTTTTAAGCCACTGGATAAATCCATCAATAGGACCTAGATTTTTAAAACTTAAATTCAATTTTAGTTAAATTTAAAAAGTTAAACAATAAGTAATAATTATTAAACACAGGTTATATATCTAGTTTCACAAAACGATTAAAAATTCTCTAGAAAAATTTCTTAACATTTTGTTATGCATTTCTTTTGATAGTTTCTATAATTTCAAGGACGTCAAATGTTCTATTAGGCTCAGAAATCATATTGATAAAATCATAATAGACATCACCAGTATCAGTAAAGATTTCTAGCTTGACTTCTTCTATAGATTTCTTTACAGAAATCCTAGTATAAAGTTCTGGGAACCACTCATCAAAGAAGGCTTTCAAGACTTTCTCTATTTCTCTCAAAACAAAAGAAATATCCAATTCTCTTTGATAAGTTCCATCCCATAATTTTTCTATATTTCCCTTCTTGTTAATTTCTGTTGCTTTTAAAGCAGAACTTAAAATCTCTTGTATCTTCTTAAGTTTTTCTTTAATCTGAACATTAGTAGCAAGAACCTTTACATTGAACAACAATTGCTGGTCAACAAATCCATTTTCATCTGAGAAGGTCAAGGACATCTTGTTTCTTTTTAGCGTAATTGTAAATCTTATTGATTCTCTCGTAATTGTCTTTGAAAGCTGGACAATCTATATAGATTCGACTTAACCAAGTATGGACCGCAAATGGTTTTCCTTGGAAGTACAGTTCACTAGCAATACCACCATAATCATCAACCACATTATTATATTCATCTTTATACAAATCGGTTACAAAAAGATATTTTATTTTTGCACCATTTGCCATCAAGTAATAAAAGAGAACATAATAAGGTTCTGTATCAATATGATTGTAGTTGTCTTTTGATAATTCAGCAAATCTAGTATCTTCAGAATCAAGCATCACATATGGAATGTCTTTGTCATTGATGACTATTTTCTTCTCATAAGGAAATGAATCAAGGACATGATTCTTTACAAGCTCTACATAAAGAAGTTCTTTTCCTCTTCTGAAGTTCTCTACTTCTATTCTAAGTCTGTTTGCTCTTACCAAATGCTCATTATACCATTCAGTCTTATGAAACCATTCTTTGGTTTTATACTTTTCCATCTCATATTCATCAAACTTAAGATTCCTGAGTTTTTTACATTTGAAGACACATAAGAAAGTGTTAGGCATAGTCTCAGCACATCTCATCCGGTGGCATACAATACCACCATCAGGTGGAGCCATCACACTATAATCAGAATCCAAATCAAAATCTTCAAAAGCTTTCATGAAAGTATCCCAATCATACAAGAACAAATCTTCATCAAAGTAAACAATATAATCAAAATTGTTCATGAAATAAGAAGACTTGAGCAGATGAACAAAGACTTCTTTACCATAGAACAGTTTCCAGTATTGATAATTCTCTTTGTTGTCTAGAACATTAGAAGGATACTGTCCATAAAAGATTTCAAACCTTCTTCCGTCTTTAAGGTCATTAAGTTCAGCGCCAAAGAAACTTAGACATCTTTCTCCTAATTCTCCTCTCCATCCATTTGTCACAAAACAGATGTTATATTTAGTTGCAAACTCTACTATCTTCATGGTCTAAAATTTGGATTGATTTCTTGAGCTTTGTTCAACATCTCATCATAAGCATCTTGATTGTTTTCTTTACACCATTCAAGCATTCCAGGTATGTACTCATCCCATACTCGGTCATAGTACATGCTTGCCCAGTATGCCTTGTCTTTCTCTCCACTACTCATCATATAAAGATTAGTCATGAACTCACCAACAAGAAAGTCATTGTTTCTTCTGTCTAAAGCTGAGATGACTAACTTATCCTTAAAATAATTTTTGAAGACAAACCAGACAATATCAAGTCTTAACTGCAAGTTATGCTTCTGGATTTTCAAAAGATACTCTAAACAAATGTCTTTATTGAAAGCATAATAACTCATGGCCTTAGCTGTCATGATGTCGGTATAAGTATATGGGTCTGGATTATCTAGAGCAACCACTAACTTTTCTGCTTTATTGAGATAATACCATGCTTTCTTGATGTCAGTAGGATAATAAGTCAGACTATACTTGTATGCTTCAATCCAATATTCAGGGTTCTTGAATTCCTCTTTGTCGGCAAAAAGCTTGAGCATGTCTAGATAATGGTCTGCTATAGATTTAGAAACCATAGGCTCTTTCTGAATCGTAAGCTCTGCAACATTAGTGTATGCTAAATCTAACCTAAGTTCAGGAATCAGGTTATTGATAAACCCATGGAACTTGCAAGTCCTTATAGCTCTGAAAGAATATGCATAAGAGTTTTCATAATTAAACTCAACTCCATCATATTCTTGTTGAGTGATATGGAATATGATGTCCATATCTTTCTGTGTCATGACATCAAATGGTTGGAAGAATATAATCCAATCAGTCTCAGTAACAGAATATGCTATTTCAGAAAGCTTGTTAGCTCTGTCTAGAGTGTCATGAGTCTTGTAAAGCTTGACTTTATACAAATCATATCTTTCTAAAAACTGCTGAGAACCATCAGTTGAGTACTCATCTAACACTCTGATTTCAAGGATGAAATCCTGAGCATGAAGCAAAGTGATAAGAGGTTCCAAGGTCTCTAAGCAATTCTTGTTGTATAAGATTGCTGTAGAACCTTTGCTGAAACCATTCATATTTAGATTTTCTATATTAGGCATGTCTTAAAGTTTTCTCTGATGTTTTATGACCCAATTGTACACTTGATTAATCCTATCAGTATGTTTTAGGAACAACTCACTATTCGGCAGAGTCTTGACATGTTCTATATCAGCTTCAGGAACATAGCATCTTGCAAACCATGTATGGTAACAGAATGGAACATAGTTATAGAATAAAGCTGTACATATGCCACCCATGTTGTCTATGATATTCTTCTCATTGTCTTTCCAAGCATCAGCACCTACGATATAATAAGGTTTAGCACCTAACTTCATAAGATAGAAGAATAACTTGTAGTAAGGTTCAAAATTGTCTAACTTGCTTGAGTAAGGTTCTTGATGCGGCTCTATAGGATTGTTAGGGTCATTTCTGCATATATTGCAATATTCAGGTTCACCATAAAAGTTCTTGATAAAAGTAGAATGTTTTGCACATACTTTAGTATCATTGAACATCTCATTCATCTTGTTATAAGGACATTCTTTAGAGAACCTCTCAAATGAGTATGATTCAATAGCTGGAACTATATGTTTTTTGAATTGGTCTTGCTCAATTCCTTTGAATAGGTCTCTAATTTGGCGGATGTTGAAGATGGTGAAGAAAGTATTGATTGCAATATTATTGTGGTTCCTATGACAACAGACGCCACCGTCGGGCATTCCGGCAAATGTCCTGTCACTACTTATGAAATCTTTAACAATATTCTTAAGAGTCTTCAAGTCAGAAATGAAACAGTCTTCATCTATATAGACAATATAATCAATCCGAGGATATTTCTTTCCATAGAGTGCATACTCTATCATTTCAAGGAAACACTTGTACCCATAGTTATAGTCAGAACCATTTATAAGAATGAAATTGTCAGTCTCTTCATCAATCAATGGACTATATAGATTATAACTTTTCTCAAACAAGGAACCTACACGAGGATTCCTCGTGTTTGAGGCAAAGTATATATGGTTTAGCTTAAAGAATTCTTTTATCTTTTCAATCTCAGCATTCATACATAGATGTAATTGAATTTTTGGTTAAGAGGTTTTGGTGTAGGGACCATAATAGAACAATTCTGATTTTCATCCCAGATACTATCTTTATATCCTAATTCTAAGATTCTATTATGAATTCTCTCATCATAAATCTCTTTAACTAGCTGATTGCACCTTTGAATTTCTCGATTTCTTGTATATTGAGTTGTCTCATATTCTCTATGCTGGACATAAAGGAAATCAGGAACATAACAGAACTTAGTCTCTAAGAAAGTCCTGACTATAAGTTCATAATCATCAACGATACTGTAATTATAGTTATGTCCATTAATCTTGTCATATACAGCTTTCAACCAGACTCTGACATGGTTAGGTGCTGACATGATTGACCTTATAGAAATCTCATTGATGTTTGGTGTGTAATTTCCATAGAACGTCTTTCCTTTATAAGTGAATTCTTTAGAAAGTCCTTGTCCATAAGCCCAGCCTTCTCCGTATTCAATTATAGAGTCAGGACCATTAAGTTCTATTCCATTCGAATAGACAAAGCCACAGTCTGGATATTTCTCAAAAGCTTCTGCACATTTCTGACAACACTCTGGCATCAACTCATCATCATGGTCTACTTCTAAGATGAATTCTCCATGAGCAGCCATGCCTAAGATTCTCTTGTTATAGCCTACATTACCACGGTTAGTCACATTAGAAAGGCATCTTATTCTGAAGTCTTTAATTTTGTCAAGATAAGGCTTGACACCAACACCATTGTCTGAATCATCTAAGATAAACCATTCCCAATTCTTGTAAGTCTGGTTCTTGATGGAATTATAAAGTCTCATGAACATCTCTTCAGAAGTGTTGTAACAAGGTGTTATGATACTGAACATTCCAAGAATCTTCTGGAAATAATACTGAGCTTTGAAGAAAGTGTTTATAACAAACTCAGCAACTTTGTCAGAACTTTCATTTTCATCTATAGAAATCCATTTGTTAGGAATAACTGGACTAATCTCAAACAAATGAGGATAAAGTAAATAGAAATATTCATTCCAAGTTTTACCAGATTCTTCATAGTCTTTATTGCTATAGAATGTGATGATGACATCAAAGTTAGAAGCTGAATACAGTTTCTGACAAATATCAGTATCATCTATGAAATGAACAATTTCAAATCCAGACTCATAATAAGGTTCTGGAAACCTACGGTCTTTTATGTCTTTTATCTTGTCTTCAGGATAATTTCCTATAAGAACTACTTTAATCTTCTTTTCCACTATCTTTTGTTTCTAATAATTTTTGTAACCAAATGTAATTTTCTTCATCTAAAGTGTAGTCTCGAAAACCTCTTCTCAAGTACCACTCATGCATCCAGGAATCTTTGTCGACTTTAAGGTACAATTCTGTGATTTTACATTGCTTTGCTATAGCCTCTATATGGTTCAGAATATTAGTTGCTCTACCTTCTCTTCTAAATCCTTCTTCAACACTCAAATCTGAAATATAGAAATGATGAATGTTCTTATCTTCTAGATTGTCATCATAAAAATAAACTCTGACAAATGTATGATAGTCCATGATATTCAGATAATTTTCCTCATCAGTAAAGAAAATATGATAGTTGAACCGACCCCATATATTCTTAAGGACTTTTGTAAAATATTTTTTGATTTGTTCCTTAGTCATGAATTTCTCCTTTCATCTTCAGTTCTCTATACCAATCCTTGTTCATATCAATGACTTCTGATTCTGGATATTTCTCTTTAAGCTCTTTATAAGACTCATAAGAAGCTTGATTGTCTTCTAAGCACCAATACACATTGCATAGCAACTCAAGAGCTTTCCTCTTATAGAACTCTTCATTAGAGAAAGTGTTGTTGATATAGTCCTTGTAATATAAGTTCTTACAGTAATTGAGATAATGTCTAGACTTATCGAACATTCCAATCTCTCTAAAATAATATCCAAGGTAATATGATGTGTCAGCTCTGAGGACCTGAAAGTACTTCATAGCTTTAGAGAGATAACTGAACATAGTCTCTAAGTCTTGCTTTCTGAAGTTCATCTCAGCTATGCAAGTGATTGCGGTCACAAAATAATATTCTTGCCATTCTGGTTGCCTGCTCTCAGTTCCTTTCTCTAATAGAATATCGAATATCCTTTTTGCATCCTCATCCATCCCATTGTTGTAGAACTCATAACCATAATAGAACAAGTCTCTTAATGAGAATGTGTCTAATGTCTTGTCTGTAAGGTACTTGTTTGTGAATATCTTGAGGTTCCTCAAGCATGAGTTGATTCCAGGTTCTTTGTCATGATAAAGATAAGCTTGGTTCCTATCTATGACTTTGACTCCATTTCTTCCACTAAAGCAAGGATATTCATAGACAATACCAACCCATTGCTCAAAATCATGCTTTCTTATGAATGAATGTCTTAAGCATAAGAAGTTCCCATCTGGATACTTATAGTCAAGCATTACAGAAGAAAGGTTCTCAAAATTCTTTTTCTTAAGTTCAAGAATAGCCTTGACTAAATTGTCATCAATGATATCATCACCATCACACCAGAAGAAATAGTCATTCTCACTTGTATATTTAGATGGTTGGTTGAAGGCAAAGTTCCGAGCCTCTGCAAAATTGTCGGTCCAATCAAAAAAAGTAAGGTGGACTCTGTCATCTCCACTAAAGACCATCAACTTATCTAAAGTCCCATCTGTTGAACCAGTATCAGCAATCATGATTTCATCAGAGAACTTAAGAAGGCTTTCGACTAAAGGAATTATATTATCTTTCTCGTTCTTTATGATAAGACAAGAAGTGATTTTGGAAGTTTGGTTTCCCATTTTTAATTTTCTTTTAAATGTTTAACGAATGTGCAATTTTCAATAGTTTCTAAAATTTCAAAACCTAATTGTCTATAGAGTTCTATAGAATTCTGATTTGATATATCAGCAAAAATATTGTAATATGAATAATCTTCTATAATTTTTCTTATCAATAAAGTTGCAATCCATTTTCTTCTATATGAAGTACTTACACAAATTGCAAGCAAATATATCCAATCTTGGTCTTTATCTAAAATATTTTCAATAAATTCTAACTCTTTAATAAGTTTACTGTCTAAATTAGAATTAGAGGAACTAAACAGATAGTTAAAAGATTTTTTGTCATTTTTAAGTTTAGTCCAATTAACTACTAAAGCAAACCAAACACATTCACTATTAACTTGATAAGTATAAGTCTTATCATATAGATTACAAATGCGAATACTTTCAGTAAAAAGGTTCTTGATAATTTCTTTTCTAATTTCTTGGTCTTCTTCTAAAGTTCTATAGAATTCATCAGTAACAAAACATTCCGAAGCTAATTTAGCAATAATTTCAATTTCAGATTCTGACATCAAATTTTTAAATTTTTTAAATTATATGAATGAAAGTAATCTTCTATTAAAAATTTTAACCAGGTATATAATGCTCTTATAAAATTTTAGAATAATATTTAGAAATTCCATCCAGCACCCCACGCCCCATTCAAAGAAATAATTCAATTTTCCTCTTCTCTAAAATCCTTTCCCTATATCTAAGTTTCCGGAAATCCGGTATTTATTATACGCACCCTGGGGATTTCGATTAAGTACCTGATTAAAAATAGTCTTAATTTATACTCATTATAAATAATTTTTGATTTAACTTTTTAATTTCTAATTAGTTATTTAAATGTTAAATTTTGTTAATAGACTATTTTTCTAGTTGGTTTTTGTTTAGAATTTTTACTAAGAATTGATCGATAATCGATTTGATTTTATCCTATAAAATTTTAAAAAAGGACCGAAAAACACTGTTAAAAAATGTTAAAACAAATGGGATTTATTAAAATTCACTGCTGGAGTCTTTGATAAATATTTCTGAAAAATTAAGAAATACAATATTCAAAAATGAAGCAAAAGAAATTTAATCCTAAATGGAAATGTCCTATCTTACCAGTCCCAATGAATGATGAGTTCATAATATCATTCTTTTTTAAAAACTCCCATTTAATATACAAGAGACTTACTTCATCTTTTTTAGAAAGACCTGAATTAAAACCAATTATAGAATATTTAGAAACTAGATATAAAGACTCTACTGGAATAAGAGAAACTTTATGGAGAATAAAAGAAAAGATAGAAATAAGACCTGTATGTAAAGTATGTGGTAAACCAGTAGTATTTGCTTGTCAGAATGGTGTCATATTTCAACAAACATGTTCACCTCAATGTTCTGGCAAAGATAAAGACCGGCAAGAAAAAATAAAAAATACATGTTTAAAGAAATATGGAACTACTTGTGCTTCTAAATCTCCTGAAGTAAAAGAAAAAATGATAAAAACTTCTATAGAACGATATGGAGTTACAAATGGTGGTGGTTCAGAACAATCTATAGAAAAAGCAAAAAGAACCACTAAAGAAAGATATGGTGAGGAATATTATACTAGAACAAAAGAATATAAAGAAAGAGCAAGAGAGGTTAATCAAAGAAAATATGGCAAGGATTATTATACACAAACTGAAGACTACCGAGAAAGAGCTAAAGCTACTTGTTTAGAAAAATATGGAACTGAATATTCTGTACAAGCTGAATCTGTTAAAGAAAAAGCACGTAAAACTTGTTTAGAAAAATATGGAACTGAATATTCTGTACAAGCTGAATCTGTTAAAGAAAAAGCACGTAAAACTTGTTTAGAAAAATATGGAACTGAATATTCTGTACAAGCTGAATCTGTTAAAGAAAAAACACGTAAAACTTGTTTAGAAAAATATGGAGTTACAAATGGAGGTAGTTCAGAACAAGCAAAACAGAAAGCAAAAGGAACCTGCCAAGAAAAATATAATGTAAATTATTATACACAAACAGAAGAATATAAACAAAAATATAAACAGACTTGTTTAGAAAAATATGGTTCTACAAATTATTTTAGTTCTGAAGTTTTTTATGAAAAAGTTATTAAAACAAAAAAGAGCATGTCTAGATTTGAACAAAAAATATTTGATTATCTTAAAGAAATATTTGACGAATCAGATATAATAAGTCAATATAAAGATGAAAGATATAAAAATCAAAGAACTAATTATAAATGGAATTGTGACTTTTATATTAAATCTTTAGATTTGTTTATTGAAGTTCAAGGAACTAAAGAGCATAATAATCATCCTTTTAATCCAAATGACCAAAATGATTTGAATGAATTAGCATTATTAAAACAAAAGGAACAAGAAAAATTAAAAGAAAAGAATTATACAAGATATTCAAGTATTATAGAAGGTTGGACTGTTATAGACCCGATGAAAAGACAAGTTGCACAAGAGAATCATTTGAAATATCTAGAATTGTTTGACTCTAAAATTTCTTTTGAAGAATTTAAGAATCTCATTTCTAACATAGATAGAAAGTACAATCTTGATAAGAATGAAAGCTTTAATTGATAAGAATATTATAAATGATGGATTTGTTGAATTATTTGAATTCAATGATATTCAACCAAGATTAAATGAAGATTTATTAAAATTTACAGCAGGTGTATTAGCAAGTTCGCTTTCAATAGCAGTTGTTTCTGCTATTTCAGCACATAACCTCATGGCCATTAAATCTTACATGAAGAAAGTTGTCAAGCTTGCTATTGAAGGTCATGGTGACAAATGGAATGAAGTGTCTTACAAGTCTATAGTCAATGATGAGAAAAGAAATGCTTTGATGATTACTTACCAAATGTCTAAATATGCAGGAATCTATGACTATGGTGGTAAAGACTCTATGCCTAACTCTCACATCTCTATGCCTAAGATTGCTGGTGGCTCTGACAAGAACTTCAAGAAGCTTCTTAAGAAACAGACTAAATGGTTTGGACTCAAGACTGTTTCAGACCCACTCAAGAACCTCTCTTCGATAAAACCAGCTAAGAATAAAAAACCTAATGAGTATTTCACCGATATTCTTGAACAATATAGAAATGCTCTTAAAAGAGTTTTTGGTGAGTCTGAAGCTAAACAGATTACTGATGCTATAAACGGTTTCAAATATGGTGCTAACAAGATAGCTGATGATTTTGAGAAGATTACAGGCCTTAAGATTAATGATGAAGATGGATGGAAGAAATGGCAAGAGAACAAGAACAATGCTCCATTCATAGAAAAAGCTCGTAGGACTAGAGTTGATGCTATCAAAGAGCTTAATCAAGAGACTAATGAGAACTTACATGACAGACTTATTGCTATTTTCAACCAAGTAATAGGTGACCATGACATGGCTGACTACACTATCTTCAAAGATATGAACAAGGCTATGGATGACCTTATAGCAGCTTATGACAGGAACTTGCAAGAAGCTATCACTAACAATCGTTCTATCTTAGACAAGAAACTTAAGAAGGATGGTCTTATAGCTTTATGGGGAAAGTATCTCAACCTTCTTAGGACTGCAAAGCAACAAGCTATTGATGAGTTCAACAAATCACCTGAGTACACATATCTTAAAGACTTCTTGAGAGGAAGCATGCTTGAGCTTTTTGCTAAGTTATTGCCGGAAGTCCAGAAGGTCACTCCTCAGAATCAAGAAGATGAGAAGACAGATGATAAGGATGATGAAGAGATAACTCCAGAAGAGGAAAAAGAAGAAGAGAATCCTAATGCAGCTTTCAAAGTTTCATACCAATATGTAGGAAGTGCACAGGGCGCGGCAAGCAATGAGTCATATATTTTCCAACATCTGGTCAACAAACTCAATGAGGCGGACGAAGACGAATCCCAGGAAGACATTGTCAACCTAGTCTTGAACTCTACTTCAGATGAGCCACTTGGTCATATTGTGACCTTCATCTCTTCAGTAAGTGAGAATGAACTTAAAGGACAAGGTTCTAGAATGAGAAAAGAAGTTGCAAGCAACTTCGGAAACAAGCAAGTCATCAATGTTGATGAACTTTTAGATGTGATTCCTTATGCTAGCTTCATTAATGAAGGTTCATATGACAAGACTGAATGGAGCCAACCTATAAACCTCAAGTCATCTGAGATTCATGAAGACTTAGGTTATGATGATGAGCAAAGTCCTTACTTAGTTTCTATATCTTGCAAGATGGATGAGAAACACAATTTGAGAAAAGATTCATTGATAGTAGATGCTAACTGGAGAAAAGAAGTAGAAGAAAATCCTGAAGAAGAAACTGAAGAGACTCCTGAAGAAGAAAAACCTGAAGAGGAAGAAAATGTTCAAGATAGTTCTGATGAAGAAACTCCTACTGGAGAAGAATCTTCTGAAGAAACAGATGAATTAGATTTCATTGTCAAAGTAAATGAAATTGAGATTGATTCAGTTCCTGATGATATTGAAAAAGATGAGTCAGTCAGAGAAAGTGAGCTCTTAGTAGAGAATGCTATAATGCTTGAGAATTCAGATGTCTATAATGTAGACACATTCAGTAAGTCTAAAGATTACAAGTCTGTTATCATAGGTGCTACTAAAAAACCAGTGTACTCTTATAACGAGTTTGTACAGGCATTTGTTGACAAAGAGATGAAGGTGTTTATGATGGAAGCTGAAGAAACTGATGAAGAAGGTTTCATAAAGAAAACCAATGGCAAGATTAAAGCTTCTTCTTTAGAAGGTTTCAAGTACTTGTATTTCATTCCTAGAAATGAAGAAAAGAAAACAATAGTGAAGCACACTAACACTTTCTTTGCTAAGGCTAAAGTTGCAATATTGCCTGAAGCTGAAGAGATTCCTCAAGAAGAACAGAAACAACTTCCGACTTTAGTTCCTAAAGGTGAGCTTGCTCCTACTGGAGAATTCAAGATAGCTCTTAGAGAGAAAGGTGTAGAGCTTAAAGCTTTCAAGATTTGTGTAGTCCTTCTTTCTTCTACTAAAGAGTTCATTGAAAGCATCAATGATGAAAATGTCAAGGCTTTCAAAAATAATATTGATAAAATCCCATATAATAGAAGTGATGCATTCAAGGTGCTTTCTTCTGCAGACAACCATTCAGTGATATTGATTAACTTTGGTGAAGACATCACAGCAGTGAAAGGTATAAAATTCCAGAAAGACTTCATCACTTTTGAAGCTCCTGGTGATTCTCTCTTCTTCAAGATTTATCCTGTGACTGTTGCTGATGGACATTTGATATTGCATCCAGAACTTGCATCTCAGATTGGTGAATACATCTTCAATCCTGAAGGTTCTAAAATGAATACAAATCAAAAGGCAATAGGTTCTCGGAAAGCTTTACCTGGTCAGCAACAGAAAGCTTTGTCTGGCAACACTCAAAAACAAATTGAAAACAAGAATGGCAACATTTAACGAATCTAATACTCAAAAAGAATTGTACTTGAGACTTTATGCTTTGTATGATAAAATCTTAGGTAGTTTTGATGGGAACATAGGTGAAGGCCTAGATGCTTTTGAGTTTACTGCTTTGTTCAATGATGTCAAAGAATTCAATGACTTACTTGAGAGATTCAGACCTAACCAACTGAAGTTCAACCCATTAAAAGCTAAAGTCATCAAAGAGAAGATTTCATTATGGTATGAAGATGGACCTGCTTTCATGACTGCTTTGTTGAGGATAAAGTACAAGCCAATCTATAAGAAGTCAAAGAGGATTCTATATGAGATAGCAAAACAGTTTGTTGTATATCCTAACAAGATGACAGACTTGAGCTATCAGATTCCTAAAGACCTTGACAAGATTTTTGATGGTCTGACTAGTGATGACCCAGCTGATGGTTATCTTATTGCCGGAAAACCTTATCTTGATAAGTTCTCTAAAGGAAATGTCTCAATGCCTTTACTTAAGAAACTTTGGGCTAGATATGTGATGCCTGAGATTTTTGATTCTTATATACCTGAGATTAGTTATGAAAACCATCTAAATGAAGGAAAACGTAGAGGGTTCTATAATCCATTTGATGAAACTGATGAAGATGGGAAGCCTGTAGAGCAAGACAATAGAGAACTAGACCCAGAAATCAAAAAGTATTTTGATGAAAGGGAAGAAGTTAAAAACTCTATTCAAAAGATAGAGCCTTGGGACAGAAACAAGAGAATCAACAAAGTTGAATATCAGAATGGCAAAATGATAGCAACTGATTATCTGTTTCCTAGAGACATCATAGAGAAAGACCCAGTTCAGATATTGTCTAAATCTGATATGTCTTCTAGAAAAGTAAGAGACATGGCTTTTGAAATAGTTCCTAATCTAGAATGGGGAATTCCAGTAGGTTATTGTGGTCTGTATAGAAGAAGTGATGAAGTCTCATTAAAACCTAATGTTGAATATCAGTATGACAAGACGAACCAGATGATAATTATCAAAGCTATAGAGAGGATTCCTAAAGGAACTGAACTTATCTTGAAAGTAAAGAATGATGACTATGGAAATCTTTATAAGAAAGATGCAGTAAAGTTAGACAATGGTAACCCAGGAGATTTCAAAAGTATTACAGCAGAGTGATTTTACTGAAAAGTTTCAGAGTGTCACATAGCTAATAAATAATTCATAGAAAATGTGCCGTTTGTTCTATACCAAAAGATAGAGCAGACCGCACGGTTCAAAATTAAAATTGAATAACAAAAATGAGGGATTTTTCACAAGTTCTCAATGAAAGCAAGCAAGAAGTTTTAGCTGCTAAGAAAGCTAAGATTGACAATGAACGCATTGCAATCCTAGAAGCAGTCAAGACTGACTATATGATAACATCTAAGTTTAAAGAACTTCCAACATCAGAACAGCAGAAATTGAAATCTGTTATTCTTGAGTATTGGAACCCTAAAACAGGTTTGACTGCTAAAGGTGTCAAGTTCTTGAATGAAGGTGAATCTACTTTGACTAAAGATTCTGATGCTAAAGATGTTAAACGTTTCATTGAGAAAACAGTCAAGAGAGATATTGATGATTACTTGAAAGCTTCTTATAATGGTACTGGAAAACAGATTGTAACTAAGCTTCAGAAAGAAATTGAGTCTATGGTTGGAAAGAGAATCAAATACCAATTTGTTCTTGATGCAGTTGTAGAAGTAATCACACCAAAATTAAAAAGTCAATTCAAATAAAACATTATGGCCAACCAAAACAGATTAGAGAAATTATTAGTTGATTTAAAAGCAAGAGTTCGTAAGGCCATTAAGAAAGGATTGATTTCAAAGAATGACATCAAACTTAACAATGAGAAAAGATTGTTAAGCTTCATCAAATTCTCTTTAGTTGAAATCGTTGACAGAAAGACTGCACTTGATATCTTAAGGATTCTTGATTATGACGCTAACACACCATGGGAAGACTTGCAATCTAAGTATGGAACTTTCGAGACAATAGAAGACATTGCTGTTGTTGACATATTAAGAAACTTAGCTGCAATTGGAGCTGACAAGTTTGCTTACTATGTAGATGTTCCTAACGAAGAAATCAAATATCCTGAAAGCTAAAATATCTCCTCAAATTTAAGATATGAAAAAAGAGAACTCAATTGAGTTCTCTTTTCTTGTTTAAATATGTAAACATCATTTTACTTTCCTATTGCAAGCTGTCCTCCAATCACATCTGAACTGTTCTTGAATATCAATTCAAATTTCTTTATTCCTGTAGTAAGACCTGTAATAATAGCTTGTGTAATCTCATCACTAAAGTACTTCACAATCGCATCAAGGTGTTCTTGACTTAAACCACCAAGCATTCCTTGTGTAGTGTTGTTCTGGACATTGTTGACAGTCTTGTTAAGGATGTTGCTTGCAAATTCTTTATTGTCTGCTTGAACTTGGTTAGCATATTCAGCAGTCTGTTGAGCTAAGTTAGCTTCTTTAGCTCTTTCATACTCAAGCTTGATTGTAGTCTCTTCTAACCTAGTCTTCTCAATTTCCTTGAGTTGGTTGATTACAAACTCTAAGTCTTGCTTGTCTTTGTTAGTAATGTTGCTTACAGACTTAGAGACCTTGTCAATGCTTTCAGCCATTTGCACGGCTCCAGCACTAAACTCTTTCATAGCAGCTAGACGAGCTTTCTTGTTCTTAGTCAATGCTTGGTCTATTCTAGAAAGAGCTCTGTCAAATATGATAGAATTCTTAAGAACTGTTGTTGCATTGTTAGCTAAGTCAAGTTTAGCAAAGTTGTTGAGAGCATTAATGAATGACATTGTGTTGTTCTCAACATTAGACATGTCCATCTTACCGAGCTTCTCAATGTAGATAGCACTTGGGTAGATTGACTTGAGAAGGCTTGTTATTTTCTCATATTCTTTAGATTTGACGTCTTTAGTATAAGCTAAAAGATTTCCTTGAGTAATCTGGTAAACAAAAGCACTCAAGTACTTGCCAAGCACTAAAGAGTTCTTAGCATTCTGAATATTCTTATTAGTAGCCATTTTGAGAATAGAGCCAAATGACTTGTAAGTCTCAAGAATGTCATCTAAAGAATTCTTAATCTTGCTGAACTGGCTTCGTTGTAAACGGCCACCATAATATTTAGAGACATCATCATTGAACTTCTTTTCCATGAAGAGCTTGAGAACTGAGATGATACCTGTAGAGAGAGCTGTTGCAGAGACTACCCACAAAGCAGTCTTAGCCTGGTCTGAAATCTTCTCCATAGCTTCAGTATATGAAGAAAGAACTTCCATGATAGGACCTAATGCATTACCAATCCTCTCTATTCTTTTAGCAGAATCTTTGTTGATGTTCTCAAATTTGTTGTCAAGCTCAGTGACAAATGCAATGAATGAATCACCTATGTTAGTAGCAATCAGTTTGATGTCAATCTTCTTCTCTCCATACTTAGGATTTCCTTTTTCATCATAACCTCCAATAATAGAAAGCTTGTTAGGGTCTGCCATCTTAAGGATGATGTCAACATACTTAGAAAGTGAATCCATCATAGGTTGGAGAGCTCCACCTAACTTCTTGATAAGCTTCACTGAATCACTGTCAAGGTCATCAATGATAGGAATCAATGTTCTGACAAAGTCTAAGAAGTTGTTTCCTATAGTTGTTGCTACAGTCTTGTAATCAACATCTATCTTCTCAAAGATAGGTTTTCCATTACTATCATATCCTTTCAAGAAAGTTTGAGTCTCCATCTTGTTGATAATGCCCACAAACATTCCAAGAGATTCAAACAAAGGAACTAAGCTTCTTGTTATGATAGGAAGCTTGATAGCTGAAGCAAAGCTTACATCTGAAAGAGAATCTAATAATGTAGATATGACTTCACCAATTCCTTTAAGACCTTTCCAGAATTCATCTTTCTGCTTTCCAACTTTGATAGAGACATCTATGATAGAGTCAAGACCTTTTGACAACTTAATCATCAGGAAACCTAAAGGCAAGAAGACAGCTTCACCAGCTGCAATTAATGGACTTAAGATTCCTGCTACACCTAAGATAGCAACAAGACCACTAAGAACTTTAGCAATCTCTTTAAGACCTTTCCAAAAGACTTTAGATTGGTTTCCTATCTTAAGTGAGACATCAACAAGTGGGTCAAAGCCTTTGCCTAATGCATAGATGATTCCTGCAAGAGCAAGCATTGAAGCCGCACCAACTGCCATGATAGGAGCTAATGCAGTAACAACAGCACCAAGGACGCCTATAATGACCGCCACTATGATAAGGACGCCTGCTATAGAGCCGAATCCTTTCCAGAAGGCTCCTGTTTGTTCTCCAATCTTAAGAGATACATTGACGAGTTCATCTACTGTACCTGAAAGAAGCCAGATGATTCCTGTAAGAGCAAGGATTCCTACAGCACCTTTGACCATCAGCCAAAGCATATTCTCATTGTTCAAAAGAGCTCCTAACAAGAATGTTATGATTCCCATTCCAATAACTACAGCTGCAACACCTGCAAGACCTTCCCAGAAGTTAGCAGTCTCATTAATTTTCTGGATAAGAGGAATCAATGTAAGAGAGATGCATATCAACAGAAGACTAAACACTACAGTCATCAAGAATACTCCAGCAGCTAAGTACATCAATGATTTGCCTACTTTAGCTAAATCAAATATCTTATCAACAATAGCTACAAGGACAAGCATTCCTATCATACCGCCAAGAATTATTCCTGCAATCTTAAGAACTTCATAAGGTTCTTTAAGTGAATTGATTATGATAGCTAAAAGAAGGACAAGAGAAATACAAGTGGTAACAGCGATGATACTCAAGTAAAGTTGCTTGAGACCTTGTTGAGAACCTCTAAGCATCTTGCCAGCAAAACCTACAGCAAGGACAATAGCAATCTCAGCAAGTATGAGAGCTCCTGTTATCGCAAGAACTTCCAAAGGATTCTTAAGCAAAGAAAGAAGAACTGCAATGCCTACAAGAATGACAAGACAAGCCGTTATGCTTATCATAGCTTTAGAAAGGTTCTTAAGTGCTGCAGTTGACTTAGAGATTCCACTAGACATTCTAGATACAGCCCAGAGGGTTCCTACTATAGCTACAAGAAGCAATGCAGTTATTCCCATTATCTCAAGAGGATTCTTAAGCATAGTCAGAAGAACTGATACAGCTAACAAGCCAACAAGAACTAAAGTGATGTTGACTAAAGCTGTTGTTATGTTAGCTAAAGACTTTTGAGAAGCTTTCACTTCACTGCTAAGTCCCACAACAGCTGCAAGCATCCCAATGATTCCAAGCAACAATGCTGCTGTGATTCCAAGGATTACCAATGGATGGTCTATCATAAGAACAAGAGCAGCAACAGCAACCATAGCAGTAACAACACCAGTTATTCCAAACAATACTCTTGTCATAGAGTCAAGAGAATCTTTAGAATTCTTAAGAGAAGCCATCTCTTTGACAACTATATGAAGGATTCCAATAATACCTATCAAAAGAGCTCCAGTTATTCCTAATATAGCCCATGGACTTTCTGAAGCATATAACAATGCTCCTATAGCTACAATGATTCCAACACAAAGAACTATTTGCTTGAGTGCTTGTGTCATAGTTTTCAAGGCTAATGTAGCTTTGTCTATGACTTCTATGTTAGGAACTGCCATAAGCCCTTTAGTAAGAGCTATCATGAAATCTGCTATGTTCTTTCCTCTCTTCTCATTAAGAGCACTAGCACGTTTAAGACCTTGGATGATTTTCTTATCAGAAAGAAGGAGAATTATCTTAGTAAGTGTTCTAGCTTTGCTTTCAAAATCATTTGGGTCTTTTATCTCATTAAGACCTGAAGTGAGAGCAACTAAGAACTTCTGAATGTCATCTTTATCTTTAAGACCATGTGACAACATCAAGATACCAAAGACAGTCTTAGGACTGAACACTGACAACAGACCTGTTAATGATGATACTGCATTAGCACTTATGTACATTTTCCTAAGGTCTATGTTCTGCAAAGAAGTCATGAAGTTAGAAATCTCTACCATAGCTGCTTTGCCACCTAACAATCTTATCTTCATATAAGCACCTAGTCCTTTAGAGAAATCTAAAAGAGCAGCACCCATTTTCTGAAGAGATTCAGGTTTTCCTGTACCAGCAAAATTAAGAGGGTTCTTAGAACCTGAAAACAGCTTCTGTGAATCTCCTTTAGTAGAATCATTCTTCGATTTAGAAGAATCTACTTTAGAATCTTTCTTTGAATTGTTTTCAATCCTAGAAACTACTCCTAATATCTGATTAAGTATATCGTAAGTATTGTCCATGAGGTCTTAAATTGTCATTTTTATCTATTTTGTGTTCTGAATTTTAATCAAAATGGTGATTTACAAATATATAATAATTGTATACCAACAAAAATAAACCAATGAAAAAGATTTTAACCTTCGTAAAGAAGTTTATTGCATTGGGAGGCAAACATTTTATCGTTCCTACTATAGCCTGCACTATGGCTATTTTTGTTTCCTTCCATTTTGGTCTTATATTGCTTAATCAGAATAGCAATGACCAAATAAAGATTGAAATTGACTCCTGTGACATTAATCATCAATTTATAAAATCAGAAATCATTAGTGAAGTTTCTTCTTATATTGAAACTTATGCTCCTAACTCAGAAATGAGTCCTAAAGCTATTGTTGAAAAATGTCTGGATAAAGACTATGTTATCAGTTTGTTGTTAGCTCAAGCTCATATTGAATCTCATTTTGGAACTAAAGGTCGAGCCAAACGAACAAATTCTGTATTTGGTATTGGAGCTTATGATGATGGAACAAATGCATCGTTCTACGCTACGCCTAATGACGCTATAGACCATTACATTGAAGTGATGAATAATTATTATCTGAAGGATAATCCGCCATTAGAAGTCCTTAAAAGAGGTCTGACACGAGGCAACGCAAGATATGCAAGCGACCCATCTTATGAAATTAAGATTATCACTAAGATAAATCAAATCAATAGAGAATATCATATTGACAAGTTACAAGAAATGTACCAAGATTTAAAAGAAGTTAAAAAATAATCGAAATTTTTTCTAGTTCAATAATAATGATTAAGTTTGCAGTATAATCAAAATTATTAAAACTTAAGCATTATGAAGAAATTTGAATTAGAAGCAAAATTAATTGGAGCACAGAACCAATTACAATCATTACATACTGAACTTGATAAAGAACGTGCTGAACTGAAAGCTTTGAAAGATTCTATTCCTCATTTGATAGAGGAAGCTCAGTATGAAGACTGGAAATCTCAGAATGAGAAATTTATGAAAAGGTTCTTCAATGAGTATATCAAAGAATCTTTATCTGTAGAAATTGAAACTACGTGCGGAGGTTCTTTTACGATTAACCTTCAGTTGAATGGTAAAACTTTTAATTCTGAATATGGTTCTATCTGTATGGCTAGAAATGGTCTTGAGGAGTGAGAAAGTTAAAGTTAGTTAATAGCTAAATCAATTAGCAGGTTCCTAATAAAATTATTGTTCTAACTTAAAAACATATTACATGGTTAACTCCAAGCAAAAATTTATTGATTATGTAAACCTTTATATTAAGCGAGATGGCATTCAGAATGTCCTCGCTTATCTTGAACAAAGTGATTTTTATGTAGCTCCTGCTTCTACAATGTTTCATTTGAATATAGAAGGTGGTTTGTGTCAACACTCAATCAATGTTTTCGAAACAGCTTTATCAATATATCAGAATACACTAAGACCTTTTGAAGAATCTGGTCAGACAAATTATGATGGTGCTACATCTCTCAATACAGAATCTATAGCTGTAGCTTGTCTGCTTCATGACATTTCTAAAGTAGGCTTATATCATAAAAAGGAAAAGTGGAAAAAGGATGAGCATAATCAATGGCAATCATATATTGGTTATGAAGTCAAAGACAACATGCCTTTGCCTCATGCTACTAAAAGCATTGTGATGATTCAACAATTCATGAAACTCACAGGGCATGAAATGCTTGCAATCGAATATCATCATTCATTCAGTGACATATCAAGAGTTTTAGATTCTACCGCTAAGTACTCTTATACTCAAGCTCTTAAGATAAGTCCACTTGTGACCTTAGTAGCTCAAGCCGATATATTTGCTACATTCTTACTCGAAGAAATAAAAGAAAACTAAATATGATTATGGATTCTAATAATACAAATCAAAAAGTCTTTATCAATTTACAAGATAGAGACTATTCAGATATCAAATTCAATATTGTAGACAAATATATTTTATTTGAAGACTTAGCTAAAGGTCTTTATGGAAAAGATATCTTGATTGTAAAAGCATGTGTGACAAATGTGCAGACAGCTACAATCTTGATTACAGCATTGAACCAATTGCAAGAAGAATTGCCTAAGAGTGACATTAAAGAACTTTGTGTTTTCTTGAAAGACTTTAGAATTGGTGATGACACTAATAGTGATTTGATTCAGACATTGCTTAAAGACATTGATTCAAAATGTGATTCTCTTGTAATCTACAATAGAGACATTACTGGAGTCAACAAGTACTCTGCTGCTAGAGATTTCAGAAAGCTTCTTTGGAATCTTATCAAAGATTATCAAGCAAAAGACATTGTGGTTCCTTGGTATCGAGCTGGAGCTAAACTGACTAAAGAGCTTTTAGAGCTTAAGATGACTAAAGACTTGATTAAGAACTTCATGTTCACTCATAAAGAAGTTCAGAGATTCTTTATTCAAGAAGAAAAAGAAAAATGTCAGCCTTTAACTCCAAATTCTAAATCTGAACTTGGCATTCTCTTTGTAGATGACTTAGCTTCTTATATAGGAAGATTGATTTCGGATGCAGGTGCTCAAGCAGAACTCTTGAAATTTGAAAAGACATTTGAACATCTCATTTTAGTCTGTGCAAGAGGAAGTTTCCATTTGCTTGATGAGAAGAGATTAGTAGTCCCTAAACTCATCGAAAAGATTTTAGAAAGAAGTTTTGAAAAGATTTATGTTCCTGACTTTGAAGCCGAAATCATCCAGGAATTGCCTTATAAATTAGTTCCTATCAACTTGGAACTGTTTAAGACTTATTAAGAACAAATTTGTTTTCATAATGCGATGATTTAATTACAACAGAGCCACCAAGTTGTGAAACTCGATGGCTCATTTTTAAAAAGACATTTCCAATTTTACCTTACATATTTACTTACCAGAAGAGGACCACTTGAGAAAGCAGTCCTCTATTTTTATTTTTAGATGATAGCCCAAGCTTCAAATATCTTGTCAAAGTCTTTATAAGGAAGCAACACATGGCCTTTGTCAGCCCAGTTCTTTCCCCAGCTATTTCTTATAATGAACCCATCTTTATTATAGCCTATCACAACAACACAATGTCCACCTGCTAGGTTCCTGCCATTCCAAAAGTCATCGCCACTATCTTCATAAGCAGGAAGCCCTATTGCAATAGGTCCATAAAGGATTAGGGTCCTCTTCATAAGTTCAGAAGAACCAACCATTGCATAGCTTTCTATAGTAGTTCCATTTAGACCAGTATGCCTAAGATACTTGAGAGCCTCTTTAATTTGCATACCATCTATATTCTTGTCTGCTCTTTGCTCATAGAGTTTGTCAATATCAAAGCCATTGCTTGAATTAGTTCCTTTGAATCTGTTCACTTTCCAATCTAAGATTCCTGTAAGTGAATAGCAAACACATTTGCTAGAAGAACCTTGGTCGAGAACTGGTGGCATGACACCAATATAAGAGTATTCTTCAGGAACATCAAAAAGGTCTAACTCTATCTTATGTTCAGTTCCGTCTAATTCTGTCTGTATATAACCTGTACCGTAAAGCATAGTCTATTAGATTATTTTTTAATTGTTTCTTTTCTTCTTTCAAAAATGAAAGTAGTGTCTGTCTCTGCTATTTTAAGTCTAGTAGTGAAGACAATAAAGTTCTTAGCTGTATCTGGTCTGAGTATCATGAAACCATGAATAGGTTTCTTGTCTTCAAAATCTCTTAGAGAAGCATTGAGCCATTTAGACAAATCATTAGGTAATCTCTCAGCTTGACATATAGAATCAAATTGAGGTCTAGAGAAATCAAACTGTTCAGAAACAAGAACAGAAGTTCCAAGAGGCTTATTAACTATAGGAGAATAGAGAGAAGGACCACATGAAATAAGAAGCAAAAAGAATAAAGCAAGAAAAAACTTTTTCATTAGTAGAAGAAAGATTGACTGGATTATCTATGTAGTAAAAGTCACTAATACTATCAGGGATATTTATCCCTGATAGTAAAAAATAGGACCATAATCAATATGGATGATAAAAGAACAATAACAGCAAAGTTTGCTTCAGATACAACAGGAATAGCTACATCACTACCAGATAAGAAACTTATAACATATCTTGAAATGCAAGGCATGATGCCTGAAGTATCTTCATGGCCTATCACAATGCCAGAGGTTGGTCAAGTAAAAATTCTTAATCTAACTGGGACTCAAAGTGACAAGTTGAGAGTTATATTTGATTATAATGATGTACATTATATTGGTAAAAATGTAGAAACTTTTGATATTTCTATTTTTAATAAACCAAATGTAAGTACACAAGTGGTAACCTCTATGAAAACCGATTTATCAATAGCCATATTAATGTCATATCCAGACCCTGACTCAGGAAAACCATATTGGGCTAAAACAGTTTATTCTAACGAAAAGTCAAACAATAATGTTTTAATGAGAACCTTAAAAATATCTCAAGCGCATCTTATTCTTGTTTCTTATGAAAACACTAATAATTTAAACCCAGAATATAATTAACATATTCATTTTACATATTTCCAATTACTGATAAAAGAAAAGAGCTGCTTGGGAAAGTAGCTCTTTTTATTTTTAGGTTTTCTTATATCTTACTTAGAGACAATTCCGGAATTCTCTATGTTAGTTCCATTTTTGCTTGAAGTTCCAATCAAAGTCACATTCAATGCACTAAGAACATCTATACTTTGTTCACTTGAATAAGTTACTCCATCTTTAGTACTGAAACCACCTCTGACTAAAGGATATAAGTCTCTGACTTCTACTGTATTACCAAAGTTATCAGAAACCTTTCTGCTCAGGACAATATCACCAAACTCATCTATTCCATAATGGTTTCCATAAATCTCAAGATTGTCTTTAGAAGCTTCAAAGTAAACTGTCACACTATCAACACCATCTATCTGCTCTATGATTCTAATCAAGTCTGATTGAGGGATTCTGTCACGTCTAGTGTTGTCTATAAGATATTCAGATACAGCTTCCATTATGCTGCTGTAGATATTCTCAAAGACATAACCTTCCCATATACGGACCATGACATTCACAGCAAACTTAGGATATAAAGGTGATATGATTCTGTTCTCTATTGTCATGATTCTCTGACCAGTCTGCTCAATCAAGTTCAGAATATTAGCTTGCTCATCAACAGTCAGCTTGAAACAAGACTCATCACAAGTAAAGTAGTTCTTGCTTGAAACTATCCTCTTTCTGATGTCTGGAATCAAGAACAAGTAAATCACATTGTCATCTAGCTTAGAGTTATACAAGACTTGTTCAGCATTAAGCAATTTGTCATTAGCTTCTTCCAATTGCTTATAAATCTCAACAGCGGTATCAGAGTCAGTTCCATATTTAGACACAGCTTCTATATAGTTCTTCTTGATATTCTCATACTGGTACGAAGCATTGTTGTAGTTAGCTTGAGCTTTAGAGTCTTCATATGTCTCAAAACCTTTTATGACATCAATGATACTGAACATATTCATCTTCTTCAAGAAGTATTCATAGTTGATTTTATTAGCAAGGACCATGCTTCTTGAGGTGTGTGGTGCTATCTCTCTAGTAAGACGTATATCTTCTGGGTCTGAACCTAAAATGATGTCAGACAAAAGAGAAATAGAAAGACAAGCATTAAGGTCAACTTCTTCGGAAAGAGTGTTATAGCCAGTTCCTTGGAATTCCCAGAAAGAACCACTAGTCATATAAGTCTGTTCTATGTTTCCATTGAAACCATCAGTGACAAGGTACTCCACCATAATAGTAGAACCATTCTTAGGTATTCTTCCGTTATAGCCATTTCCAAAGAAGACGTCAATACCTCCTGAGATTCCAGTCTTGACCATGCAGCACTTCTCATCAAAGCCCATGTCTAAAAGAGATGATTTAGAAGGCCAGAATTCACCGTCAACATAGACATTGATAAAATATTGGTCTATGTTCTGATAACGTCTCTCAGTGAAATTAAATGACTGCAGTGGGACTCCTGCACCAGTTGCTTGTTGCATCTTGATAGAACCTTGAACTATATTGCAGTCAATGAAGTTAGAGTTAGACAATGTAAGTTTTCCTGCTTCAGAAGAGAAACAAAGAATATAATTGTAACCATTTATCTTGTTAGAGATAGAAAGCTTGTTAGGTATATAGATGATTTGACCTTCGTAATCAGAAGTGTTGTTATATGTAAGACGGACAGAACCACGCGCACCTATAGAACGTCCAGCATCATGACCAGTAAGTTGAGCAAGACCTCTGATTTGGTCAGGACGGTATGCAGTGGATAAATTCTGGCCACTAATAGAATCTTCTATATAAAAAAGAATAAGTCTACCCAAATGCAAGATAACAGACAGTAATTGACTAAATGGAGAACTATTAGTAAAAACTGCACTATTATCTTTATAAGTCTGTTTTATATAATTAAGAGCATCATCCCATAATTCTTTATATTTTATTCTATTTAAAGAAAAGATTTTCTTATTATCCATTTGAAAGTATAAATGATTCTATTTTATTTTTAACAGACTTTTCGTCTAAAATATCTATCCCATCCTAAAATTCTAGACAATTTATCTTAAATCAGCATGTTAAAACTTAGTTAAAATCTCAAAATAGGTTTTTAATTTCAACTTTTTACTGTATATTTGCAAAAAGTAAACTTAAAATGGTATAATTATGGCTTTTGATTTTTATAATGATGAAAATGAATTAGACCTTGAGATTAATCTCTTGACAGATAAAGTCAACAGTATTTTAAAGGATAACATCTTTAAAGACTTTGCTATAAGAGACATCACTAAGTTAAAGATGCGATATGCTAAACAAGATGTACTGAATTCTACTAAAGATAAAAGAATTTTTTATTTCTCTTTGAAAGAAATGTTCATGCACAAAACAGTTCATTCAACTTTTGATGTCAATACTGGATTTCTTCTTGTTTACTTTGACATTCTTTATCTGATGATTCTGAAATACATCAGAGCTAAAGACAAAAAAGAATTCCAACCTTCAAAAGACACTATAGGCTTGAAAGAATTCATCTTTAGTGTTCCTCAACTCTCATTAGGAATCTATTCAAGAGTATTGAACCATCACAAGGCTGAGTTACTTCAAGTCTTTGAATACTTCTTCGATAAAATCAAAGCCAAAGAAGACATTATTCCTTTTGATGAGATTTATATCAAAGAAATGGCATACAAGAATATAATAGAAATCTATGAATCTGACAAGACTTCAAAAAAGACTACTACATATGTTAGAAATAATCTAAATATGCCATTGATGAAATATCTAAACCTCATTTACAAGCATGTTTATGAGAAAATCAAGAACTTTAAAGACGAACCAGAAGAACCTCTCGAGCTTCCATTTTAAAAGCTGTTAAAAGATTAATCGAAATTGCTAGAGTATCCAAGATTTTGTTACATTTGCAGTAGAAACTTAAAAATTTAGAATTATGGCGCTTGGTGATTTTTATTCTGATTATACTGCTGGAAGCAATGCTTCTGTTGATTTCTTGGATTTTTTCAAGATTGTAGACCCAAAACATTATGCTGAATTGAAAGAGCTTTGGGAGAAATCTAATGACTTAGACTTTATCAAAATTGGAAATGTCTATAGTCCTATTAGAAGTGGATTTGGAAATGCAAGACAACTGACCTTAGTAGAAATCAAACCTTATAGTAAAGATGGTCTTAACATGCAGTTCTTGACCTTTGAAGGAGATAATGACCAAAAATATGGAATCGCTACTACAATAGTTCCAAGCAATTCAGAATATCATAATAATGAGTATTATATGAATGCTCAGAAATCTTTGAAACTAATTTCTAAAGCTTAAGATATGACAAGAAAAATATTATATTCAGGTGGCGCACAAGGTGCAGACTATTATTTTGGATTGTATGCCAGCTCTGCTGGATTTCAAGTAGTCCACTACTATGGAGATAAAGCAAAGACTCCTTTTGGAACTCATCTGCTAAACCAGAAATACATCAATCAAGGTGTCCAACAAGCTAACAAGGTCTGTAGAGCTCTTGGAAAGAATGCTCCTTCTAAAGAATACATCCAGCAGATGATTGGACGGAACTGGTGGCAAGTTGCATATACGCAAGCAGTCTATTGCATTGCTCCTCTTACAAAAGATTTCCAACATGTTTCAGGTGGAACTGGCTGGGCTGTTGAAGAAGCAATTAAAATCAGAAGAGTGCCGTTCATATTCTGTCTTGACAATGAGAAGATGAAATGGTTTCAGTATTCTTATATAGACAAAATATTCCAACCTATTGAATTTCCATCAGAGAAACCTGACAAATTTGATGCTGTCACTGGAATTGGTACTCGTGATTTGAACAAGAACACTCCAAACTTCATACAAATCATGAATGAACTTCAAAAGCTTTTCAAGTGATTGAGTTAAAATAGATTAAAGGAATTTCTTAGAACAAGATTTTTAGTTATTTTTGCTGTAGAGATAATTAGAAATGAAGTAGTATTTAAAAAATTAACATTATGCAAGGAACATTAGGTTTTACAATAACAGGTGAATATTTGACAGGGTTTCTCAGACAACTCTGGGTTGAACTTGAACATAAGAAGATTCTTGGAATTCTTGAAGGAATTCCAGAATTGAGTCCAGTCTTAATGAGAGGTCTTTGTTCAGGAATCTACAAAGCAGTTGAGGATGAAGAAGGTAATATGTCTTTAGTTGATGATACTGCAAAAGAATGTTGTGGAATCTCTATAGAGACTTATGACATTAGAAGAAGGTTTGACCAGAAGCTTTATGACTTGCTGGATGCATTTCAGTGTTATTCAATAGGTTCTTCTAGAGCTTATGACGAAGATGAGGTTCAACATTATTTAGACCTGAGCTTGACTGCAGCAAGTGATATCAAAGACTTAGAAGAGAACTTCAAGGCTTTCTTGACTTTGACTAAAGACTTTGATTCTTCTAAGAGTTTTACATCTCTGGACAAAGACAAGATTAGGAACCAAATCAAAATTGATAGAGAACTTCAAGCTCAAAGAGACCGATATGAGAATAAGATGTCAGAATATTTGTACAAACTTAATTTTGACTTGAAGCATACAGTTGATGAATTGATAGATTCAGGCAAAATCCAGGCAATACAACTGATGCAGATAGACCATACTAATGGACTGAATTATCTTGAATCACACAGAAATGCTCAAGAAGAAATGGATGAGCTTAGAGCAAATGATATTCATCCTGAAAATATTTTAGAGACTATTTGGAACTCAGGTTGGCTAGCTCCAGATGGAAGGTTCTATGGATGCCCAGACTTGTCTCATACAGAATTTTCAGAAAAGCTTTATTCAATGAAGGGACATCTTAAGTTAGGTCTAGACAAAGAGATTACAAGGTTCGGACATGATATTGACGAAGTCTTTGAAAAGAATCATTGGGTTAAGTTCAGTTCAGGTCGGTGGTTGTACTATGGACAATCTTCTTACTTTGATGAAGAAGAGAAGTGGCGGCCAACTAAGAAACAGTATGAGGTCATTTTAGCTTGGGCTAAAAAACGTTCAGATGGAATCAAGATAGTCCTTGGAAATGATACCCAATATGTGAATTTAGATATTGTTGAATGTCAGAAAAATAGTGTAACAGAATAAAAAAACCATGCCTATTATAGATTCAGAACTTATGTGGGTCATTGGCTTATTGCTAGGTCCTTATGGAATTACCTTTATCTTGTGTTTGATATTTCAATGTTTTACTAAAAAAGAAAAAATATGTCAGAAGAATTAATTATCCCCTTTAATATTAAGGAGCCACAGAAAAGAAACACTAAATTAGAAAGTACAGTCACTATTGATAAGATTATGGAATTACCTTCCTATCAGCTTGGTACTCCAATCTGGGGAGTTTCAATCAAGTACTATCACAGACAAGCTAAAGTAGTTTTCCTTGGTCAAGTGACTAAAGATATGATAACTTCAAGATTGTCTTCAAAAGGTGATATTCTTATTGAACAAAGATTCTTATGTACAAGATTTGCTAAGTCTATGTCTGGAAATATTATTCCATATACAAAGACTAAGATTGGTTATATGACTTATTGGCCTTTGTCTAGAACTTTTGATTCAAGAGAGAAAGCCGAACAGTATGTAGCAGACTTGAATTCAGGAAAAATTAAACTTCGAAGATGGTCACCTCGTTAAAAGATGTTAAAGAAAGAAGAAAAGTGAACTTAGATTTTCTAGGTTCACTTTTTTGTTTTATATTTGCAATGTGGAATTAATTAGTAATTAAAAGAAAGGAAATGATATGGAGAATTTTATGGTTGCATTGATTGGTGATTGTTTTTATAGTTTGTCACCTTGGATTAGTTATCCATTAGTAATCATTGGATTATTGTTTGCTCTGATTGTCATTGTAGCATTCTTGGGATTATTTTTTTGGATGTGTAGATTTTTCTGTCATGTTGTTTCTGGAATCTATGGAATGATAAGATTTGGATATTGAATTAAAATAGAAAAAGCATTATGAAAACAAAGGTAAAAGTTGGAGATTCACTGTTAGTTAGCAGACCAGTGGTTATGATTAACTCTGCTAAAATCAAGAAGTCACAGAAAGTAAAGATTCGTTCTTTGTATACCAATGGTCAGAGAACTTCTAAAGCCAATATAGCTTCATTTCAAAAAGTAGAAGCTATTGATTCTTTTGGAAGAGTCTTTACTATTTCAAACAAATTTAGAAAACCTAATTTTTGGACTAGAGTAAAAGTATTGTAATATGAATGAGAGTTTTAACCTTATAGCAAATGTAGGTTCTATCGTAGAAAATGGTAGAACCTTAAAAGATGTCATGATTAAAGTTGCTGAAGAAACTGGTGAAATTGCTGCTGTAGTTTCTTCTCTAACAGGCCATACAAATTATAAAAAGGACCAAGAAGAACTTGTAGGCGAGATTGCTGACTTAATTATAGCTGCAGTAGACCTTGGAAATCTTCATTATGGTGCCGACTTCAATGACATATTAGCAAAAAAGATAGAGGTCAAATCTACTAAATGGTTGTCTAAATATAGTAATCAAAAAGAAGATGATAAGACCAGAACCACTACAGTAAGTATAGGTGAATATTCATTAGAAGAGTTTCTTGATTTAGTCAAAGACTCTGCTCATTATGCTCTTGAAGAAATCTCTAAACAACGTCAAGCTCATAATTGGCCTTATGCTACATTAGAAGATGTTGAAGGAGACATGTGTAAAATTTTGGACATTTTAAAAGATTAGAATTATGAACCAAACTCTAGCGGCATTTGCTCGTAAAAAGATATTAGAAGGACTTGCTCTTCTCAATGAAGATTGTCAAAAGAAGTTCAGAATGCTTTACAGAATTAATCATTTATATGAATGTAATGAACCTGTAGTAGCCTCTATTCCGGATGAAAAATTAGATTGGGCTTTAACTCAAGTAGAAAATACATTGAAAAATCCTAAAATGCTGAAATAAAATGACTGTTCAAAAAATAACTTATCCTGATGTACTTACAACTGAATGGATTCCTCTTGAAGAGATAAAAGACATTCCAGATAACATAACAAATCTTCATTGTGACACTCGAGATTTTTGTATGACCGGTTCTACCGAAGAGTTTTACAATAGTTCTAAAGCTGAAGATAGAAAGTTCTGTGCTTTTATCAGAAAAGAAATAAAGAAGAATCCAGAAGTCCTTATCAATAAAGATGAGATTATTCCTTTATTGACGAACCTTGAAGAATGGTCTGGAAGAAAAGCCGATTGGAGATTCCTTTCTTTTATAGAAGGTCCTGAAAATATTTCAGGAAGTTGGTTCAAATATATTCGTTTCTATAGAATCAAAGGAACCGACTACTTTGTCATTACTTGTAGAAATGAGTATAAGTCTGAAGGCCTTGTTGATTACAAGAAGGTATTTACAAAAGAAAATATCAACCAAGAACATTTACACACTCACTAACTATGGCTACAAAAATAAAAAGCTACAGAGCTCCAGTTTGGAAGAAAGGAACTAATAATGCTGGTCAGATTTACTGGTACTGTCCTGGAAAACCTGGAGAATATGGTAAAGACTCACATTTTGATTGGTTTGAGAATGAACCTTTTCAAGAAGACTTCATAATAGTTGGATTCTCTAGAGGACGCTCTTCAACTAAGATGATAATGATTCCTCTCAAGAAATATAACAGATGGAAAGAAAAAAGATGGGATTCTAATATCCAGGAATATGAAGTCTTTGTCTCTGATTCTTTAGAAGTCATTGAAGCCGCTGAACATAGAATCATTAAAGGTCAAATATGGGAATACTGTAAGAAAGGCTCTAACTATGGCTTAAGAATTTATCATGAAAAAGAATCTTCAACACAAAATTAAAAATGGAAGTCCTGAAATTTAAAGTAGAAGGGTGGAAAAGTGTGACAGGTTGTCCATATATATCAGGTCAATTCATAGGAAATTATTATTGTAGGTTCCAATGTAAATTTCATAAGGACTATGATGGTATCGCCTCTAAAGTTTATTGTAATCATGAAAAGGAAAAGAAAGAATCTTCAAAACAAGATTAAAGAGGAAGTTGTAGGTGACGTTCTTTTTAAGCCTGGTCAACTTTATCAGACTAAGGACAATAGAATTATCATTATCCTTGAAGTGTCCAAGGAGGAGCTTAAAAGAGGTATTAATGCTGATAAGACCAGATTGTATGGCTTTAGAGGATTCTGGTATGGACGTGACAGATTCAAAATCAAGTCATACGGCAAGATTTATAAATTGACTGGAGCAGAAGTCCTTTTAAAGAAGGACACTATTGGAATGAGCAATGTTGAACTTAAAAAATTATTAGATTAAAATGGGACTAATTAAAAATTCTACAGATAGAGCACAGTCGGAAAAACTGGCTAAATTAGGTCTTGATAATCCAGACCTTGCATTGATTGAATATTGTGAAGGCGCAACTGCTGAAGTCAGACTAATTGATTATGGAGAAAATGATGGAGAAATTCTTTACAAGTGTTGGAGCTTAGGCGCATTGATTAGTTCAATACCACCTAGAATCTTTGTAGATGAAACTGCATATTACTTCACTATCGAGAAAGGAACTAAAGTCTCTTACAGAAAAAGAGAAGAGAATGCCGTCATGTTTGATACCGGAAGTTTGATTAGTAATCTTATTCTTCTGATAGAATGGCTGAAGTACAATGGCAATCAATCTTTACAATGGGTTATCAATAAGTAAAAAGATAAAATAATTTAAAATTTGTTATACTTCAAAAATAGAAGAGAGAATTTACCAATGGTTATTAGAAGAATTTTCTCATGAAGATATTATAAGACAATATAAAGAAGAAAGATATCCTTGGAGATGTGATTTTTATATCAAGAGTCTTGATTTGTTTTTAGAGATAAATGGAAATTGGACTCATAGACCTCATCCTTTTAGAGAGAACAATCCAGAAGATTTAGATAGATTAAATCTATGGAAATCTAAAGGAGAATCTTCTAAGTACTATATAGCAGCTATAAAAGTATGGACCATTACAGATGTTAAGAAAAGAAATACAGCTAAAGAAAACAATTTTAAATATCTAGAAATATTCGAAAACTTAATATCAAAAGAAGAATTATTATACAAAATTAAAAAGAGCTCTAAATAATTATTCAGAGCTCTTATATTTAAAAATCTTATAAAGTGGTCATTATTACAGAATAAGTTCACTAAAATAATCACAACGCAAACGATAACCGGTAACTTTATATAAGTCTCGGCTCATATAGTTCAATTCAGGAACCGTTATGTTAGTGATAGGGAACAAGTTATAACATACCCACTGATGGAAAGGATTGCCTGCACGGTCCTGTTGAGTAATTGTCATGTTAGGAGCTATATAATCTCTTTTAAGACCAGTACGTCCTGTCAATGGGTCAAAAATCAAGTCAGACCATTTTCTCAATGTCTTAATGATAAACATACCCGGAGTATTACCATTATACTGAAGGTTGACTTCAAAGTCTAAGTCAATATCGATATAAGTGTTCTCTGGTCTTGCTCCAGCGAAAGAGCGTTGAGCATATTTATAGTTCTGAGTAACAGCATCTGGGTTTTTGTTAGTATCAAGTCCACCTACACGTTGAACTCCTTCAAGTAAAAGGTTTGTATCTTGTTCAGTGGCACCAATAGCTGATGGAAGAGAGATTTGGACTGTGAATATATTGAGGTATACAGGCTCCATAAGGTCACTTGAGATTCTACTGTTCTTAAAGTGACTTAATCCAATCAATCCATTTGATTTAGTATCTGCCATATTGATTTATTCTATTATCGTTTCTAGTGAACACCTGAATGGTATTCTATCGATTTGAATTATTTATCCTTTTGGTACTCACTATTTTTTGGTCTTTAAAAGTATTGCTTGACTTCTTCTCATAGTAATGAATAGGCCTTGTCATATCCTTCAGTAAATTCTTTTTTAAAGTTTTCTATCTCTTCTTCTGATAATCTAGTATAAATCATCTTTAGTAATGTATAGTCTCCAGCAAGGTCAGCTTTATATCCATCATAAGAAGATGGATATTTTAAAAAAGCCGCGTCTATAACTTGTTTTTGGTTATTGAGATAGAACCAATAAGAAAAGAGTGACAAGAAACCTAATGATTTTGCTATAGGCTTGAAACTAATGAAATCTCTGAACTTGAAGTTTATAAGCGGAAATAAAGTAAATAACTCCAGCTTATGGTCATAATATTTCTCATAAAGGATTTCAACCATATTACATAAGTCTGTAAGTTGAGACTTAGCATTGATATTCTCTAAATTGATTTCATATGGTTTAATATAGACCAAAGAAGTTGGGTTTGACTTTCCTATTATAATCCTGATTTCTGGAACATTTACTTCATCTATAAGACCTTTTAAATAAAGATTTATTTCTGGTAAGACATCATCAATGAGGTTCTCTGGTAAAGTCATGTCGATATAATCATCATACTCATCAAGCTCAGATTCAACTTTCTTTTTAAAAGCTCCTATGTAAGAATTTTTCTTAGCAGATTTGATTGAAGATTGAGCTAAAGAATCTACTGAATCCTCATCATCAAAATCAAAAGCTTCATATAATGGTTGTTTATATTTTAAGACTCTAATACTCATTAGTTTAAAAACAAAAATGCTCAGAATATTTATAAATGTATCCTAAGCACTCTAGCTCTTTTTAAAAATCAAAAACCATATCGTAGGCTTCTTGATATCCTTCAGTAAACTCTACTTGGAAATTCATTCTTTCTTCTCTACTTAAGCCATCATAAATTATCTTTAATACTTTGCTATAACCATTCAAGCTCACTAGATAACTTTCTGAAGATGATGAGTACTTGCCATTAGAAAAATTAGATGGAACATATTTGTTATTGAAATAACACCAGTGAATGAACAATGACAAGAAACCTAAAGACCTAGCTTCAAACTTGAAAAGACTTATATCAGAGAACTGGAAGTTTATAAGAGGCCAGAAATCAAAAAGAATAGGCAACTTTCCTTTTATATACTTCCTATAGACTTGTTCTATAGTGTCACACAAATTTGTAAGCTGAGACCTTGCACTGGTCTTGTTCAAGTCAATGTTGTACTTCTGAATCTCTATCAATGAGTTAGGAGTATTCTCGCCAAAGATTATATTGATGTCTGGAATATCTTTTTTCTTGTCTTCGGTCTTTAAGAATTCATATATCTCTGGAAGGACTTCATGGACAATACCAATTGGCATCTCTATTGATATAGGAGCATACCTGTTATATTCTATTCCTTTTTTGAATGTCTCATAGAAATAATCCATGAACTTGTTCTTCTTTACTCTCTGAATAGAATCGCATCCTAAAGAATCTATAGCTTCATCTTCATCCTCATCAAATGAGAATGCTTCAGAAAGATTAGGTTTCTTCTTTTCAAAGTCATACTGATATCCAGTCTTGATAAGATACCTTCCTTTCTTGAGCATATCATTCAATTCTTTAAATGTACTAGAAGGTCTGTTGTAAACATATTTAGCTAGGCCTTTCAAGTCTTGATGCATTTCATATTTAGCATCTTCTTTATCAAATGTAGGTGTATAAGACCTGAAAAAACAGAATATAGCTGAATTCATAAGTCCTCTAGCAAATTCTCTGTAGATGGTAATTTCACAAGTATTCTGTAAAGGTTTCAGATTATAAGTCAAAAGTTCATTTAGTTTAGCTAATGAATAAAACTTGTTCTCATCAGAACCATAGAAAGGAACTACTAAATCTATCATACACTGAAGAGTTATAAAACTACCAACAGGAAGATAAGTGTCTAAAGTAGAATCTGGCTTTCCAGCTTCCCTCTTTATGACCTCATTAGCAGTCATGTTGAATCTTTTGATATATGAGTCTATAAAGTCTTGGAACTTGTCTTCATAAAGTCTAAATTCAGAAGGAGCAAGAAACTGAAATTTGATATTTCTTATAGGAACTTCACTTCCTTTTGTGTTACATTCTTTTAGAATCTTTGTTGTAATCAAAGGAAGTATCTTTATAATATTGTCAAAATCTTCTAATGTATTTACAGGATAGACTGCTAGAGAACCATTCTTCTCAAAGTTTCCTGCGCGCAAATCTTCTTTGAACGCTGCAAAAAAAGACAGGTTCTTGACATTACCTTCAAATTCGTTGTCTATCTGGTTTTCGTTATCAAAGTCAAAATCTTCGGTTAATCTTTTCATCAAGGATTATCACTATTAGTCAATCATATCTATGCTTTGCTAATATAATAAATGTAATTTTAAATTCTCTCAAATGATAAGAAATTTCCTCATATCAGCATTATCCTATTTGATTTTCTTTCTTGTAGGTCTTATAGGCTTCATTGCCCTTGCATTAACACTATGTTTGTTACCAGTAGTAGGTCTGCTATATCTGATTTACTATTTCTTGATATATCCTCTTGAGACCTCATACAGAAAATTTAAAAGAAGATGAAAAGGATTTTAGTAACAGGCGGAGCTGGTTTTATTGGTTCTAATCTATGTCAGTATTTGTTAAGAAGAGGTAACTATGTTATTTGCTTAGACAATTTCTATACAGGTCGGATGGAGAATATCCAAGATCTTAAGAATGATTCTAACTTTGAACTCATGACTTATGACATTAGAGAAGGAATTCCTAATATCAAAGTAGATGAAATTTATAATCTAGCTTGTCCAGCTTCTCCTAAATGGTATCAGAAAGACCCAATCTTTACTTTTGAGACTTGCATATTAGGTGCTATGAATGTCCTTAAGTTAGCTCAGAAGAACAAAGCTAAAGTTATGCAAGCCTCTACTTCTGAAGTCTATGGAGACCCAGCTTCTTCTCCTCAGTCAGAAACTTATAATGGCAATGTCAATCCAATAGGAATCCGTTCTTGTTATGATGAAGGCAAGAGAGCTGCTGAGACTATGTTCATGGACTATCATAAGATGTACAATATAGACACTAGAATCATCAGGATATTCAATACGTACGGTCCTATGATGGATATTGATGATGGTAGAGTAATATCCAATTTCATATGCCAAGCCCTAAAGAATGAACCTATCACAATCTATGGGGATGGTAGCCAGACAAGGTCATTTCAGTACTATAGTGTTCTAATTGAAAAGATGGTAGGCATTATGGAACTCGAAAGAGAAATTTATCAAGATATTTACTTGCCTATCAATATAGGAAGTCCTAGTCAAGAGTTCAATATGAGCAAGCTGGCTTATAAGATTATAGAACTAACTAATTCTAGTTCAGCAGTCAAGTATGAAGATTTACCTGAAGATGACCCAAGACAGAGAAGACCAGACATAACTAGACTGAAGAAGTATTTAGATTATGCAGAGTTTAGTGTTCCTTTAGAGGAAGGATTGAAATACACTATTGAATATTTTAAGAATGAATTGACAAAATGTCAAAAAGGTCTTTAGACAAATAAAGTATAATATTTGATACTTTATGATTGGTTTTTGGACTTAACAATCAATATATTATACTTTATAAGAAGATTTTATAGAAAAAAGAGTTGACAAATTGTCAACTCTTTTTATGTTTTACATACCAGCAAGTTTAATGCTTTGTAATAAATCTTTTCTAAATGAACGCCAAGCCGCTTTATTATAGTTAGGTTGAGCAGTTGGGCTACCAGTACCATGGGGATTCAGCTCAATATATGGGAGAACAATAGGTGGTTTTGGTTTCCCAGTGCCTTTAATATGCTTCCTAACAACATCAGGTTCAAGAGTTCCAATTGCATTTCTTCTTTGCTTGTCTTTTCTGTTATAAGAGAATCTGACAGGTCCTTTTCTCATCAGCTCTACTAGCTTCTTCAACAACCTATTGTTGATAGGACCTAAGTTCACTATTTTCTCATCTTTAGTGTTCTTCTTAGGTTCTGAACTAATATTGAAAGTTATCTTAGGTTCTTCTTCCTTTTTGTCTTTCTCGTCTTCTTTCTTCTTAGAATCCTCTTTCTCTTTCTTGACATCTGCTAATGTCTTGCTTTTCTTAGCAGACTTCTTAAGAACCTGTTTCTTAGCTCTCTTAACTAACCTTTCGAATAATGCACAATCAAGAGTTTCTGGTTCTTCATTCTCAACCAGAAACTCATATAATTGTTGTGTATAGTTATGGAGCCTAACTTTCATGATTAAATCAACTCTTCAATAAACTTCACGTAATTTGCAGTATATGGCAGCTCATTGTCAGGATTGATTGGATTGACCATGTCCTTATATTCATTGACAAAGCTTTCATTCAACATAGCTTGTTGCTTCATCTGTCTAAGTCCTGTATTAGCCCAGAATGTGTCAACATCTGCTTTTGTTCTAATATCAAAGAACTTAGCACTTTCTGTTATAGAATCCTGGATTTCTTTAGGAGCTTCATTGAACAACTTCTTGTCTTCTTCAGAAGCAAGCTGCATCCACTTGTTTTTGTTTCTTACTTTCTCTTTGAGAGGAGTGTCCCAAGACTCATTAATAGCATTCACATCAATAATTGCATTGCTATAGATGAAATCAGCAACCTTGGCTTTGTCATCATCTAACAAGCAAGCAAACTTGCTGAAGTTACTTTCAGATAATGAGATTGCAAATGGATAAAGCTCTACTATAGATTCTTTTACGGCTTTCTTAGTCTTAAGGTCCTTAATGATATTGTCATACTTATTAAGAGTCTCTTCATTTCTCTTCTTGATGTCATCAGCCTTAGCTAAGTTGATTTCTTTCGGAGTTTCCTCTTTCTTGTCTTTAGATTCTTCTACTTCTTCAGTAGATTCATCTTCTTTCTTGTCAGCATCTTCTTTTTCTTCCTCTTCAGGTTTCTCTTCTTCCTCTTTCTTGTCTTCTTTGAATTCGGCTTCAACAGAAATGATATCAGAAGCAAACTGAGGTTCTATCTCAATAATGAGGTCGGCATCTTCAGAATTTCCTTTAGGTTCTTCGGTTCCAGCTTCAGGAGTTTCTGCTGGTTCCTCATCTTCAGCTACAGGCCCAAGTTCTGGTGTAGGGATTCCCATAGCATTAGCTGCATCGGAACCATCAATCTGTTCAGGAACAGCAGTTTTAGAAGTCAAAGGTTGTTTAACTTCCTCTTCGTTTATATTAGTCATATTATTTTTCGTGAATTTTATTTCTTCATCGACCTCTTCTATAATGGTGTTAGAGGCATCAATAGAGAATTTAGAAGAGAGATTGATAAGCTTTTTAGAAGCTTGGGCAGATTCATTTAAGAAAGCTGTAACAGAAGGTCTGATTGATTCATTGACTCTATTAAGACGAGCTTCTTCAAAACCAGGTGTAGCTACGATGTCATAAGTAAACATTTGTTGAATATGGACATGAGAATCAGCCCCAACAGTTCCTGCTGCCCGGGATGACACAAAAACAGGGCATTCTGCTTCTACTAAAGCCTTAACAATATTTCCATTAGGCGTATCAAGAAGTTCTAACTTACCCATTACAGCTTGTCTTCTTTCGTCATACCAAAGGTCTGTAATTTTATGTGATACTCCTTTTAAATCTATTTCAAATCTAGATTCCGGATGAGAAAGTTCCCCAAGAATAGCACCATCTGTTTTAATTCTATCTCTTAAATATGCAATATGTTTGAGGACTTCATCTTTATCATAAATACGCCCATTACGGTTCTTTTTCCCTGTAGCAGCATTTATAGGAGTAAAAATTCCTTCGAAAATATACTTCTTTTTTCCATTTGAATCTATTGATTCATTAAGTTTTAATGCACTAACAGATTTATTTCTTATTAAGTAATTCATTTACTATAATCACTTTTATCGATTATGTGATATTTATTGGTGATATATTCTACCAATTTCTCTTTACTAATGAATTCATAATCAAAGATTTCTATATAGTTTAGGTAGTTTTGTTTAGCAATAGTTCTCTTTTCTACATCAAACTTAGTCCAAACATCTATAGCATTAAGATAAATTTCTTTTTCTTTACCTCTTTCTTTTAGTTTTTCAAGTCTTTTAATATCATTGATATTTGTTTCATCAAAAGGATGTCTTCCATGAGTCCAGAATCCTTGAAGTTCTATAAAGACATCTCTATCTTTAATGTAGAAATCACACTTATATAGGTATCCATCAGACCTATAATCAATTTAAAATGTTAAATTTTGTTAAACTAATGAATAATTAGAAATCATTATTCTTTCCAAAATATTGACATAATAATTCATAACAAGAATCTTCTTGTTTTGTAGAATACATAATATCTTTATCTTCATTTTTGCAATTTAGACTACAATAAGTATTATAAACTTTCCAATGTCTTCCACTAAATGAAGTAGGTCTTCCACATATTTTACATTTTGGAATCTCTTCAAATCCATAATAAATTCTATAAATAGTTTCATTCATACTTCTAGAATCAGAAAATCTATTTTCTAGATATTCCGTAAGTTTTGGTTTCTTATCTAAATTTTTAATTGTATTAACATCAAATATAACTTCTCCAGATTTATTTTTAGTTGCAATTAAATCTTTAAAAATTTCATCAGTATATTCATCAGGTTCTTTTACTAAAACTTTTCCATTTTCAACTTTCAATTTATGAAAATCACCTATACCAGCTATTCCATGAGATTTAGATACATTTAACTGAACATTATTTTTAATGCAATATACCCAACAATATCTCCATATTGCATTCTATCATTTACTTTCTGACTATCTAGATACTCTTTAATATCTAAATGTTTGTCTAACCATCTATCTCTACACAAATTAGGATTTATCTTTCCTTTCTTAGTAATGAATATATCAAGTATTTCTTTATCTGACATCTTTATACAAAAAATCGAATTCTGAACATTATATTCAAAATTCGATTAATCTATTTTTATAAAAGAATTTTTAGATTTCTATTTTAGGAAGCCTACTTTCAATCTCATTCAATTTTTTAAGAAACTCATCTAAAACTACTTGAGCTTCTATTTTAGTTTTGTAAAGCTTACTATATACAAAAGATTCTTTATGAGTAAAATAATTGACATATGTCACTCCAAAATAATAAAGCTTTCCTATCTTCTTATCAAATTCTTTTCGGATATCATATTCTTCTAAGTCTTTTTCATAAAGTTCATCAATTTTTTTCTTAAGTTCCTCATCATTCTTTTCATTTCTAAGTAAGTCATAGTAAATCCTGGTACCACATAATCCACTACTTAAAGTGTTGACTTTGGAAATATCTGTTATATAAAATACGTTGACTGGCTGACCATTAATCTTTATCCAACTCATAGAATACTTGTTTTAATTTGTCCTTAACATAATAATTCGTAGAACTCGCTATAGACGCTTCTAGAGACGGTTTCCATCCTTGCTTATAATTTATATAGTCATAGATGAATTCGCCAACAGAGAAACTCCTAGATAATCCTGCACTACAATGAATTATCAATTCAATAGGTTCAGTGCTATCAATGAAAGGAATAATGAAATCTCTGATTCTTTCAGCATCTTCTAGTGTCATAGCACCTTCAGTATCATTAGTAAAGTCATCAAAGTCTAGGTTCAGAACATTAGGTCCTTCATTAAAGTAATGAGTGTTGCAACCATTAGCATACCAAATGTCTTCATCAGGCTTGCTTGCACTGGTGTTGCATATAGAGATTATTATATAATGTCTCTTAAGACCTTCTTGAGTGTCTATAGTTTCTTTAGTGAGATGAAGCCCTCTACAGAAATCATAGAACTTTTTCTTCGAAAAAACTTTTATCTTTGGTATCATGATAATTTACTTTGAGACTTTGACTATAGCTGAAAAAGTGTTAGCAAGACAATTGCAAGAAAAATAGTAGTCTTTAGACCGGTCAAAATCTTTCTTGTAGTTCTTTAGGTTCCCAGCATTCTTGACAAGTTTTCCTGAATAGTACAGGATATTCTTGCCAGTGAACTTAGGAATGTTTCCTATGAAATAGATGTCTCGATAAACTTTATTAGCCATTTAACCTGGATTACTTTTGAATTTCTTGAACTTACCACACTTCTTACAGATGAAAATGAATTTATGGTAACAACCTCCATTAGTATCAACTGGAATCTCTCTAAACAGTTGCCATTCATGATGGCAACCAATCTTGTCTAAAATTCTTTTAATAGCTTCTATCATAGAATTCCAAATTTGGTCAACAGAAGAAAAGCAGTTACTAAAATTACACCTACTAACATTAGAGCCTTATAAAACTTTGGAGTATTGAATGTATAAGGTGTGAACTTCCAAACAACACCATAAGTGTTAGAAGGCATTTCTGTATCTTCTTCTGTAAAGTTATAAGTATCAAATGTCAGATATTCAGACCAAAACAAGTCATTGGTGAAATAGTTGTTCTCTGGTCTGGTCAAGTCAAGCAGGAAGATATACTTCTGTTTCTCATCAGCCATCATCTGAGTTTCTGTCAAGACTTTTTGTGTATAGATGCAATTGCCAAGCCAGTTAGTCTTAAGTTGATAAGCATTGAACTTAGACATTGGATTCTTCTTTTCTCTTTTGATTTGGTTCCTAAACCTAAAGAAGTTCACAATGTCTTTATAAGACTGGACAAACACATTGTTTCGGATAAAACTAAACATTTTTTCTTTTCCTTTCTTTTTATAATTATAGAGTGTTGAAAGTGATTTGATTAAAGCAAATAACTAGTTTCACCAGCAACATCTAAATAAAGTTCATAGAGGTCTTTGTAGTCAGTTTTGAATTTCTCACGAATCTTGAGACGACCACTTCTAAGCAAATTCTTGACTGAAGACACTGGTATATTCTGTTCAGCTGCAACTTCTTCAAGCTTCTTGTTTTTGATAAGCTTCTCAGTCATAATAAGCTTAAGATTATCTGGAAGCCTATTTATCTCTTTGATAGAAGCATCATAGACTCTCATAAGAATCTCTTCACGACTCAGCATCCGGATATCATTGCCAACTACTTCAAAGTTCTCTGAAGGCATTTCACAATTGTTTCCATCATTGAATGCTGTAGATGCATAAAGGTCATTGATGTCATTGTCTACATAATTCTGAGTAGTCTTACGGTTCAGATATCCAAGACATTCATATCTGAGGATATTATAGACCCACGTTGAGAACTTAGCTATTTCAGGATTGAATTGGTCATACTTCTGCCAGATTTTCTCAAATGTTATAAGAACCATCTCGTCGGCAAGTTCAAGTGAAGAGAGATAACGATAGGCGAACTTGCGAAGTCCAAAACGCATTCTCTTATAGATAGGTCCAAAAGTTTTCTCACTTGGATTTGCAATGAAAGCTAATGCCAAGTTGTCAAGGTTATCTGACAAAGCTCTTTCTTGTTTTTTGAGTTCTTGAGCAATAGATGCATCTAAAACTTCTTGAGCACCAGCTTCATTAAAAAGTTCAAACACTTTTAGGTCTTTGATTTGTTCCATAATTTTTTCTTTTAGCAAGTTATATATTTTTTGAATTTTAAAATTGAAATACTTTCTCGAGGTTAGTGATGCAAATATACAACAAGTTCTAGAAACAGGAAAATCCTGCAGATGAAAATTCTACAGGATTTTACACTTTTTAACTATGACAGATTTTTGAAGATTATAAGTCGTCTATTCTTGTTCTAATGTCCAGAGTGTTTTCTGACCTTCAGGGGTTTCAATCAGTTTCATGAAAGGTTGAATCAAGTTGTAAGGACATAATGATACTAAAGCAATAATCTGGTTCATCTCATCAATAGGAACACGTCCATTTCTTTGTTCAACGAGTTTGAAGACTTGATTGACTTGAAAGTTTCTTTCTACAGTCCCCACCACCTGGTTATATCCGAGTTTTCCTAATGTGTCTAAAAGAACTTCATTGAATTTAGGTAAAAGGACACAGACATCTTGATACGTCTTTACCTTAGGTTCAGGCATTTCATCATCTTCTTGAGATATTTCTGGATTTGGCAATTCGCTCATAAATTATTCATTTTAATGTTAATTAATTATTTTATTGAGTATAGATAAAACGATTAGAGAAAAAGAAAAGTGCTATGGCTACTAAACCTAGAGTTAAAGACTCTCCACAGAAAGCAAGAAAAGGAACTAAGAAGATTGTTGACGAGAAGGACACTAAAGACAATCCTCTTCTTAAGATTGATGATACTGTCTTGTTCTCTATTGAGTCAGGTAATTTCTTAAATGACCCAACCATTTATACATTTCCAGGTTTTGAGACTATAGACCCAAAGAATCCAGAAACATTAGACTTGACTAGATTAGACAACAACTCAGAGTTTGTTTGTATTCTGTTATACTTTGAATACCTTATTACAGCTAAGTTCAAGTTCTCTTATATAAGGCCTTTGCTTGCTGCCGACATGGAGTTTCCTAAAATCATAGAAGCAATCAACCATAGATTGTTGACTGAGCTTCAATTGAATGTGCCTAGTTTTGATACTATAATAACTCTGCAAGTAGAGAACCAATGCAGAGTCAAGTATGTTACTAAAGATATGGAGATTAGAAGAGTTCCTATGAACCAGGATGATAGTGCCACTCTTTAAAGATTTGTTCATCTGATTTACTAGAAAGAATATCAGCTATAGCTTGTTTCTTAAGAATGTAGAACATGTCAATATATTGTTCTTGAAAAGACTCAACATGACAGTGAGATTCTGGAATTACTTTCTTTTCAGGATGATAGAAAGTAAAATCTTTAAGAAAATCAACAAGTTTTTCATTTGTTGGTTTATAATCATTTAATATTCTATAATGCTCGATGATATAAAGAAAAGCCATATAAGATAATGTCAGTTTAAACCTCATATTATCTTCATATATAGAAACTGCCATAAGAAAACCATCAATAGTAACATATTGATTACCAAAGAGCTTAATAGTATTTTTAGCAACTTCTTTTTCTACTGAGTCTAAATTGTTTACTTTAAAGAATCTTCAAACTCATCATCATACTTGTTATTTTCGAAATCTAGTGCCATGAATTTTTAGATTTTAAATATATCTCCATTGTTTTATTAATTCATCACGTGACTTGCCTAACTTTATATCAGCTTGAGCTTCTTTTATAAGAATGCTATGCAATTTACGATATTCATTTCTTATTTTTTCTGAATCAACATAAAAATAATACCATTTGAATTTATCAAGAAGTTTATTAAGATATTCAAGGTCATGTGAAGCTCTTGAACTAGATAGATTCAATGGATACAATTTAACAATAAAACTTACTATAAGCATATAAATCAGAGAAAGTTTAAAGCTCAAATCCTCAATATGATATTCACAAACTCTATCTACTAACTGAATATTTGAATCTGTACTAAGCTTAAGATTTGAAAGTTCAAGTATTATTTTTTCTTTCTTTGGATGATTACGAACCATTTCTCTAATCTTATAGAATTTTAGAGAGTCATCAAAAGTCTTGTCATAATCTTCATAATCAAAATCAAGTGCCATAGTCCTTTGTTTTTAAATTTTCCAGTCTTTAAGAAGGTCTTCCCGAGATTTACCAGAAGTGACATCATTTTCTGCTTTCTTTTGAAGAGTATTAAACATCATTCCATATTCTTTCATAATTTCTTCAGAATAAGTAGTATAATGATGATAGAACATAAAATTGAATCTTCTAATGTAATTTACTAGGTGATTAATCGCTTCATAATATTCAGAATTAAAATGTCTATTAAGAGGATAGTACAATTCAATGAAGCTCTTCATAGCTAAAAAGACTAAAGAGATTTTTACATTTTCATCTTTTTCATAATATCCAAATGATGAAATGTATTCTGGATTCTCCATTGAAGTAGCTAACAAATGGTCAACTTGCTTTAGTATAATGTTTTTATCAGACTTACTAAGGTTTTTGTAAATCTCTTTGACTTTGATGAACTTAAGAGATTCTAAAAAATCTTTGTCATAATCTGGATTGAAGTCAAATGCCATAGTTAATGAATTACAAAATTGAACTTACCAAAAATCTTCTCAGCTTTATCTTCTATCAACGGTAAAATTCCTTTAAGAAAAGGCCCACACAAAATACTGAAATTGTCTAATATTTCAACAAAGAAATAATGCTCATTCTCTCAAGTTGTTTGAATCAGATAACTTCCAACAAACTCAGAAGGTTTCCATTTAAAAGCAGAAAATTCATCTTCAAACTCAAGATAAAAATCCTGACCTGAATTTTTCATAAGAAGAACTTTCTCTAATTCAGGTATAGCAACAACCTCTCTCATGAATTGTTCAGAAAGCTTCTGACATTTGACTTGAGACAAATTGTCTTTAAAATCTTTATCAAAGTCAATATCACTGTATATGTGTTGAAATGCCATAGTCTTCAAAAATTTGTTTGATTTTATAGTGAACATCATCTAATGAAACTTTCGACCAATATTCTGAAAATAAAGATGTAAAGAAATTATGTAAATTCCAACTTTTGTTCAGTTCATCAAAAGAAATTAAAGCATTGCTTTGAACTCCATAGATTAAAGTATAAACTTTCTTTTCTTTGTCTAAAGAAACGGTCATTGTATCTTTGTGAAGAACTGAGATAGTTTGGCAATCAATTTTTAACATCAACATCTTTTCAAGACTAGATTGATTCAACTCAAATTTTCTATCAACAAAAGTTTTCCATATTTGAACCATTGCATTGTAATACTGGATTGTTGAAGCATACTTATGCAATTGGTCTTTATCTAAAATATCTTTATCCTTTTCAAAATCTAGCATTGTAAAATCCTCCACAATTTAGTTAAATGTTCGGTTGTTAAAAACTCTTGACCTACAAAATCATAATGGTGATTGACTGTCACTATATCTTTTACAAAATTGATAGTAAATGCTCTGCCTAATGAACTTTGATTATAACAAAACAGATGATTTTCTTTGTCAATAATCTTAATTCTATAGAAGGCAAAGTCCCAACGAAAATTCTTCCAAAGCTTAGAATAACCCGGAACATTATCAATAACATAGTCTTTATAGGCTTTTAAGAACTCAAGTCCTCTCTTCTCATAGGAAAACATCTTGACTGAATTCTCAAATTCTTTGTCTATTATGTTGTCATCAAGGTAATCCATACTTCACTATTTTTGTTTACTGCAAATATAACAAAAAGACCTTAGAGTGTTTCATCTAAGGTCTTTCTTTTAAACTATTTTAACTAAAGATTAGTAATTGCCACTATAGAAAGCTCTGGTAAACTCTCCTGGAAGTTGTTCAAGAATAGGAGCTTCATACTCTCTTTCATCTAAGTATTGGTCTTCCATTATCTGGAATAAAGTCCCCAAGTCTTCTGGTTTGCTAAGGACTACTGTAAGTCCATTGTCCTTGTCATTATAACATCTAAGACCACTAGCACTAATGACTTTTTGAATATACTTGTCATTATAAGAAAGTCCAAGAACTTGAGGTAAGAATGTATCTAACAATACTTTATGCAATCCAGAACCTTCAATATCTTCATTCAAAGATTCTTCAGACTCATTTTCTGGTTTAGCATCAATAGACTTCATTTTCTCATCTTGAGGATTATTAGTGTTGTCTTTAGCTTTCTGGCCATTACGTTGAGCTTGAGTGTTTATAAGCTGAACCATCTGTTGGTCAATTTGCTGACAAGTGTCATTATATTGCTTAGTAGCAGTATCCAGAATCTTCTTGGCAGCTACTTTGTTAGCTTCGAGCTGAGCAGCTTTAGACAAAAGGTCAGAATCCATCAATGCACTCTGGACATCTTCATTTACTTTATATGGTTTAGTATTAAATTCTATCATGGTGGTAAACACTATAGTACATCATTATCTATCGTAGAATATTGCTAAAACCATTGAACAGAATGAACTCATCACTGACAATTTCTTTAAGCTCTTCTGGTAATTCTTTATTGTAGTAAGGACTTCTCTTTTTAGAAAGACCTATCTTGTTTTCAACCATATCATAGTAAACTACAGGTCCATCATGAAGATATACATAAATCCTATTACCATGTTTCTTATAGTCAAATTCATCTTTGAAACTCTGATAATTAGAATAGTAGCAATCCAAGAACTTTTCTAAGAGCACTTGAGCTTTCACCTCAGACAAAGATTCTTCAAACTCTTTATCTAAGATACTTTCTTGTAAGGTATCATCTTCAAAAAAATCTTGAAAGGCCATAGTTTAAATATTGTTCCAAGTTGATTGTAAATATTGAGCAAAGGTACTATTCTTCTTTTTACCTACTTCCATTAAGTAATCAAATTCATCTATCTCTTGACCTGATATAGCATCTAACCACTTCTTAGCTGTACCTTTTATTTCATGAATTTCTAGAGTTATATGCAAAGTCTTTTTACATACTTTCTCAAAACTATTTCTGTCTTTATAGTAATAATCTTGATACATGAAATAAAAAGGTTCTTTCTTTAGTAATTTATAATTTGGATACTTTAATAAAATATTTAAAACATTGTTATAGAAAGATATAAAGTCATCAATATGATAATATTTCTGATATGGAATATAACTATCATAAATTGGATAATGTAAAGAGATATATTTAGAATCATCAGCCCAAATGTCATATTTCTTCTTATTGATATCAGATTCTTCTCCAAAGAAATGATTCCAAATTGGACCATCTTGTCTTAAAGAGAATCGCTGACTATTGTTATAAGGGCAGTAAAAGATATCTTCAAACTTTATTTCTGTCTTGATACTATTTACTTGGTCAGCAAAGTCTTTGTCAATATTATCTTTATCAAATTCAAAAGCCATACCATTTACTATTGAAGATAAACAATTCTATCTAAAATCTCTCTATCAAATAAATGAGAATTGAATCTTAACAAATCACTAAAGCACCCATCCAGAACATAACTGATACACCAGTCATTTGGATTCCTGATTCCACGTCCAAAACCTTGTTGAAGGTTAATAACTGTCTGATTGCTATACCACAACTGAGAGTTCTTCATCTTAGCTGCTACTAGCTTATCACCTAAACTCAAATAAGGAACTTTCATTACTATCAAGAACCTACACAAGTTATCATCCAATGATATGCCCGTTGTCAAAGAAGGCCCTACAAGAATCTTGTTCTTAGAGTTCTTGTACTCCCATATCAAATCTCCTTTAATTTTCGAATCATTATATATGAGAAGTCTCTTTCTGATTTCTTTAGGTGCTTTCTCATACAAATAATTGCTGAATGCAAATAAACCTGTCTGGACAATTCCTCTTTCATTTATATGCTTGTCACACAATGTATAAATCAGATTACTGACTATAGGCAAGTTAGTATTCTTCTCTTTATAGCTCATCTTATAGTTAGGCAAGAAATAAATTGGACTTCTACTAAAGTCAAATGTTGAAGGAATCTTCTTGAATCTGAACCTCTTTTCAGGTTCTACTATATTCAATCTTTTAATTCCTATATTAGCTGAGTAGATATCTGAATTGCCTATAGTAGCAGAAAGCAAAAGCTCATTCCCACATTCATCATGAAAATACTTCTTGACTAAAAAATCTTCATAGATGCAATTGAGCTTTATCTTCTCAGCAGTGTCACAATTGTTGACCATACATTCCTTTCCAATAAAGTCAATCAGTGAAAGGTAGTCAATCAAAGAATCATGTAATGTCTTAGCAAAGCCACCTAAATAAAGAACCTTTCTAACATCTTTATCATTATAAAGATTTGGATTCCTTACACACATGTTCGTCACAGAAGCATTAATGTTAGCAAGGACCTGAGTCAGCTTAGTATATTCTTTGATATTCTCATAGAGTTTCTCATTATCAGACGAAATAGAGATGTTATAGGCGGCTTTATTAAAATCCGATATAGTTATTGAGTTTGTTCTCAATCCGTTCGCCTGCGCAAAACTAAGTAACTCTAGAATCTTATTATTGTTCTCTGAATCTATCTTAGGTGAATATTGTTCCTGTACAATTTCTCCAAGCTTATGGCACTCATCACAAACTATAAAATCTCTTTTTTCAAATGGAGCATCTTCAGGCCTTCCTTGAGCGGCATATAAAGGTGCTACTGAATTCCTTTGGATAAGCCAGAATGCATAGGTCATGAGTGTGACTGGAGCTTGCATAGCTCTTTTACGAGCCATGATATATTCACAAGTTGCAGCACAATCATAACCAGCTTTAGAAGCTTCAAAATCATTCATAAGAGTCTTATATGAGATGTTATGAATCTTGCAATCTCCTTGTTTGAATGACATGTTGTTCATAATGCACATATAGTTCTCTGAACCTTTTATGACACCCCAATTAAGATTGTACTTCTCAAAATCTCGAGCATACTGGTCTATAAGTCCTAAGTCACTAGCTAGAATATACGAACGTTTCTTATAATAAGACCAGAGAACACCACATGAGACTATAGCTACATTTGATTTGCCTGAACCTGTAGGTGCTTCAACTACTTGGCACTTTATGTCAGGTTCTAAAACATTGTAGACTGAATCAACTATAGTCTCAAGCTGATATTTTCTGAATTGGAAGTTAGAGCCAAAATGATTCTTAGCCCATTCCATACATTGTTCTTGGATTATTTCTTTAGTTACTGCCATGCAAATTATATTCTAAAAACAAAAATGGATTCCATATTTCAGAAATCCATTAACAAAAATTAAAAGTCTTCATTCATATCAAAGAGCTTTGCCAGAATCTTGTACCATAAAGCTTCTTTATGAGGCAAGTCATTAATTGAAGTTGCTTTATCAAAGTCAGGTTTGAAATTGAAAGAGAATCCATATTGTAAAGATATCCAAGCCCAAGACCTGTACACATAAGAATCTCCAGGGAACCAATATGAGTTATTGTGCAACTTCATAACTTTATAGAACCACATCTTAAGCTCATTCTCTTGTTCATATGTACTGAACTTATATGTCTTAAGCCAATCTTGGTTCTTAGTCTTTACAAGATACTCATACCAATCTTTATATCCCTTAGGTGTTTTCTCACCTATGATTTTGAATTCTTTATTGACAAACTTTCTGATAATCTTATCAGAAGGCCAGGACTTGACAAATCTTCTGAACAGATAAAGCTTAAATCCATACTCTTTGATTTCATTGATTTTGTCTACAATTGGAAATACAAAGAACCACCAAAGACCACTATGTTGTTTCATTTTCTTCTAAAGTTTTTTCAATTAACAATTCTATTTCCCTTTCAGGATAATTAATATATTCTTCAACAGGATAAACTCTATGAACTTGCTCACCTCTGTCCTGAAAATCAATTTCAAAGACTTTACAGATTTCACCTGAAATCAAATGAACTTCTCTGAAGCCATTCAAATATCCTTTTAAGAATGAAAGAAGCTTCTTCCAATATTTGTCATCAATCTCCAGAGAACCAAATGCCTTGAACATTCTCAAATGGTCTTCTAAGTCTCTAATAATAATGCTTAATGTATGTCTTGAAACTCTTTCATAGATTCGTTCCCTAATAAAACCTGCAGGGAAAGTTGCACTTACAATTGTCTGTCTGCCCATGTAATATCTGATAGCACCAAACAACATCTCTTCCTCAAAATCATTTAATTTCTCTTTTTTGTCCATATGTCTAAAAACAAGTTAGTGAGAATGAAACTAAATCATCCTCACTAACTTATATAATTAAAATCTAAAACGATTTATTTTTCACCAAAGATATCTTCAGCAGTTGCTTCAATATTAGAATCATCTACAGTGTCATCATCTTTCTTGTCTTCACCTTCTTCAGGTTCTTCTTCATCAGCTTTAGAATCATCTACAATCTCAGCACCGATTTCTTCTTCAAGGTCAATACCAAGACCTGACAAGTAATCTTTAAGTGTCAAAGCATCATCAGCATCAATTCTAAGTTTTCCTTCCTTAGATTCTTCATCTTCTTCATTGTCAGGAATAACTTCAATATGTTCTTCTGGGATACCTGCATCGATAAGGTTCTTCTTAACTTTTTCAGTATCTTTTACAGTAAGAACAATAGCTTCAAGTTCTGCTTCTTCGGCATCATCTTCTTTCTTAGAATCTTCGTCACCATTAGGGGTTTCTTCATCTGCAGGTTTTTCTTCCTCTTCTTTGTCATCATCTTCACCTTCATAAAGCTTAGCCCACTTAGTGAATTCAGCCCAAAGTGTCTGAGCTTCATTTACAGCACCTGCTTTTTTAGGATTGAACTTGATTTCTTCTTCTAAGATTTCACAAAGTTTTTCAGCTTTCTTAATTGAAGTAGCAAGTTTGTTCTTGTCTCTTTTAGAAGCAGATTCACCTAAAGATTTTTCTTTTTTCTTAAGTTCCTTCAATTCTTGCTTAGCTTCACGCAACATCTGGCGAAGTTCACCTTTACCACATTCACAAAGTTTCTTTCCATTGACTTTCACTTTGCCAAAAGGAGAGCAAACTTTTTCTTCTTTATCCTTCTTAGCTTCGTAAAGTTCTTTGAATGTGGTCTTAGGTTTCTTAGATTCAGAAATAGAGTCAATATAGACTTCTTCACCTGTAGTAGCTTGCATGACATCATTGTCAACAAACTCAAATACCATTTCAGGTTCTAAGCCATATGTTCTTGCAATTCTGTTAGCTGTAGCTTGGTCAGTAATGAAACCTCTACTAATAAGTCCATCAGCTTGAATTGTTACAGGACTCATTGCAAATCTCTTAGCAATGTTATCAAGCATTTCCATTGCTTCTGGAGCGTCATATTCTTCAAGAACAATCTGAACATAGTAGTTGCCTACATTCTCTCCAAAACCTTCATTCAATTCAGAACCAGTTTCTTTCTTGGATTCAGAAATGAAATCAACATAGACTTCTTGTCCATCTTCAGTTTGCATAACATTACTATCTACAAATTGGAAGACATTAAGAGAATCAATACCATAAGCTCTAGCAATCTTGTCAGCAGTACGTTTGTCAACAATGAATCCAGAACTATTAAGTCCATCAGCACTGATTGCTTTAGGTATAAGACCAGTTTCTCTAGAAATTTGTTTCAAAAGAGCTTCTTCTTCAGGTCCATCATATTCTTCAAGAACAATCTGAACATAGTATTCACCGGGCATAGCCTCGTAAGACTCATTAATTTTCTTCTTAGACCATTCTTCTGGAATCATGTCAGAGCAACCTAAAGCTTTAGCACGTTTTTTAATCCAAGCTTTAGCTTTAGCTTCATCTTTAGCACGACCAATAGATTGAATAGCTTTCTTCAAGTCAGCCTTGTTTCTAATAGGGAATGAACCATCTTTCATAGCAAGACCTTCTTCTGCCATTTTCTCTCTTTGTGCTTTAGAGAATGATTCAAAAACTCTAGACTCACCTACGAAATCAGGATATTCATCGTCATAACCTTTAGATTGACGAGGAACCCATCTATCAGTCTTCTGTAATTCTTGTTTCATATCTTCTACAACAGAATCAGCATAGTCACGAACACTTACAATTTCTTCTTTAGAAGGAGTTCTATCAAATCTAGCAACGTCACGTAATGCAGCATCAGCAATCTTCATAGAAGCTCTAGAATCATCAAGTAAAGCTACTACATCTCTAGAATCCATATCCTTTCCTAAAGAAAGAATCCATTTGAACATTTTTCTACCTAAGATGTCTACAATATCTCTAATGAGTTTTTTGCTCATACTGATAGACAATGGAGTTTTCTTAAGGTCACCAGCTCCAGATTGAGTAGATAAGATAGAGGCCTGTTTAGATAACTCTTTATTAAACTCAATAGAAAACATTTCAGGAACCTTTCCAAATCTTGAATATCCTTCTTTGTTCATTGGACGGAAATCTTTCCACCCTTCATCAAGCTTATCACATCCACAACCATCGCCTTTAACAGATTCCAAAATCTTAGAGCGAAGGAAAGGAGATTTAACACTTTCAAATGATTCTTCAGCTTGTTCAAAATTCATTCCATCATGTTGCAAAGGATTGTTCATCACAAAATCAACGAAATCTGGTTCTAAACCATTATCGGTAAGAACTGATTCAAGAGCTTCACATTCTTCAGGTCCTGATGCAGTGATAATCATTTTGGTTCCATTAGAATCTCTTTTGCCAGTAATCTGAAGACCAGCGTCAGAAATCTCTTTAGCCAAAGCATTGAAACTTCCAGTATAACCACCATGTTTAGCTATATCAGAAGTATAAATCTCAAAAACTAAATCTGCACTGTGTTCAACAATGTCTTCTGACTCAGTTATCTTTTTCTTATTGTTTAAAGCCATATGTTATTTTAAAGCATTTGTGCGCTTTGGGATATTTATCATTTTTAAGAACTTCTAAAGAATTCATTTACTCAGCAATAGGAACATAATAATATGGTCTGGATAGAGAACCATCTGGTTCTCTCTTTCTAAAATTCTGCCGAATCTCATCAAAAAGGTCTTTCTTCATAAGTCCTTTTATATAGTACTTATGATAGTGATAAGCATAGTCATCATCAGACAATCCGTCTTTCAGAATATAATTAATATCAAATCTTGGATACCAATTCTCAGGTAAAGCACTGAACTCTACCCTTTCTACATAAGGTGACCTATTGCCATACCAAACAAGAACTTTGCAAAGAGTTCTACAAGCTTTGGCTTTAAACCAATTGTATAAAGGTTTCTTAACTGTATAGTAGAATCGGTCAGACCAATATTTCTTATAATAATTATGACCGATAGAATAAGCTCCACTATAAAGACAATATGAAATAGCTCTATGAGAAGTTCATATCATGAACTTGACTAGGTCATATAAGTTGTAAGATAAAGAACCATTTTCTTCAAGAACACAATTGTCAATGACATCTCCTAATGTTATCGTATAAGAGAATTCTGAATAACTAGGTTTGAACTTATCAATACACCACTTGTGTTGAGCAAAGATAGTATAAAGATGGTCGGTCCTCTCTTTAGCTTTATAGTTGACCCAAATTCCATACTGCCATTCAGGATTTATAGAACAAGAGAAAGAAGCTTGCCAATCAGGAAAATGTTCAGTCTCTTCAGAACCATCTGGAATATAATCCCATGCTCCATATATGTCTATCTCTTTGAATAACTCTGAGTTCACTAGATAGTCTTTAGCAAACTTGAATCTTTCTTCTTTAGATACAAACTTAGTATCCCTAAAAAGATAATGATGGGCAACTTCCCAAAATATTTTAGGAAGCACTTCATGTATGTCAAAGTAACCTCTTTTCTTAAGGTCTTCAATCTGAAGTTCTAAATTTGTTTTTTCTTTTTCTTCAATCATTTTTCTTTTTTTTTGCAAATGTACTAAAAAAGAGCACTAGTTGTTTTTGCATTAACTTTGCTTAACACTAATTCTTCTATTGGGATTTTATAATAATTATTGAGAAGTTTTCTAAGAAGATGCCTGTGACAAAAATCTGAAGGAACTTCATAACATATAAAGACTACAGCTTTCCATTCAGTCTGTTGTTGAGCTAATTCATTGTCAAAAGCTACTAACCATTCAGCTAAAGTTTCAAATCCAGTATAAGACTGTACTCTTGAAAGGACTTCGGTAATATACCTCTTTGAATATTCTTCTTCATTTATCTTATTGTTCTTGATATCTGCTAGGAGTTGAATAGACGGTGCTAGGAAATTGTCTTTGTTCCAGATGAAGTTATTATAGTTAGAATATTTAAATGTCTCTGGGACGAACCTAGATATGCCTACACATAAGAAATCTTTTGGGATATTCTTGTAGTTAGCATAGTAAGAAGTGTAATATGTAAGATGGAGCTTTGTCATATTGATTATATGACAAAGCTCCATTTGTGATTTAAAAATTTGATTTTTAAAAATCTTCTCAGTTATCAAAATCAAAAGCTTCATTCAACTTCATTGGTACTAACCCAAACTCTGTATTTGGGTCTTTGAAGTACTCATCAAACTCTATATCTTGAATATACTTAACATAATCATCATCTCTATCAATAAACTTTAACCAGATGCTAGGATATTGCATTCCAAAGATAGAACCCATCTGAGTAGGTATCTGTACTTTGTACCAAGTATAGAAATCTGCTATCAATCTGCAACATTGAAGAACATCATCCTTTCTGAAGAATCCTTCAAACTTGATATGAGGCATTAAGAATCTCCAAGTAAGCTTGTCTTTAATGGCTTGAACTGTATATTCTTTTATTGCTGCGAGAGCATACTTCTTACATTCTTCTACAAGAGCATTAGTAGATATTATAATTTGAGGACTATTGTTAGGAAAATTGAAATTGTTGAAAACAAATTTAGTGACTGGCGAATCAGTATCAACATAGACTCCATTTCTATAAGAAGAAAACAAATCACCAGAGTACTGTTTTTCTTCTCCTACTAAGATTTTCTTCAAAAAGATGTCTTTCTTGATGTTATTAAGATTGCTAGAAACTTCTTGGTCTATATCAGGTTCTTCATTATCAAAGTCAAAAGCCTCATTCAAAGTCAGTTCTCCTTCATCTATGATTTCAGTCAGAAGTTCCTTTAATTTCAAAAATCCTTCAGGAATTTCTTCTGGAGTATAAAGATTCATGACTTTTCTTTTCAAGTTATACAAGAATTCTTTAGCATTCTGGGTAAAGTCTGCTAAATCGTAATCAGTCAATTGAGACCATAAAGATTTGAAGACATCTTCATCTTTATAAGAACCATCTTCTCTGAAAGGTTCTATCTTATAGTTCTCTAAATTTGAATATATCTTAAGCCATTTGTTTCCTTTACTGAATTCTTTATAGATTATAGAAAAGACTGGAGCAAGAATACTTTCTGATATACGACTAAAAATAGTTATGTTTTGATTTTTTATAAAGCCATTATCTAATATCCTAATTAGGACATTAAAGAAGTTGCAGACTCTTTCTTTCTGTCTGTACTTAAGCATATCAAGGTCTAAAGAATTATCTTCTTCATCAAATGTCAAAGCCTCTTTAAGTTCTTGATAGTCTAGAACGTTCCCGTATTTGCTTTGAATATTTCGATGTAAGGTCGACTCTGATACAGCATCCACCTTAATCTCATTTCTAAGTTTGTTAAATAGAGTCCTAATTTTTTTCTCAGATATGTCATACTTTTCTATAATGTTTTGGAAGTTAGTCTTGAAGTTCTCAAAGTTGTCAAGCTTTACATCTCTTCTAGCTACAGAAGCAGAGATTGGAGTTTCATTGTACCTATCAGAACGGTCTTTGTAACAAAGGGCATCTATTTTAATAGGGCAATTCAGAACATGGACCTTAGGATTATAGTAACGTCCATGTTCTGAAAAAGCTTCTACAAATTGTTCAACTCTGTCATAGTCATTGCCTTTATCAGAAGAGACCATAAAGAAATCACCTTTAGCAGCATTGCCAACAATTCCATAACAAGTCTTTATTGGACTAGCATCTTCTGATATAGAAACTTCGACTCTAGGGTTGTTCTTATATAAAGAGTATATAAAGTCAAAAGAGGTCTCTGGAGTTATTCCATCTCTTTCTTTATTTGAGATAATGATATGAAGTTTAGTAATGTCTTTTATCTTAAGACACTTCTCAACTATAGATGCATGACCATCATGAAAAATAGAAAAATTTCCTGGATATAATCCCTTTGACATTTTTATTAATTTAAACTTAACAACAAACTATCTATGTTCTTCTCTTAAATCTCAGAGTCAAACAAAAACTCTTTAGACTGACATCCACTAGCCTTAGCATGACCATTGAACTTTACTCCTTTGAAATACAGACCTGGAATGTACATGTCATCTTTAAAACTATAACATGAATAATTCCATTTCTCTTTGTCTCTATAAAAAGAAATGAACAAGTCATAAGTGTCTACATCTTTGATGTTCTTGAAGATAGCAGAACCTCTTCTTTGAGTATTCAATAAAAAAGCTTTGTATTCTCTACCATCATCAGTCTTGACTATCTGAGTCCATCCTGAGATTCTAGCATCTCTATCATCTTTCTCTTGCTGGTAATCTAACAAGAACTTTCCAGACTCTATGTTCTTATTGACTTCATCAGTGTTGTAAAGAATGATATTGAAATCTCTGAAAGTCTTCAACCACCAATCAATATAATAGTAAGCTTCTTCTGCATTATGGAACTTGTTTCTAGCCCACTGCTCATAATTCAAAAGATAAGTGTCCCAGAACTCTCTGTCTTCAGAACGCATCCAATTGTCATAAGTTGATACGAAATAAAGCCACAATGGAATCTTATAATCATTTGGAGCGAGACCATACTTTAAAGGTATAGACATTTCATTCTTTCTAGATTCAGCTAGTTTGAACAAAGGACAATCTTCTGTAGGAATCAGATATTTGAAGTACCTATAGACATTACGACAAGCCGAGTACTCACATGACTGTATACCAGTAAGATGAACAGGTTTTCTATAATCATCATCTGCAAATGCAAGATGCTTGTTGACCTCCATATTCTCTGGATTATGGAACCAATTATAGAACTCATCTATAGAAGAAATATGATGGTCTATCCAAATGAAGTCTTGATGATAATGTTCAAAGAGAGTATACATCAACTCATTAGACCAATGTAAGTCAACTAAGTAAAGTTGGTCATAACCTATAAGCTTAGACAACTTAGGTTCATCTCTAGAGTAAGTCCAAGGCTTTAGAGTTATTTCGGCATTTGGGTACATTATTTGAGAAAAATATTTGACAAGACCACCACTAAAGAAACCATCATTGTCAACACCATGATAATAGCATAAAATCTTCGAAACCATTGTAGGAAATTTTAAAGTTAATGAATATTGATTTTATAGAAAAAATCCAAAATGATTAGGAAAGAGATTAAAAAGACAAGGAAGTAAGTGAGTAAAGTCACATTTAGTACCTGGGATATTTATCCCAGGTAATTGGAAATAACAAATAATAAAATGGCAAACAGGATTCCTAGTGTGCAGATATTAGATAGTGCCACATATACTCCACAACAATTTATTAATGTATTCAAACCATACAACAAATTAGATTATATTTTCAAAAATAGTGGAGATATTACTATCAACATCACTGGAGCATCTCCAAAAGTGATGGTGATGAATGTAAACCAAGAATGGACTAATACTCCTATTGGAGGCACTGGAGTTCTAATTCAAAAAATGAATTGTTCTGTATTAGAACTAACATGGACCACAATATCTATTGGAGAAATAGCATCAGTATATTTGACTGGTGGATTTAAAATGAGGTGTAGAAATTCAACGGATAATACAGAAAATACTTATTATCCAAAATTACTTGGAGTTTATAGAATTCCAACTCAACCATATTCTTATCGAGTTGATCTTTATTTGTAATTTCACCACTTAACATAGCATAATTTACTTACCAAAAAAGAAGAGGTCCACTTGTTGAAAGCAGACCTCTTTTTATTTTAATGTGGTAATAATTTTTCAGGTATTACAAGAACTTTACCATAAGGTATTTGTTTCTTGACTTTCTCTGGGTCGTTACCAGAGTCGATGATAACCCAAATAAGTTTCTTATCCATCCACTTAAAATGTGTTTTAGATAAGTCTTCATCGAATATACCATCATCAGAAAAAATTAGACACACGCCGGGCAGTTTTTTCTTAAAGTAATCATTAGCCCAGGTAAGTGCCTTGTTATAGTTAGTACCACCAGTAATTCTAATTTCGAATGCTTCTCTAGGTAATTTTCTCTTGAAGTTGAAAACTCCTTCTCTAGAAACTCCATCAGCAAACTGTGCTACTACTCCTGACTGAACTTTAGTTTTCTTCAGAATGCTGTCTATCTCTGTCAAGAACTGTTCTTGGTATCCACCTCTCCAGGCTGAACCAGAAGCATCAAACATCACACAAATATCTCTCAAACCATCTTCAACATCATCCTCATAACGTTTGTATCTTCCAGATGAGATGTATTTCTTCTGGGGGAACTTGATATCTTCTTCAGAGAAAGCCTCATTCATATATTTCTCAAGCTCTTTCTTCCAGTTCATGACTGGCTTGAACATCTCAATCACTTTCTTGATAGTAGAGTACAATCCTGTACCATTAGGTCCTGCAGGCATTCTGGACAACTCTTGTCCATTTGCTCCTGAGATAGCCTTTTCCCAGATAGAATCAGCATTCTCATTCTTCTGCTCATCAGTATAAGGTTTTCCCGCTCTTTGAGCAATCTTCTCACCTTCAGCTCTAGAAAGAACATCAGAGTATCTTCCTTGCTGAGTAGTGTCAGGTACACCAGTTCCTGGACTTATCTGATTTCCTTGACCCTGTTGAGGTCCTATCTGACCACCTTGCAGCCCTTGACCTTGCTGTCCTTGTTGACTTTGAGATTGCTGACCTTGTCCTTGACCACTTTGCTGATTCTGTCCATTACTCATTTGGCCTTGTGAACCTTGTTGGTTTCCTTTACCATTACCTGGCGTAGGTGGTTGTTCCATCTCTTCATCCTTCAATAAAGGATAGATGTCTTCCCATATCATTCCTTTATATTCATAGTCACAGATACCACCAATTTTAGCAGTCAGACCTTTGAATCCAGGGTCTTGTTCTTCAAGGATATTGTTGATTTCCTCATCTTGAGCATAGTTACACTTTCTATGATTAGGAAATTCTCCACCTCTTTCTTTCTCACGTTTCATATGACAAAGAAGATTATGATACAACTCATGCAAGATTACATATGTTGGAGCTAGATAAGGTGCAATAGACTGAAGTTTGACATAGAAGAATGGATTGATGTAGATGTTAAATCCATCAGTAGCCATTGTAGGAACATCGAATGTGTACACAGGCTCAAGCATAGCAATGAAATAAGAGAGTGCAGGATATTCTCTAACTATAGCAGTATAGATGAACTTCACATTCTCTTTGATTCCTTGCATGTTGTATGTCTTCCCATCAGGACCTATGACAACAGCTTCATCAGAATTAAGAACAGCATTAGGAGAATCAGCCACTTTTTGATTGGCAGTCTTCTGACCACCAAAAATAGCATCCTCATTGATAGAGGATGCTTCTTTTTTGATATCAAATCTTTTGACTTTCATCTTCAAACACTTTTTAAAGTTTTTGAGCTCTAGCACTCTTGCCTTGTTCTTTCAGACGAGCTGAAATTCTTTGATGAGCAGCAAGAATCCATTTTTCAATATCATTTACTGATGTCTTACCAGAATAGTTGTCAAAGATATATCTGTTAATCATATCAGTAAGAGCTTTCAACATAGCATCATTGTTAGCTTCTACAAGAACTTTGTCTACAAAATCGTAAAGTTTCTTGATGTTGTCTTGAGTGATATTTTCAGGTGCATTATCCAAAATAGTTTCAAATGCTCCTTGAACTGTAGGTGGGTCAAGCTTGAATGTTACATCTACTTCATCACCATGTGTCCAGACATCTCTAGCCATTTCAGGACTGAACTTGCTTTGAAGTTTGTAGTATCCTTGAAGAACAGTTGAAGCTCTGTTACCTACAGTATCAGCTGCAAGAGCAACTTTGTCAGCATCAGAAGGTTCTACGTTTCTCAAGCCCATTGCTCTGTTCAGGTCTCTTTCAGCCTTGATATTATCAGACAAAGATTTCCATGTACGAGGATTAGCAAAGTTAGTCTGTTCATCTCTGATTTGCAAGTCATACCAAAGACCAGTGTTAAGTTTCAAGAACTTGATGATATCTTTTTCAACACCAGCTTCTTGAGCCCATTCAACCCAATGTTCAAAATCAGGAACATAGTTGACGTTAATATAACGAGAACCCCAAGCCATCTGCCAGTTGATTGAGTCACCACCCATATCTTCTTCACGGTTTCCTGCACAAACAATCAACCATTTAGAACCAAGCTTCAAGTCATTGATAGAACGTTGGTCAACCAACTTCATAAGAACCTGCATAGTAGCTTTACGGATACGTGAGAACTCATCGATAAAGATAATACCACCTGCAGCTCTGTCATCATCTTCTCCTATAGCACCATTTGCAATAGCATCTAACTTAGCATTCTCAGCTTTGTCTTGAGAAACCTTGTAAGCAGGGAACCAAGTCTTAGGAATATCTCTAGCAACGTTAGAGTCAACATCAATAGCAGGCAAACTGAAGTCATCAGGATTGATTGATGTTGCATCGATTTCAATCATTGCACCGCGGAAGTTCAAGGTCTCATTCATTTCACGAATCAAATCCTTAATGATTGATGTCTTACCGATACCAGGAGCTCCCCAAATCATAATAGGACGCATTTTAGCATCATCACCTTTAGTGATTCTTTCATAATATGCTCTCATGACCATTTTCTTTACCTGGTCATAGTTTCTGTTAGGCATATTTGTGGCTTCATTAGCCTCAAGAGAATATTTTTCGAACAATTGGTAATATTTTGCGGCACCAAGCTTTTCAGCAATGCCAAGTTTAGACTCATAGATTCTTTCTTGTCGGTCAAAAAGAACCTGGTTAAAACTCTCTTTCAAATCTTCTCCAGATTTCTCTTTAGCCATAACTTCATTCCAGAAGCTGTTGATAGACTCAACATCATTTGCTAAAGCATCTTCATTTTCTTGAATGTCATCGGCAGAACCACCAACAATATTGATACCTTGTTCTGCCGCGAAATCTCTAGAAGATTCTGAAGGAATGACTACAATACCTGAATTAAGTTCACCTTTATCAAAAGCCAAAGCTGTTATGATAGGAGAAATAGCAGGGGCAACTTTTCCATTGATGAAAGAAAGAAGATATCCACCTACTTTCTTGAAAGCAACCTTAAGAAATCTTGCAGCAGCACCCCAAACTCCTTCATTAAGTCTAGAACCATGCAATGCACTTCTTCCACTATTACCCATCAAGTCAACTTTATTGAAAGGTAGATTATGTTCAACAGAACCATCTGACAATTTCATTGAGCAAGTGTTAGCTGATTCATTAATATTGAAAACATTACCTTCTAATTTGTAAGTCGTTCCTTTAAATTTTGTTTTAAGAACACCACGCATATTTGTATGTAAAATATATTTTCGCTTTGTGCTCTATTTATGTCTCCTATGGACTGTTTGGTAATCTAATTAGTGTCATTTCTCATTTACCTTATTATATAGTTTAATCAAATTTTCTAATAACAATGTTTTCCTAAGTTCTTTGTCATTATGAACCTGGTTGAAATAACCTTGAGTAGTTCTATAGGTTTGACTGATATAAAATTCAAGTGCATCATATAATGAAAACCTATAAGGTAAAGAACCACAGATTCCAAATCCTTTGTCTAGTTTAACCTCGATCATTAAACTATCAGTTATTTCAGCATAAGGCATAAACATAGATTCATATCCTTCGATAGTGCTAGGTAATTGGTCATCATATATAGTTAGCTTAATATGAATATTATTACCTATTTTAAATTTAGGAGTAAAATCAGTTATGACTTCTGCATTGATATGCATTTTTGGAGTTTGACTACCAATATTATAGAACTTAAGTTTCTTGTTTTCTAAAAATGATAGTGAAGTGCTAGTATTTTTACCAGCTCCAGTAAAATAATTGATATTCATTTTATTGCATTTTATCTTATCTGGTAAGAAGCTTAATTCATCTTCAGTAAACCGAGCATCTAAATCAATAATGTCTGATATGACAAGACCAACTTCACTAAAGGCATCTTTTAACTCTTCAGCAAATTCATTTGCTCTTTTGATAATAACTAATTTTGAAACCTCTTCATATATTGAATTTGAAGAATCTAACAATAACATCAATTTGTAATCCTTCTTATTTTCATCATAATATTGTTTGATCGAGACAGTAGGAGCAGAAGTTCCAAAAATTCCATAATTGATTTCTTTCTCTAAAAACTTTCTCAATTTCAGAGATTCTAAATCCAAATAGAATTTTCTATCTTCAAGATTATTATCATTATCAAAATTCAACATATCACTTCATTTTTATTTTCTATACTGCAAATATACAAAAAATCCTGATAAGTTTCACAACTTACCAGGATTTTAACATTTATTATCATATTTTTGATATTTGGTCAAAAAGAAAATCTTTAGTAAAATTACACCCAAATATTTCTATAAAATTTAATTTGTTTAAATTAGCATGATTTCTCTTTTTTACATCAAGAATAGTCCATACATTTATTGCATTTTTATAATATTTACTTCTAGTTAATCTATTTTTTAATTTATTTAATCTTTCTAAATCTTCTGGATTATTCCCATCAAAAGGATGTGGACCATGTGTCCAATTTCCATTTATTTCTATAAATAAATCAAGACTTTTAATATAAAAATCACAATGCCAAGGATATCTTTCTTCTTTATATTGTCTTATAATATTTTCAGAGGAAAATTCTTCAATTAACCATTGATAAACTTGCTCTTCGATTCTAGAAACATTAAATGATTTATTTTTTCTTTTTGCTGATGAAATTTTTTCTTGAACTTCTTTAGTTTTTAAAGAATTACTTAATTTTTCTCTAACTTTTTTATTTTTTAAAGGCCTAGTACCTCCATATTTTTCTAAACATGTTTTTTCTACTAATTTTTTAGCACACTCTATAGAACATGTTTTATTATAAAAATTACCAATATTCTTAAATATTATAGGACCACCACATATTGGACAAATAGGTTTAATTTCAATATGATGAATAATTCTATGTAAAGTTTCATGTAAAGAATCAGAATCATCAAATCTTGTTTTTAAATATTCAATGAGCTTTTTATTATCGGTCCTATTTAATAATTTATTATACCAATTTCCTAAATTTCCATTTTTTGAAAAAATAGAAATAATAAAATCA